ATTTTTTTTTCTTGTTACTAAACTTTCACGACGTAATTGTTGCAATACCCATGCTCCCATTGCTGCAACATAGGCGCGGTCGTCGTTTAATTTATTTGCCTTGTCCTGAGCTAGATCAAATCTATCAGCACCATTAGCTTGTTTAAATCGATACATATTAACCAATTCGGTTTTTGTGGCATCTATTTGTTTTAATGCATTTTCCTCGTCTGAATCTAAATAATATTGCTCTTGTACAATATCAATACCATTTTTTGTTAATTTTTTTACTTCTTCCTCAGTTGGATCTGTATAGCGCAATGTTTTTTCTCCAGTTTTAGTATTAACATCATACATCAAAATAATATATCCACGATTATCATACTCGTTGGTCCATTCAATAAGATTCATATCTATCATTTCAATTAACGCTTTATACATCTCTGATTTATATTTACTTGGCTGAATAAGATGTAATTTATCTGTAATTGCATTAGGGTATAATGGTGCTTCTTCAGGACTATATTCTTTATCAATTAACCCCCTATGTAGATTTCCATCTCCATCTTCCCAATCTTCCCATAAAAAGTCAGAAATATTTACACCAGCCCCACCAGAGCCAGCATCAATACATATACTAATAATATTTTCATAATCTGCACACCCTTCACCATTGTAAGTTAATATTAAGCTCTTCAGTTCTTTAATCTGGTTTGGTGTAGTCATAGGAGTTTTACGTTTTTTTTCTAGATTAAGTAAGTTTACTACATTTTGAATACGCATTTTCCATCCAACAACTGGATCTTGATAATACTCGGCACATAAAATTACAGAATTGTCCTTTGAACGAGCAGGGTCATACAGTAGTGCCCACTTACTCTTCCCATCGTCGTTTTTCAACTTTGGCGGCCTTGTAACAGAACTTCTAATAATCGCAGCTCGTTTAATAATTTGTCCATCTCCGCCTTCTGAGGTGAAAATATTTTTATATTCACGAAGCGCTGCTTCTTTGTCTTCACGCATCGCTTGGTCAACTTTTTCTTGTGTAAGTAATGGAACTGGCCATACTTTATTATGTACAGTCGCCCCTATAACAACGTCACTACTGATATCCGCACAAAAATATCTTTTGTCGCCAGCAAACATACGAATTGAAAATTCTTTATATTTTTTAAAAAAATACTGATCGGTGCGACCTGCAGAAGAGCAATATAATAATTGGTTTGGAAATGGTTTTGGCTCTGCAAGCACGTCATTAACATCATAATCTTTACCCATTTTAAACTCTGAGTTTTGAGTCGTAAAAGGCTCTGATGTATGAAATAGTTCATCCGGCGCATTCATTGCTTCATCGTATACGTTTAAGTTTGAACGTTTAGATCTATTATTGTCGAATGCACCGTTCAACGTAAAACATTGAGAGCCACCATAAGTTCTTACTGTATATGAAGCAGGATTATGAATCCATCCGTTTGAGTTCGCCTGCGATTTAACAACATTACTTTGAAACACATCATTCAAATTGGTAAAAGAAGAAATATTCTTAAGCGCAAATGCCTCCATCTTCAAAAACATTTCTATTGACTGAGAGCCTACGCCAGCCAAAATATATGCTTTAAAATTTGGAATAAGCATCATCTTATCCATTACGAACAATGATGCACCAAGCGATTTACCACCATTTCTAGACATGGCCCACACACAAAAAGGAACGTTCCATGAACTATCAATCAAATATCTTTGATAATCCATAAGCTGAACATTAAATATTTCCTCAGTAAACCTTGAAGGATTTCTACGCCCCCATTGAAGAAATTCTGACAACTCAATCTTCTCGTTGTACCTTTTGGTTGTCATATCGTACAAATTTGGGCGCACAAAAGGATGGTCATAGCCATAATCCTCAATAATATCATCAAAAGTTTTATAATCACTGATGAATTTTTCGTCATACAATTGAATATTATCCATTTTCAATCACCTGACCTGACTCGTCAATAAGCCCTTTTTCTCTTAAAAATTCTTTTAAGTCTTTATTTTCAACCAGCAAAACTCTCGCTCTCTCTTCTGCCTTATCTGTCTTCTTCTGTAATTCATCCACTAATTCACGCCTAATATTTTCAATTTCAATCATAACATTTTCATCAAATCCAATTTGATTTATTTGTGCTTTAGCACTAATTTCCGCGACTTGCTGCATCCCCTTACAGTAATCAATGTCATACATATTGATTTTCGCCGCTCTAAATCCAATTAAATCCAATTCTTTCATTTTCCCAGTAAGAGTATTTTGCCCCTTGCTCTTGTTATTGTTGTAATTCAAACTAATGCCATTATCCTTAGCAAGTGCATTAGCTCCACTTAATAATTTAGATATTGTATCTGCATGCTGTTTAATAGTGCCATTATTATTGTTTATTTTTTTAGTATCAGCAGATAATGCATTAATTGCATCATTGAGCTTTTGTATTTGGTTAAAAGCTTGTACGATCTGAATAACTGCATTCATTTTCATACCATCATTTTTAGTCTCTTCGTCAATAAAACTGATTAACTGTGCATATAATACCGGTAAATCTTGCACAACTGGATAATTCTCAAAAGGATCATAACCAACCATACGAATAACGTCTCTTTTATTTATTCTAAATGAGTCTAATTCTTCTTGCGTCATATGATCCATTGATTGTATTTGCGTATTGTCATCAGAAAAATTAAAGCTACTATCTTGAAAGCAATCACTATTCTCCCACCTCAATGTATTATATTGCTTCATCTGAACATTTTTAATATACGCCGACCATACATTTGATTTAGGACGCTCAAGCGTATCATCATGAACTTCCATATAAGATGCTTCATATAATACATTTAAAAATGGCTTATCTAAATAACAAAGCGCCTTTTTTAAAGTTGCTTCTGTTACATCTCCATATTTACCAGTTTTGTCATTATATCCACGAGCTATTTTCTCTGCACAACTTTTACATGGAAACGCAACCCCAATTCTAACTGCAGGGTCAGAAGAAACATAAAACTCAGTTTTCTTTTTTAAAGCACCACAATGTGGGCAAACATAACTTGGTGCGTCTTCCCTTGCTTTATCTTCTTTTACCTTGTCTGCCACTGTTTTTTTAGGACCCATTGAACGAGGCATAAACAATCACTCCTTTCTTGAGATTTGCCAAAAGGAATAATTACCACAAATCAATTTCAATTGGTTCAAATTCATAAACGACAGTTGGCTCATTCTGATCTTTCGTTCCTTCTTTTTGTTTAGAATCACTTGCGACACTGTCCAGGTCCTTCTTAAATGATTCATTATTTAAAAACACAGCAACAGTTGCATTTTCTGTACCTCTTGCCTTTTTAACATCAATGATAATATTTTTATGACACGCACAATTTTCAGCAAGAGCCTTACCACAATATGGGCAATACTTGGGCTCTCCATTCATTTTTAGCAGTGTGCGTACTGTGCGCATATCAAAAACTAACCTGCTTGTCTTTTTCTCATTTTTAATTTCTTTCATAATCATTTTCTCACTTTCTTAATTTAATCATTTTTATAATTTAATTTAAACCAATATCATATAAACATTGAATTGTTCTGTGTTCATTTGTAATAAACACACATTGTTCTGGTTCTCCAGAAATACGCTTGTCTACACAATAATCGTCCGTCCCTACCACGCTACCACATTGAATAATTTTGACACCATGTTCTGTACTTAAAGCATTGTTATGTCTATGCCCCATAATAATTCCATCAGGTTTTGTCCCAGACATAAGCGTCAAGTTCTTTACAACATTTGATGGAGTATCATGGTCTCCATGCACAACATAAAACAATTTATTTCCTCTTGTTTTAAATGCACTAATTGTACTATCAATTTTGCATGCCATATAATCACATACAGACACCTTGTCGTTTTGTGCAAATTGTATTTTTAAACAAAAAGGAATCATTTCTTCGAGCTCTTCCCCTTTCAAATGATATTCCTTGTTGGGGTTTAAACGCGAATGATTCCCAGAAACACTATAAATATTAATACTTTCGAACCATTCCTGAAGAATATAAATAAATTCACCTATATATGTAATAACAATTTTTAATTGCTCAATCACATTTTCATTATTTTGCAATCTTAAATTCTCATGAATTGCTCCAGAAATAGCATCGCCGCCAAGAACAACATGACATATTTTGCACTGATGCGTTTTTTGGATTTTATGAATTTCATTAAGATATTTATGTAATCTGTTTTTTAAAATCTGTGTATTATAAACATTCCACCAATTATCTATTTCAATCCCAGCATGTAAATCAGACAAGCAAGCAACCATATCGTCATCACTATTTATAACAGGGGATGCTTTGTAATCAAATGCATCTATTTTTTCTTTCATTGCACGCTCAATAAGCTCAATAAACGACTCTCTTCTAGCATCTTCACGCAATGATTTTTGATAATCTGTGCGTTCATCACGAAGTTTGATTTTTGCTTTTTCTAACTCACGCAATTTCATACTCAATTCTTCTGACATATCAACACCATTTAAATTTTGTTTTACAAACAGGTTTTTTGCATCAATATAATTTTTGAATTTCTTTCTATAGCTTGATTCAGTTCTATATTCAGTTTCATCAGCTCTAAATGCCTTATTAAAAAACTCTGCAATATCAACCCATTTTACATCAAGCAATCCATCACGTTTTGCCTCGCCAATACGCATCAAGCATTCATCTTCTGTTTCGTGTGGCATAACTTTTAAAACATCGTCCATAAATCTATTTGTCCTTTCTTTTTATAGCAAAAAAGATGGATTATTCATCCATCTTCTCATCATAGTTTTCCTGAATTGCTCGTCTAAAATTCATTGAGAACTGCGCCTTCGGTTTAACGGTTGGCTTACAAGTTACTTTTTCTTGTGTCCTCGGATTAACTCTTGTTCTTTCTGGTACTATAGAACATCCAACTTTGCAACCTGAAAATAATTGTACTAAAATATCATCATCTTCTGTTGCTTTATTAAAATATTCCAACATAACATCTCCAAGTGCATCAAACACTAACCGCAAGTCTTTCTGGTAAAATCCAGTTTCACTAGCCATCTTTTTTACTAACTGTTCTCTGGTAACTATCATAAATTCTCCTCCTATATTCTTGTGAATATTTTAATTGCGAGAGGTAGGATTTGAACCTACGACCTCCGGGTTATGAGCCCGACGAGCTACCAGACTGCTCCACTCCGCTATATAACGCCTATTGTCCGAAGAACCTCGTTGCGCACCGATACATTTTTTACAGAAATAACAGCAAAGTAATGAACTTAACCGCACAAACGTAAACTTAATGAAATAGGCTTATTGGAGCTGGTGATTGGAGTCGAACCAACAACCTGCTGATTACAAATCAGCTGCTCTGCCATTGAGCCACACCAGCATGATTCGCCGTGTGTCCTATTGGACTTCACTTATAGTTGTACTTCCTATAAGTATGGAGCACGGCTACTCTACTCCCATATATACAAACCGCCTACAAGTGTGCTATAAAATAGCCTGTAGGAGATGTTTATTCAATAATTTCTCCTGTTGATTCGTCCATGTCTACGCCATAATCCTCGTCATACGTAACTTGAAGTTTGATTTCTCTGCCATCGAAGTCTTCGAGAATCTCTGAAAGGTCGTAATCTCCTTCATCTTCTACAGAGATTGTCATTCTACCGCCTGCATCAATATTTAATACACCTTTGGCAGATACTTTAAAATTTCTTTTAATGTCTGACATGATATTTTCTCCTTAATTTATTTAGTAAATTATTTTATATTGTTATAGAGATAACTCATACCCACGTTGCGCAACTATAACCCTGCCTGTATTATCGTTCTTAAATATGGCATCTTGCAGCTCTTTTGCGAACTCAATTTTGCTTTCCATTTCTCCATGTACTAACACAACTTTTTCGCACTGAACAGAACTATAATACTCCAACAACGTATCCCTCTGACAATGTGACGTAAAACTCATAAGATTAGTAACTTGGCATTTATTAGGACATTTTTTTCCACTAATAGTAATAGTTTTCTGTTTCCCCTCTTTGATAATGGAACCTATACTACCATCTGCCGAGAATCCACAAAAAACAATCCTATCTTTCGACTTCGGAAGCATACTACATGCCCATCCAGTAGAACGTCCTTTGACAATCATTCCAGAACTTGCCAGAACTACCACTGGTACATTTGCGTCTCTCCACTCTTTGCTTTCCGCTGAATCTTCTACAAAGTGTATATTTTTCCATCTAAGCACTTCTTTCCATTTTGCGGCATCTTCGCCATCCAATATACGAGAATATGCGTCACAACAACGCGTTGCCATCGGTGAATCAACCAAAATAGGAATATCAAAATTTGTATCATTGCCAAAAATATCAAATAAATATGTCAACATATTTTGTGTTCGATCATTAGAAAATACTGGTATAAGCACTCTTGAATTTTCGTCACAGCACGTTTGCCTAACTGCACTTTCTAATTTTTCTATATCTTTCTCTCGCATTTTGGCATCTGCAATTTTTGGCTGACGAGCATATGTTGTCTCTCCAATCAATACATCAGCACGTTCACACGCCTCAAATGTATTTGTATAATATTTTTTTATATGAATATTACCAATATCTGACGTATATAAAATTTTTTTTGTTAAATTTCCACAAGTAATCCAAAGTTCCAACTGTGCACTATTAAGAATATGGCCAGATGGTATGAATCTGAATTTTATATATTCGTCAAGATATATAATTTCTCCTATCGGATATTCAACATAATGATTCAGACACACGTCAACATCTGAATCCGTATAGATTGGAACGTAATCTCTTTTAAATTTAATAGAAAGCTCTTCTGCGTCATATCTCATTATATTTGCACTATCTCTCAACAGAATCTCAGCAATATCACAAGATCCTTGTGGCATTATCATTGGCGCATTACATCCTTTAGTATAAAGCCTTGGAGCTGCGCATAAATGATCTGCATGATTGTGTAGAACAAATAAATAGTCTATATTTTTTGGCTTAAAAGCAAAATGTTTGCTATTTACTTTATATGCCTCAAGAGTACTACCACAACTTTGATACAATCCACACTCTAACAAGATCTGTCTATCTGGTGTTTGTATCCAGATAGAAGATCCTGTAACATCATGTGCAGCCTCTCCAATAAAAGAAATTTTGATTTTATCTTTATTTTTAGCCATAACTTGGCTCCCTTATGTTAATTAAAATAAAATATCAAATGAACTAACAACCTCGTCAATTACGCCCATTTCAAGCGCCTCTTCCTCGTCGAAGAACCAGTCGCTGACGGCTTTTTTCTTAAACACCTTGGGATCAACCTTTGTTCTAGCCAAAAAGTTGTCTGTAACTTTTTTACTCAGCTTATCAAAATATTTTTTCATAGACTCAACCTGATCGACTTGACCGCCATAATTACAACTTCCGTTATGGACCATAAAATTGGTTCCCCTAAGCGCAAAACGCTTATGTCCAGATGCCATTAAGTCCGCCGCGGCACTATAGGCGGTACAATAATTGATTGTCCACACAGGAGTCTTACTCATTTCAATTGCTTTAATTGTTGTATATAATGCCTGAACATCGCCGCCAGGAGAATCAATAAACACTTTAATAGGTTTTCTGTCTTCATCTGGTACGTCTTTGTCTTCTCTGTTACAGCGCATAATCATTTTAACTAATGAAAGTAAATTTTCATCAATAGATGAATCAACCCAAAAAATCCTATCCTGTTCGTCTCTGTAATAATCTCTTAAGTCTGGATCTGGTAACTGAAGATTTGCTGTTCCTTCCGGCATACCAATCAAAATATTATCAAGTAATCCGTCCATAAATGTAATCTCCTTTTGTTTGTTTCTGTTTAAAATTTTTTTTGATAGGAAAATATAAATATATATCCCCATTATCTACAAAAAGATGGTTTAAATATTGTATATAGCCAAAAACCATCGGTTTTTCCTAATTATTTTGTTGTGTATGAGTTTTTGAGGGTCTGTGGTCAAAGCACATCTTTTCCTCTACGTTTTGCATTATATTTATTATACGACTCTCTTCTATTATTTGACTGACACTCTTCACAACGACAAGTTTGAGAGTCAAATTTATCAATATATACTGGTTTGTTACAATCTACACACAACATAACTTTTTTATCATCAGGCACATCTCCTATTAATTTTGAACAACTTTCACAAAATCTTTTTGGTTTTGTTTTTGATTTTTTCATTAGTCTATTGCAGCATTCGCATCGCCCATATCCTTTTCCATCATTTTTCCAACTTAAATATACATATGCAAGTTCATAGAAATCTAACTCGGAAATTTCTATAATAGGATTCCCTTCTTCGCAAATAAAATTTACCCATCTACTATCATCGCTATTAATAAATGGAGCTCCAATATATCCCTGTTCTAATAATTGATGCATAAATATACCTCTATCAGTGGACGGTATATGTACACGCGCCAATTTAAATATATTAGTAAGCGCAAATTTATATTTACCGTTTTGATACCCAAGCACATTTCTTTGTAATTTAGCAATACATAATAATGTAAATAATACTTTTTCAAATTTAATATCATTTGCGAACAATATTGTATCAAGTTCTTTTTGATATACCTGTATGTTGTCACTCAATAACAGTCCATATTTATGGGCTGCCTTAATTTTTTCCCTAATCTTACTGTCAAATTCAGTCTCTATATATAAAGAATAGTGCATTTTTAGCCATTCAGAAATATTATTATAATTATCTTCATCACGCATATCTTTAATATAAAAATTATATTTCGCCATGCTACTAATAATTTTATTAACGGAATCCTGAGTAACTTCTCCAGACTGAATAACACTTTCTATGTCTCTTTTTTCGTCAAAAATCACACTCTTCATTAACATATACCTCTTTTAATGAAAATTTTTCACCATCAAATATTATATTCCCGTTTTGATATTTTGATGGAAATACATATTTATAATTATTTTTCTCAAGTAAATTCTGGATAATTTGTTCTCCACACAAATCCCAAACAACATATTTAGAACCACCAGAATTGTAGCACAGTTCAAGCAAAATATTGGTTAATGCCTTTTCGCTATTGCATGCAGCCAAACATTGCTCATATATTCTTTCTTTTGCTAAATATAAATCTTCCATCATATCATCCAAAGATGTATTATCATTTTTAGTAGCATATGTTTTATTAATCTCTCGTGATATTTGTATATATTGTTTATATAACTTTTTAACAGCATCAAAATCATCACTATTATATGGAGTATTAGATGTTAGTATATGATAATCAAAATTGGCATCAGGCAACACGTCTATTGTCTTAAATTCATTTTCAATTTTCCAACATATTCTATTAATTGTTCCAGGAGAACAATCAACTGGCATATATTCGTAATAATCTTTAACAAATTTTTCTTCATCTTCGCTTAAGTTCTTTGACTTCAATAAAGTATCAAGAGACTTTCCAAATCTTAAAACAGAGTTTGCGTCAACATTTTTAATATATTTCATATAGTCTTTATAAACATAATCATAATTATATATAAAGAAATATGGTTTTTTAGTCACTAATTTTTGATTAAACAACTTCGTTTTAATAACATCTTCGCTGTCGCCGTCATTCACAACATTAGCAGAACGATTTATCCAATGAGCTGGTGTAGGTCTACTCCAAGCACCTTTCACAGCATCAATAGCTGACTGCTGTAGTAGCATACAACATTCAACACGATATCCTAACTGTTTGTATTCTTCCGTATCTGGATTATATCCAGCTTGCATATTTAATTGAGCCGTGCCTACATTTGTAATTGACCCTATTTTGTCAATAAATCCTTTTTTTTCACTTTTTACAAAATCATCTTCTGTGGGTATAGTTTTGTTAGGTTTTAATGAAACACAGTCAATAGCTGGAAGTAGGCGGTATTTATTCACCAAAACATTATTATCTGTAGTCATCAAGGTATCACTATCATAGTCGCACCCACACTCCCTCATACAGATATCACTGAAGTTGTTTAATACAAGCGTACTTTTTATATATTGAAACCAATAATCAATATCTTCATTGTGTACAATATTTAACAAAGCCGTGTTATTATGTGTTAACATCGGGGCCCTAAAAGCAGCAACTTTGTTAACATTTAAATCTACCCAATATTTACTATATGCCTCTCCAGACTTTAACAATCCATTCTTTTCCAGCCCAAAGATTGACTCTGCTAAACAATACGGATCGCCAGTAATTATTTGAAAATTCCCTCTAAAATCAAGTTTGCCAATCATTGATTCACGAATTCGTTTTTTAATCATTTTTTCAATACGCGAACGAACATATTTATCATTAACAATGTCTGGACATATCATAATTGCCCGCGCAACAACATCTGCGTATTTATATGTTTTTTCGTCAAGCCCTTTACCACACATATATAAAATAAGCTGTTTCCAATCTAATCCTAAAGCATTTTTTATATTATTTACCGTAGGAAAAATTAACTCATCAATGTCATCATCTGATAAATTTGTATATCCCTGAAGAAATTGATAATTCGATGTTTGTTGTGAATCCAACTTATGTGGTGCTGTCTTTGCTATACTAAATTCAAAATCATGTTCTTTGCAGTTAGCGACGTAATCTTCACAAGATTTATAACTATCCCATAATTTCAGCATAGAAACAGTCAATATTACATCTATATTTCGTATATCTTGCTCATTTCCCCACGCGTCTTTAATAATATAATTACTGTTGGCTTTCTTTTCCGCAAAATCCACAAAATCAAATGGTACTAGCATGCCTTTGACAAAAGCACACCTTGAATTAAAAGTTATACACTCATTTGGATTTCCTCCAAATTGCGCATTTACACGTTTTGAAAATTCTGGAGTCATTAACCCAAATCCATCAGAACCATTCATTTCAATTTTTTGATTATATAATATACTCCTAACTGGTTCATCTTTTGATTCGTCAGTATAATCCAAATGAATTAATTCTGGAATTATAGGATATGTGATACAATCATTGACAACTGCGACACGCGGAAATTCTTTTAAAGGAATGCTCCCAGAACAAGCAAGAGACAAATATGCTTCTAATTTTGCTGGAACCATTTCTTTATTCATATCTCTACCATTATTCATGTGCCACATCAACTTGTCGTATTTTTCTTCATTTATAAAAATAATTGTACTTTTTTTAATTGAATTTGCAGTTCCAATAAACCTTCTATATCTTATTTCTTTGCCATCTATTGTAATAGTAAAACCTTTTCGCGCCCTATCATAATGTGATTTTTTATCAAATACTACCATCATATAATCTTGTGTAAAACGCATTTTATACAATTCGTCATACTTTTCACTAATAAGTCTTTTATTATTTTTATTAGACGGAAGTGTTTTAAGTTCTTTAATTTCGTCTTTAATCTGTCTTGCTTTTACATCAGAATCTTCTTTATGATTCATTTTTTCAAGCCATCTTAGAACTTGACTATCATTTAAGCTTACTACAGCACAATGATCCTGTCGAATGTTTTTTATCGATGTAGTATAATTCCATCCTTTTCCTTCGAGAAAGCTGCTATGAAGTTTTAATGCATATGTATGCGTTTTTTGTAATTTCAATATAAACCACCGCCTCAACTTGTTTTATTATTCAATACCATACTCTTCAAACAAATGCTCTTGCGGGGCAAACTCCCCAAAGTATTCTTGCTCTGCTTTTAATCTTGCAACAACAGCGTCAGCTTTATCTACATAATATCCCAAATGATATACTTTGTTATTGCAGCACAAATAAGAACACCATTTATGCTCATTCTTATTGTATGATACGCCAATAAAACCACTTGTGTTACTTTTTGGAACACTTCTGTTTTTAACATTGTCGTGTTGCTCACATTGTCGTAAATTAGACTTTCTATTATCATACTTCAATCTATTTTTATGATCACATCCGTCGCAATACAACATAGCATGCATCTTTATAGTCTTACCATTTTCTCTTCCATATGCAACAATATATCCCTGTCGAGACTCATACCAGCAATAACTTTTAATTTTATCATAATCTTCAAGATCAAAATAAAATATTTGATTGCTGTTATTAGTCCATCCAATACCATATTTACCAGACAAATCATAAATATTTTTTTTGCGTTCAAACGGGATGCCATTTTGAGGCAATATTTTTAAATAACAATCCCTACACATCTTTGCTCCATTTTTTATTTTATAAAAATCCTTAACCACTTTGTTTCCACATTTACATTGGCACAAATATCTTTTATGATGTTTTCCCGCGGCATCAACTCTATCTGGAGCGTCGTCGATAATAGTCCAATCATTATATTTTTTACCAATTTCACTCATTTTTTTCACTCCCAATAGTTCTGTCCTATCAACATATTCTTTTTCTCGGATGCACTGCAACATATCACACACATATCTTTTATATTAATTATTTTGTATTATTGCCATATTTAATCTCAATACGCTTCAACCCTATCACAAATAACGGAATTAAGAACCATGCTCCATACATATTAATGCCCTCCTTAGTTATTTTGTGCTGTTAGTATTATTCCGTAAAATATAGAAAAAAGTCAAGTGTTTTTGCTCCATATAAAAAACTCCGTGTGGCTTCCAACATCATACCATTTTTGCTCATTTGCTTCCCAGCTTCTTATATATGGTGCCGCATAGTTATGGTTGCGCATAAATTCGTTCATTGCATTTAATGCATCGTTTTCTGTACAATTTTCGAGCAAGATAATGTGCTCACCACTTGAGCGTTCAAAATATAAATTTCTTATTTCATTACATTCCATATAACCACCTCTTTGTATTTCTCTCATTCTATATGTTATTTCTATAAACTAATTTAAATAAAAGTGTTTATAGGTAAACTTATACATGCAAATTAGTTATCAAACATTTAGGATTAATTTCTTACATTGCTTATGTACGTTTTTGACGAGCATCTTTAAGTCTTTCGGACAAAACAGCTCTTTGTTCTTCAGATAACGTGCGCTGCCTTGGCGGGCTAATCTTAAACCAAGTTTTGGGAACTGCAATTAAAAGAGTGCCATAGTTTTCTTCTGGGAGCTTCATGATGTGCACTTCATTTGGATGCGCCTCTGCGAGCTTTGTGAGTTTGTTTATCCATTTACGCTCGTTTGTTGACACAACTCCTGTTTCTCTATCCACTGTTTGTTCATAGCATGTTTCGTTAATATCATTCATAGGTTAAAATGTCCTTTCATCGTTTATTTTATGAATTCGCCCATTCTAAATATGCAAAAGCAAGAAAAAATTTAAAACACATCATGTTTCTGCATTCTTCATAGTTGTGCTCTTTGCCACAATATCTTTCACATTGGTCACACATTTCTTTAAGCTCTGGTACAATATTGAGATATGGTTTAACGTGTTTGTATGATTCATTTAATTGAAAATCTGTTTCTTTATTCATATTTTATCCTCCTTGATATACAATTAGTTCTTTTTTGGCTCTTTTAGAATTCTTGGGTAATAAGTTCTGTTATTGTGATAGCGCTCTTGCTTGCGCATCTCACCAAGAACCTGTGTTAGTTTATCTATAATTTTTTTGTTTTGCGGATCTGAGGCAAAATCTATAAGTGGTTGATACTCTTCTATTCTGTCCTTAAAATAGCGCCTATCTTTGCGGTTAATAGCAAGTTTTGTGGCAACTTTGCTTCGCTCTTCACACTTAAGACCATCAAGCTCAAGGCTATGTAAATAATCTTGTGTGAGTTGCTCTTGATTTTTTAGTTCTTGTAAGCATAAATTGTATGACGCTCGTGTTTCCGAAATGAAATTTAAAAAGTCCGACAAATACTCTGATGGAAGTTTCTTGTTAGAATGTTTCATTGATAGGCTCCTTTGTTGGTTATTTTGTATTGTGTGTATAGGTGTATATACGTTTTGTGTATAGATGGTGTATACGCATTGTATAGACATAAATATATAATATATAAATATATAAATATAAATATATAAAAAAATTATAATTACATTATAATTTTAAGATGGCATCTCGTAGAATAGATAGTAATCTTCGTAATCAATGTGTTCTGATTTGACAAGATAATTCTTTTCTATGAGCTCTTGCACTGCAGATTGGTAGGTACGTATTGTAAGCCCAGTGGTTTCTAAAATGTTCTTACGACTTAGCGCCTCTATGTAGTTGTTTGCATTTTGAATGAAATGAGAATAGAGCATAAATGCTGATGGAGTTAGTGTTTTAATTGCAAGTCGGTTAGCATTGATATCAAATGAGAAGCCGCGTTCGTGGCATTTAATAATTTTTATTACCTTTTGATTTTTATATACTTGAAAGTCGGTATATTGCTCTGCGTTTATTTGAACACGAATTATATTCTTTGGCATTTTATTGGTTCTCACCTCCCGTGTGAGTTATTTTGTTGTGTTGACAATATTATAGCAGGGTTATATCATTTTGTCAATAGGTTAGTGTGGGATGTTTACAATTTAGTAATAATTTTAAAGGATATTGGCGGTTTGATGTGGTTTTTATTTGTTTGTAAAAGTTTACAGTTCGAAATTGGGGTTGTATATTAGGTTTTTAATATTAATTTGATGCTTATTATAAGTAAAACTATATATTAAATTCATTTTTGATAAATTTTAATGTAGTAAAGTGGTGTTTAATTGAAAACGATTAGATAAACATCAAATCCTTTTTGCTCTCCGATTTTTCAACAGGTTGTTGAAAAGTCATGTTGAAAACTGCATTTGGAATTGTTTTTTGCTTATTTAACTTTATTGACAATTTATATTTTTGTTAAAAATGGAAAAAAATAAATGCCAAATATACTGATAATGTTGTTTATTTTTAAGTGAGTGTCAAAAACAACCACCCATAGACAATGGGCGATTCACAAGGCTTTTTCACGGTTTTTAGTACCCCCATATATCAAAAAAATATGTATTTTTCGGCGTTCTTGAAACGTGATATAATATAGTCACAAGCAAGGGGGTACACAAAAAGCACAACAAAAATCACAATTTTTCGGCAACGAAAAATCGTGATATAATGTAGCCACAAACAAAAACAGTCTACACCAAAAAGGCAACGTCCTAACAGACACACACACGCCATACGTCCTAACAGACTTTACAGACTGTTTCAGCTTGTAAAAACAGCTCTTTGACAAAAAAATATTGCAAGACACGGTGGGGACACTGAAAAAAGTGTGAAACTACTATGCACACGGTACAAATTGTTTAACAGGTGCGTACAATAGGCGATATGCGGTGACATTGAAAGCCGTTCTATGGTGACATTGAAAACCATAGTAAACCGATAAATGCGACAATTTCAATCTTTGCACGTATGAATAATACTGAAACAAGTGTATACGCCACTACATAGCAAGTCACATGGACACTACAATATTTCATACGGTATCCATGATAACATGGACGTAGAGCATACTACGATACCAAACGGGCATTACAATACAAAATAACTATGGTAGGTCTAATCCTACACGTGACACTTAGCTAAATGTATTAGTCTAACCCGGCGTAAACCGTTTGCCAAAATTGGAAGAATACATCCGGAAGAAACTCTCTGATTGACTAAAATAACAAAAGGGGTGGTATCTATGTCAAGGTATGGTAAGAAGTACACCGATTATAAGTGCAACACTTATACATCGGAAAACGACTTCTATACAAAGAGCTTCTATCTTGATGTTCTCTTTGACATAAAAAACGCTAACCCGTCATGGGGTAGTGAATGGTATGCAAAAGTACAAGACGGCTTCTATGAATCCGCCAAAGTGCTTTTAGCCATTTATGGCAAGGGACACGCAAGAAATGACGCTCTGGACGTCATTGACAAAATAATTGAGATGAGATAGTCTCAATCGGCTTCTAGAGGACTGTGCCGCAAACAGTCCTACTTCCATACACGAAAGTGTAATAAAATTTATATTGCCCAAACCGGGCGGAAAGTAGGTATTCCATGACAACTATTAACAATATTCAAGAAGTTCTCGTACTCAACAACCGTTTCGCAAGCACGAAAATCTCCGCAGAGCAGCTCTCTGCCGAGTCTTTTGCAGGCTGGAAAACTCTTATTTCTAATCTGCACAGAGTTGCGTATGAGGTCTATGCCGTCTGTGAAAACAGTGGCATGAAAGCAGAATCGTCCTCTGTAGACAAGTCCGACGTGTTTGAAGCTCTCCGTGCTATCCTTGAAGCTATCGGTGACGTTAACGAACACAAAGTATACGCCAACGCTGAAGCTGCTATTGCCATTATCGGCTATGCTGGTAAGCGTGCTAACGTGGACGCTCCGGAGCTTCAGCTCTGCAAGTCACGTATCGCAAATACAAAGAAAGAATTACGTCTTGCAGAATCTCTCAATGGTCTTGACCCCAACTATATCTCCAATCTGAAATCCAACCTTGAAAAACTTGAAGAAGAAAAGGCTACACTCATGGGTACAGCAGATATGTGTTATAAACGGCCAACCAAAACCACAGACAACGCATTTAGGCTGGACGTAGAGCACTTCCTTGCACGCATTATCACGGGACAGCGTGCTAAGACTCTTGAAGAGCTTGACGCAGAAGAGGCTGCACGTAAAGAGGCACGCAAGGCTGCTGCTAAAGCCCGTAAAGCCGCCAAGAACACCACAAAATAATTGCCCTGTTCAAGCCCTAGGCACGGCTATAAACTGCCTAGCCCTGTAGTAGACAACCTCCACGTGGTGCAGGGCGGGTAACGCTAAGTCTACACTAACATCAGTCGCAATACTTATTTGTATTGGAGATTTTTGTCCACTCTATCAATGAAAATCAACTCTTATAGTTAAAGGAGAAACTATGAAAAACTATCTTGTTCGGATTGCAATGAACATCGATCTGACAGACGCTGAACGTGTCATCAGTTGCGCCGGTCAAGGTTGGCTTATTGACCAACACGGCGCCCCATCTATGACAGCATACGTTAGCAGATGGGTTAGAATTACCACTTCGGACATTAACGGATATGCGGAAGCTATTCGTAAAATGTCCTACGGTGACCTTGTTGTCACAGATTATGAAGAAGAGGGGGTAACACATGACCATGACTAAGATGGAACATCTCATTGCCGAAAACGCACGGCTTGTACAGGAGAACAAAACACTGAGAGAGTCGAACTTTATTTTAAGTCGGCTCTTTTATCATGCCGCCCAAAAGTTGCACTCCTATAGAGTGCCACTGAAATACGCCGAGCCCAGCGGCAGAGTTACATTCACCAGGAGTGGGGAATCCGTGATTGTCACATATGTGGACAATCTGGACTATATCTCCGAAACAGGCGACCCGATTTTGGATGAAATTATGATGAGCCGAAAACAGAGAAAGGAGTGGTGATATGATATATTACCGCGTGCGCAGGGAATACGACAATTTCCCTAAGAATCCAAAAACTCGTGACTGCGACATTCTCATTGGTGGCGAACTATATACAGAAAAAGAATTCAACAGGCTGCCGTTCATCTACGCTGGGGCATTTGAGCGTGTGGAAATCCCCAAAAGCCAAACCTACTGGTTCTTTGGGGCAAGATTTGCGAAATGAAAAGTCGCATCTTCAATCAAACAAAAGAAAATCAGCCTATTAACTAGGCAGAAAAGAGGAAACAAATGAAGACCATCACAAGCAATAACAGAAACTGCAAACCCGTCTTTTGCATCACCACGGGTGAAGTGTTCCCAAGTCTCACGGACGCGGCAGCAATGAATAATGTTACTGTCAGTGCTATGAGCCTCGCCACATCTAAGAAAAACAAAGTTTGCAGAGGCAAGCGGTTTTGCCTCGTGTCTGAATTGAGCATGCACGAGCTTACTGAGCTTGCTGAAGCAATGAGAACGAGTGCTGAGAAAGCAGCCAAATACGACGCGATCATTGCCGAAAGAAACCACAAGGCGGAAGTAGTCAAACGCCTTGAGCGGTTCAAAACGAAATATGCCGATCTTCAGCGCGAAATGGAAATCACAAAACAGCAGCTGGATGAAGCTGAAGCCGAGCTCAACCTCATCGGCTGACAAAGCAGTGTAACTAAACGTCTGTCATATCGGACATATACGGTGGGAAAGGAATTAAAATATGTCTACTATCCTCAGCGAAACAGAACGCTCCATTATCTTCGACAACATGGTGGAATTGTTGGAAGAATATAACTACACATACACAGACGACGCTCTGTTCACGATTATTGACACGTGGGCAGAGCAGAAGCAGGATCTTCTCTTCGCATTTAAGAAGCATCCGAACTACATCGAAAACGAATTCTGCATCGCATTCAACCAGGATTTTGAACGGATAATCAATGATAAGCAGTCATACGCTTTTCGAAACTGGTTGATATATGATGCACTGCATTTTATAGATGTACCGCATGAAGTGGTGCGCCATAGGGAATCAACAGAAACTATTCCTTGGAATATGTACAACGTTCTTAACCTCCTGCCCACATTTGCTTGCCGAACAATTTCTACTGAAACGGCGCAGGTGTTTGGTGAAGCGTTTCCGACGTTGCATTTTCATGCCGGAGAAAAGACCTCCCGCGCTGTAAATAGAATCTGCGAATACCTCGGCTACACAAAGTTGCCAGCATACAACAGAGAGTTTGCTAAGTACGCCGATTCTCTGAGCCCGCTCGTAATCAAGCGGCATACCGTCTTATCAATCAATCCGCTTGATTATCTTACAATGAGCTTTGGAAACAGCTGGGCAAGTTGCCACACAATAGACAAGCACAACAAACGCGGCATGCCCAACTCGTACCACGGGCAGTACAGTTCTGGAACAATTAGCTATATGCTTGATGGCGTTTCTATGGTGCTTTACACAACAGAAGCGACCAATGAAGCAAAAGATTATTGGAAGCAGCCCAAGGTAAACAGGCAAATGTTTCATTGGGGAGAGGAAAAGCTAATTCAGGGGCGTCTTTATCCCCAGGACAACGATGGTAATGGTGACGCATACACTCCATATCGCAGCATCGTGCAGAATATTATTTCCGAGATTTTTGACTTCCCCAATCTCTGGAAAACCAGCAAAGGCAAAGAGAGCGCTTCTCAATATGTGGTTTCCGAGGGAACGCACTATCATGACTACGAATGCTACGACAACTGCACGTTATCTCGCGTAGCTGGAAGCGAGAACGAAGCAGACATTACAATTGGGCATTTGCCTATTTGCATTGAATGCGGATATCCTCATTATAACGAGGAAAGCATAAATTGCTGCCGTGAAGATTGTCTATCCTGCGCGGCATGTGGATGCGATGTTGACGAAGAAGATGCAGAATTCATTGATGGCGCATATTATTGTCACGATTGTTGCAGTTACTGTGAATGCTGCAATGAATATCACAGAGGTGATGATACGTATGTCAACAATTATGGATATGTTTGTGAAGATTGTTTAAGTAGCGGGGATTTTATCCAATGTGAGGACTGCGAAGAGTGGTTCTGCACCGATGATGTAACATACCTCGAGAACTTAGACATTTACGTTTGTGAAAATTGTCTCAGGGACAATTTCACACAGTGCGATGGGTGCAGAGACTGGCGCAGGGATGAAGATATTAACCACGTTGATGGGAAAGACTTTTGTCCCTATTGCTTCAGAAAGCACAATGAAAAAAATGAGGAGGAATGATACAATGATGGAATTTGTTGATATATGCAAAATGAGCCAGCCAAAGCTCAAACAGTACGTTGAGAATAAGCTGCTCGAATACTACCCTGCCGAAAGCATCACATCTGGTGATGGATATGTGTACGCTCAAGGCACTATGCCCGTACTGCTTGTGGCACATCTCGATACAGTACACAAAGAACTCCCACATACAATTATGTACGACAAAGAAATGAAAATCATTTCGAGCCCAGAGGGAATTGGTGGCGATGATAGAGCAGGAGTTTATATCCTGCTCAATGTCATCAAAACACACAACTGCTCTGTGCTTTTCTGCGAAGACGAAGAAATTGGAGCTGTCGGCGCAGATAAATTTATAGAAACAGATCTCGCGCGATCATTATACTTCAACTACATCATTGAGCTTGATCGCAAAGGAGCAAATGATGCTGTATTCTATGACTGCGACAACCCAGACTTTGAGACATTCATCACTCAAGAATTTTTTGAAACATCTTGGGGAAGTTTCTCAGATATATCGGTTCTTGCGCCATTCTTTGGGTGTGCCGCTGTAAATTTATCCTGTGGTTATTACAATCCACACACTGTAAATGAGTATGTCAACTTCACAGAAACCAAAAAACTCATTACAGAAACATGCAAGCTCCTTGATCGCACAACGGAAGCCGACGCATTTGAATACATTGAATGCGCAAAAAAATACGAATGGGATGGCGTCTATGACTTCTACGGTCACACCAAAAAATACGCAGACAAGGAATCTAGATATTGGATTTCATACACAGACGAAAACAAGGAAACTCAATGGTATGATGCGTTCGCAGTGTCCGAAATGGAAGCAATAGGGATGTTCGCTGTAGATACAGGTTTAGCCTACAATAACATCATTGACATCTACGAAGACCAGCAGTAACGAATCTATCACATAAAATACACAAAAAGAAAGCGAGAAATACCATGGCTACTATCACCAAGACCAACACAAACAAAAACGTCGTGGAACTTCGCAGAGAGCTGAGTTCCAATGGAATTACAATAGAAAATGTCTATGTCAACAACCGCAAATTCTGCTGTATGGGGTACATGTCCGAAAAAGACAAGCAGGCGTGCCTCAAAGCAATTCAGACAGCTATTGATGGCAGCGAAAACGAATATGAAGCCATGATGAAGCTCATTACAATCGCAAACCTTAACGACAAAGAAGTAACCCCGGACAAAGAAATCACAATCAATAATACCAAAGTATTAATTTCCTATGAGGCGCGAGCCGCATATGATTGTGATGGCAATGAAATTGCAAATTGCCGCGAACTGACATGCGAACTCCCGTGCGAAGCAATCGATGCAATCCTTTTGCCTCGCATTAAATATGCTCTCGACAACGCATAACCACCACAGCGAATCCAAAAAAAATAAAGAGGTACTAATCATGACCATGACAATAAAAGAGCGTATAAACCGTTTTTGCGAAAAATATCCAGAACCCAAGCAGCCAACATTCTTTCTTAGCTGGACAAATGGGAGTGGTCAGCACGTTGCTACCCTTGGATGTGACAAAGAAAATGTAACACGTTATAACAGAATAATCACTCGTACAACTGGCAAGCCGTTGTATGTAATTCATTACCTTTACGACGAAAAAACAGAGCTGATGGAATGTTCATACGCTGTAATTAAATGCACTGTCCCTAAGCCCTCTGAAAATCGTAAGTGGACATATGCAGAGCGCTACTTTATTCCGAAAGAAGAAAAGCGAATATATGATATTAACGGGTACAACAATGGATACGTGATTCATGATTCGTATGGTGTGCGCGTCACAAACGATGGAAAATATTTTCTTCAATATCAGGCTCGACTTAACCAAGTTTCCAATATGTTTGGAACTGCATTCATGGCACTCACAAACAATCACCCAGATCTTCCTCCAAGATTTGAAAATTTTACCACACATCCTTGGATTATGCAAGAATGGTTCATCCACACTCCAATAAATCATGTAAATAGCAAAACTCAGCAAATTATAGACAATCTGTCTGCCAAGGAACTTGAAACGCCGCAGTCTGTAATTCATACTCTTATCACCAAAGCAAAAGAACTCGAAAGTTATTGGTATGGTGCCCGTAAAGAGCTTGCATATTTTGACAAAGAAAATAATGTATTCAGACTGTACGCAGTAGATGAAAATACTGTTATAGAAACTAAGCGCGTATATTGTTACAAAGGAAGATTTATTACAGCAAAACTCAATAAAGATAACATGTGGATAAAAAATGGCTCATTTACACCCAGGGCGTTCAATGCAAGAATTGTAAATATCCACGATGTTTACGACCTGCCATATCAGTCATATCTAAAGGATCTAAAATATAATGCAACAGTTCTTCGAACAGTAAATGCCATGCGTAATCCAGAAATTGAGCAGCTCGTTAAAATGGGCAACAATGCTTTAGCTAATAGGATTGTTCAAGACGACCACCCGACAATAGAATTGAAATCAATACTTGGGGAGCCAGTAAATAAAAACAAAAATATTTGTAGCCGCTACGCTCTGACGAAAGACCAGCTTAGTGTTATTAACTCAGTTGTAAAGAGTTGCGGCACAAATACACACACAGGACAGCATGAATATTACGGCGCAGTTAGCAGATTAAAACAGGCACTCAATATTAACACACTATCTTCAATTGGCAACGACTTTCTGCGATACTACACATTCATGTCTTCAATGGGTTCTTGGATTTCAAGAATATTTTGCGAAGACGTGCCCGAAGAGAAGCGCAGGTCTACATTCATAAAATTTGCAAACATGAGCGACAAATACGCAAATGTGACCCAAATTTTTTATGACACAACTAGTACATACAAAAGAATAAGTGCTGTCAATAGGCCCAATGTAATCCCTTATGAAGTTAAAACCTATGCAGAGCTCGTAAGAATGCACGACCAATTAGTAACACTCAAACGCCTTGAAGACGAGGAATTGCTCAGACTGCGCATTCTTGCAAAAGCAGATCGCCAAAAAGAGCTTGAAAAGAAAATGGCAAAGGTCGATGAAAAGCGCAAAGAACTCAATTACGAAGACGATGACTTCATTATTCGCATTCCTAACAATCTAAGCGAAATTGTAAATGAGGGCTCAACGCTTCATCATTGCGTTGGCGGCTATACTGACAGACATGCAAGAGGTGATACAACAATCTTGTTCTTGCGTAAAAAAAGCGAGCCTTATGAGTCGTTTTACACCATAGAACTCACTAACATAAACACCATTCAGCAAATTCATGGGTTCGGCAATAAATGGATTGGGAACAACCCGGAAGCACTTCCAACAGTGATTCGCTGGTTGCGCAAAAACAATATAAACTGTTCCACAAACATCTTAACAAGTACCGCAAAGGGATACCAATCGTTCAACAGCAGCCATATTGAAATGCCCATCGTAGATGGCAAGAAAGGAGTATAAATAATGAATGCAAAAGCAAAATCTCTCGTACTTTTCGTAGATAACCTTGAAGACGACGCAACACCACACTATGGTATCCTCTTTGACGATGGCTTCATCCTCTGCTTTTGTTGCGGAGGCTACATTGAACCAGGAGACTACGACATCCTTGAAGATTTCAATGGATTCTCATATCTCGATGAAACACTAAAAGAACATTTCTAATAACAATAATACAAAGGAGTACAAATATGGGCAACAGAGCAATTATAACAACAAGAGAAAACTTCGACAACAATGGTATAGGCATATACCTACATTGGAATGGCGGCAGAGACTCTGTTGAGGCATTCCTTTACTACTGCAAACTCAAAGGCTACAGACCGCCCGAAAAAGATTGCTATGGCTGGGCAAGACTGTGCCAGGTGATTGGAAATTTCTTTGGAGGCACAACATCTATTGGAATTGACAATTTTCCGAAAGATACTGGCAAATACCAGGACAACGGCACATACATCATAGAAAACTGGGAGATTATTGACCGCAAATACTTCAACTATGCAGAACAAAACAACTATGATTTGCACGAAATGCTCTTAGAAATAGACGAAACCCAGCCTGCCAAAGAGCAAATTAAAGAAATCATCAACGCCAATGAAAAACCTACAACCAAGCTGAACCTCAATGACACAGTGCTTCTAATGAATTTCGATGGCACTTACAAGAAATTCAATGTAATTGGATTTGGCAAAGACGAATTTGTAAACGGACAGAACGTTAAGAATGTACCATACGTAAACAAATACTGCGACGCATACACACCTTATTCTCAAAATATAAACAATTACATTACAACAAAAACAGTGCGCGTATTATAAAAAAAACGAAGACTATACCGCCAACTATACCATCGAAGTATATAGAAATTAGGAGGAATAAATGATGCAGAAACTCACCAAAGCTAACATCGCACAGCTCGCACAAGAAATCATAACTTTTCTTGATGCTAATGGCATGCAGGATACAGTGTGTATCTATTTTAATAACATCAGAATGCGCTCTGAATGCAATTGGCGTGAGAGACCAATAACTTTTACATGGGAACAAGATGACAACATAGATCCCCATGACTACTTTGAATATGCCGCTTATGACCACATTATCAGCATGTCATTTGAGGGAAATCTGTACGAATTATTAAACTATGGAGGACGCAAAATTGTAGAAGATTTCAACAGCATTTTTAATAAATACAACCTATACTACGAGCTCGGCAACGCGTGGAACTTAACGGCATACCCGCTTGATGATAATATGGAAATAGAATATACCTACTACAATAGACCAGAACCAATGACAAACCTATACTATCATAGCCGCGAAAATTGTCCAAACAACATCAGCGCAATCATGGAAACTTGGTACAATCTTTCATACCTTTATGGCGATAAAGGGAGCTGCGTTTTAGGGGCTGGCTTTGAGTTTACACTTGATGGCAAAAGGTATTTCATGAGCGCATGTTCCCCTTGGCAGGGCAATTTGTCGTTTGAGTCAAGTGTTGATACAGTACAATCATTGCTCGAAAATATCGGAGCAATAGATATAGTTTATAAATTGGGGCACATGGATTAATTGTAAATAATCTGTGAAATCTGTTGACAAAAATGTAAACTTATGGTATAATGTCAACACAACAAAATAATAAGGAGAGTGAAAAATGTGGCTAAAAAATATGAAAAAGCAAAAGAAAAATAACCACACAAATAACACGAATTCATGCAAAGACTCACACTCATCTTATATAAATATATTTTGTGAATCGATAAAAACATTAAACAATATAGATGAAAATACAGATAAGTTGAAAGCCTGTGTTTTTAATTTGTTATGTTATATATCTATAGAAAACAATATATTAGAAGATGACTGTGGATACTTTAATGCATCAAGATATGCAAAAACATATAATAAAGATAAAAGTACAGTTAGCAAAGCATTCAAGCAACTAATTAACCTTGGCATCATCAGAAGATGTAATATAAAAGAAATATACACAGAAATAGAAGACTCGTTTCAAGTATATGTTTTTAACCCTTATATTGCACAGCCACCCGGAAGTGTAGATGAGCACATATATAAACTCTTCGATGACACCCCATTCTTAAACAAAGAATCACTTGAATACAAAAAGAGTCGTCTCAAATCACGCGAAAGAACTATATCTCTTAGTTTAAGATATGATGTACTAAAAAGAGACAATTTCACATGCCAGATATGCGGAAGAACAATATCGGATGGAGCAAAACTTGAAGTAGATCATAGGGTCCCTGTAGCAAAAGGAGGCAAGTCTACCATGGATAATCTATGGACACTTTGCTTTGAATGCAACAGAGGGAAAAGCACAAAAAAATAATTATGTAATAATACCAACTATCTTATTCTTTCACGACTTTTAGGAAGGGTTGTAAGGGAAACCCCTTTTGGTCGCCCATGAGCTAAATTTATTTAGCGAAATGGGTTGGGGTCAAAAGGGTTTCCATTACATAAATAAAATAGAAAGGAACCACTAACTATGACACACCTCAAAACAATCAACCAAAAACCCGGCTACATTTATTCCAATGGTTCCGCTGGCAAGTGCTGGAGGCGCGGCAACATCATGTATTCCGAGGGCAAAAAGTACACAAGCAATAATGAATACATACCAATAATAGCCAAGACCAACCTTGACACTGGTGACGTTTCAGAAGCAACCCTACAGGAAGCCAAGCGCTTTTTAACTGAAGAAGGCTATAAAGAGTATGTTGTATCAAGATTTGCCGAAATGGCACAAAGGGGGTAAACATTATGTGTGATTACCGATATAACATAACAGACAATGAATTAGAAAAACTTTGGCAAGACCTTGAAGACGTTCCTATATATGAAAATGAAGATTACGAACTCTGCCTTGACACAGATTGGCGTGGCTGGGGAAAAGGAACCAACATAGAAACTATTTGGCATTGGTTTGACAAACATCACAGTAAGGGTGTTGGCTGGCTTATGAATGAATATGAACCAGATATTTTAAGTGGAGGATGCTATGAATAATGGAATAAAAATTACCATTGAAGAATGGGCAGGAGATAACAATATTGAGCTTAGTAGCGAGCAAGTAGAAGAATTAGCTTCTGCTATAGATATTACATATGACATAATTATGCCTTGTGGTTATGGTATTGACCAGATGGAATCAAAAGAAAAGAGCGAAATAAAACAATTAAAGGCGCAGATTAATTTGTTAGAAAGATATATTAAATCAAAAGGATACAACATAATTTTGCATGATGACAGAATTACAAGAAATTATATGCACTCTAATTTGGATAGAAGTGTTATGGAACACGAAACATTTAAGTAATCAACTTGAAGATGCGGAATTTTATCAATACAACTCAAAGGAGCTCAAAAAATGAAGCACGTAGAATTCATAAAGTACACAGGCGCATACCCAAATCTATGTAGCGGCATCCTCACCTTAAAGATTGACGGAGAAACGGTTACATTCGGTAGCAAGTACCGCAAACCAACACCAATGTACGAAAAGTTTTGGTCATCTGGTGGAAACTGTGGATTCTCAAACAACTATAGTAATACATACGTCAACGAAGGGCGCTGGATTATTAATACAGCAGACATTCCCGCACAATATCAAAAATACGCACATGAAATCAACGAAGCATTCAATGACAATGTAGAACATGGCTGCTGCGGGGGATGCTTGTGACGCGCAACACAATTGCAAAATATTTTAAAACATAAGGAGATTTACTGATGTCAAGGTACAATGCAACATTTACAAGCATCTGGGACGGAAACTTTGCAGTGTATTCAAGATGCTATGTAAGCAAAAGAAAGCGTCTCGTAACAAGAATGGGAAGAAATAATATTTCAAGCGATGTTGAAGAGGGCTTGGATACGCTTGAAACGCAATATGTAACTTTAGATAGCGGCGAAACATACGATGCTGTCCCAAAAGATGAAATGAATAATTACGAAGAAAAAGTTATTGGATATTAAACGGAGGATACTAAACATGAGTGTCATATATACGGAGCCTCGTTTTGACAAATCAGACAGAAGATATGACAAATATATAAGAGAGGTGTATTGTGTATGCGGCAAAAAAATAGGTACGCAGACTAAATACGTCGATTGTAACAACTTCGCTTTTGATGAAAGAGAAAAGCAAAATTACAAATTCTGTCCTTACTGTGGAAAACCTATTGAAAAATAATGACTATGAAAAACCTCAAGATGTTTGAAAAACGAATTATTGATAATCATATCGGTGTTTGGTATCAATATTATCTGTTTGGAAAAAAAATTTATACAAAATTTATACATTTGTATAGATATGAATAAGGAGTGTTGATTTATGGCTATGATAGATTATGGCGCAATAGCTTTTAAAAATGGCAAACTTATTTCAACTGGCATATTTACACCAATGAAAGATATGGTGGGGTGGGAAGACACAAAAAATGACACATATCATGATTACTATTTAGATAAAGATGAGCCGCTTAATCTTAACAAGAATTATTTTGCATATATTGGAGACCAGGAATATACTGTAGCATTCTATAAGTGCCAAATAGTTATAGCGGAAAAAAGTCATGATAATTTTTGGTATACAATAGAATTTCTTAATGATGCAAAATTTATATGGTCAAAATGGATATGCTCCACTAAATACAACGATATTATAGTTACTAAGCGCAATGGCTATTATGTGTGCCGCTGGAAATACAAGGGCGACAAATATAAAGTCTATTTTGGATACGGCGTTGACTTGGATTATTATAAAAAGTGGCATATCGTAAACTACTATCGCTCAATTGGTTACAAACTCAATAAACTTAAATATTTGTTATGGAGGAAATAAATGTGAAAGAATTTGGAATCTACCCAACAACAAGAGAGCCGCAACTGTGGCTTGGATGTAGAGCAATCATAACAAACAAAACATTTGATGTCCCTTTTGATAGATGGTCAGAAAGCTTAAGATACAAAGCTGGAGCAGACGATTTCATTTCGTGGGTCAATCATATAGCAATTCCTAAAATTGAATTATGTATTAAAAGAGGACAAAAAAAATTTTGTTTTAGCTCTGACAACGGATTCTTTACCTGTGAAGCTGACGATAGAGATAGTGGCGGCTATCTCTATTGCGGTTTTTATAGCACAGAAAAGTATGATGAAATGATAAAGGTTTAAGTAAGTGCTTTTAGAGATGGGAGAAATATAATGAATAAGTATTTTACAGTAGAGCCTGTTTATAAAAAAGTTTCAAAGGACGAATATCAAAAATTTATTGATGAGTATCCGAGAAAATTGGTTCGTGATGTATATGGCGTTTGCGATCCACCATCGATTACATATAATGATTTTGAATTGGCTGATAGGTATCCGTATTCGGTAGTGGCAAGTACATTTGTATATGATGACGAGCCGGGAGCTTATTACTATGAACCTCTTGAAGAGAGGATTTATAAAATTATGGAGAATTATAAAGAAGTTTTTGATAGGCGAACAGGGTATAAAGAAGATGTTGTTGAGCGAAATGAGAACCCACCACACTTTGTTATCGGTGAGTTAAAATGGTATTCTTTGATTGATGACAGCAGGAATCCATTGCTTACGTTTACGGTCGAAGACGGAGATGTTTTTGATACGGAGGATAAGGAGAGGATTATATGAAAATTATAAGAAATGGCGTCGAATTTGAATTAACCAAAGAAGAGCTTTTCGAAGCATATGTCGAACAAGAGCATATATGGGATGTTGATTATGTACGTGATATGCTTCCTGATTTTGAAGAATACGATTCTATACCAAAAAATAAAAGGGAAGATGTAATTGAAAAAGTAGCAACAGCAATGCGTGCATTTGTACTTAAAAACGACTGTAATGACTATGATGCCCTGGAATACGTTATAGAACATAATCCTAATTTATTTAATTAAAAGGAGATTAAAACTATGGAAGCTATCAAAGAAGTCAAAACCACTTATGTAACCAAGTACAGAGCTGCCGATGGCACAACATTTAACACAGAGCAAGAATGCGCCGACTACGAAAAACAATGCTTGGAGCAAGAAGCTGTTTACAAAGCAATTGAATGTAAAAATATTTATGACCCATTTGCGTTATGGGACAGCGAACCAGACGTAAGTCAATTGTACATTTTGAAAAATAAAGCAGACTATGAAGCGCTAAAAGCACATTATATGGATGGAGTAGATTATTGGGAAGAACCAAAAAATTATCCTACAGTAATAGCTGTGTTTTCAAAAGACTGTTATTCTATGGGATATGTAATTGACAAGGATCGTGCTAAATATTTTGAGGAGCTGCTCGAAGACATTTATGCATATTTATACAAAATTAGAGAATCACAAATTTCACATCTTTAATACAGAAATTCACAAATTTAACATCAATAAATAACATATTTGGAGGTACTCATAACATGAAAACAATCATAAAAATTGACAGTAAGTTACTTCGTAAACAAATTAAGGCTTGCGTCACGAAAGCTATCAATTCCAGTGATAGCGCCGAAAGAGATTTGTTTGGTGGTATTGAAAATCTTTTAAGTGAAATAGATTATGCGCTTGAAGAGGGAAGTGAAATTGAGTTTGAACAAGTTAAACAGAAGCAGCCTTGCGGCAAAATGACAATTAGAGATTTAATAAAATACTGTGTTGATATAGACATCTACAACAATGTCACTGATGAAGAGTCAGTTTGTTTATGCTGTCCACTTGAATTAACAAGTGAGGGAGAAAAGAAATGGGGAGATGTATTAGATTACAGTGTTGATGTAACATGTGACCATGGTTATTATAGTGCAGAATGTATTTGTGATGATGATCCAAATATTAAATGGGAAATAAAAGCAAAGAAATTAAATCAATTTCTATATAGTACAGCTGGTTATTGCTCTGATGAAGATTATGATAAGTGGTTTAAGTAAATATAAAAAGACAGGAACGAGTTAATTTTAATTAATGAGTTCTTATTTTTATAAAACGAAAGTTTTATAAAAATTTTATTATTTTAAATTTGTATATTTTATATTTATATATTTATGTTATCACGTTTTGTGTATAGGTGGTTATCACGTTTTGTATATAGGGGTATGCACATGCGCAGTAAAACACGATAATTTGTTCTTCGAAATCCGAAAAATATACTCCCAATTGCAATTGTTTTGCCCCAAAACTACCCGTTTTATAGGACAAAAGCGGCTTGCCGTTTTGAAAAACATATTTATTACGAAGTAATTAATATGTTTTTAATTTTATATATTTTATATTTATATATTTATGTCTACACAATACGTGTATACCTGCTATACACAAAACGTGCATAGGTGGCTCATTTAAAATCCCAAGAAAAAAGGTTACATTCTGTTCACAGCCATTTAACCAAAAAATGACGCAAAGCAAGTATAATAAAGGCACAGGCCAACGCAGTGCAATCAATAGAGCGCCTCAATTCAGTATTGTAATTATAGCCCAAGCGCAGCAAAATAATCTAATTACATATCTACAGGCAAAATTTGACTCTCTGAGGCGATTAGTTAATGGGGGCTATAAGAACCCACCCAATCAATTAACTCTCGTTTTAGCATCAAAATCTCACATAACTACAAGGAGAAAAAACAATGAAACAGGTAAACATCGATATCATGGACATTATCGTAGACAATCTGGCGTCTGGTATGACCATTTCTAAAGCTCTTAAGGGGGTGTACACTAAACGTAGAGTAGCAATTCCGTATGATGATAGCTTTGCAGATGTAAGTATTGACGACCTTGGGGTAAGTAAGCCAACAGGTAATGCGTTGAAAAGAGAACGTATGCGCACTGTTAGAGACATTGTTAATTTTGCAGAAGCCAAAGGAATCAAAAACGTCAGGAATATGGGACTTGCGAAGTGTACAGAAACCATGGAAGCGCTGTTAAATTACGCATGGAATCATATGGACAACAACCAGCGCGCGAAATTTCTGTTGTCTACAGTCGAAAGAAATGAGAGTCACATTAATTATGAGGCGTTACAGGCTTCTATGGCGCGATAAAGCGTAGGGGTTATAAGTATACCAGAAAGTAAGTTAGTGCGTTTTTAGAGTAAAAAACTTACATCAGTAATGTAAGTGGAATAACGAGGATTCGGTAAGAAAAAGTAACAAAACACAAGGTTGCCCCAGCCTTCATGGGGGAGAAAGAGGATAACTATGGCACAGAAGTATATCATAAGAGCAGACCACGCAGGTGTATTTTTTGGGGAAATTGAGAGCAGAACAGGTAACGAAGTGACAATGCGGAAGGTTCGCCGCATCTGGCGGTGGGAAGGAGCGAACAGTCTTTCACAGCTTGCAGTTGATGGAACCCTGGAGGGGAACAAATGTAAGTTCTCTGTAGAGGTGGAATCAATGACAATACTGGGTGTGATTGAGATTATCCCCTGCACTGACAAGGCAATTAAATCTATATCGGAGGTTCCAGAATGGAGATTCTAAGCATTCAGCGGTGGGCAGAGAACGGCTCCGGCGGCGATCCCCGTGACAATTTCAATTCAGAAGACGGTTTCGGAACTGATTTTGGTGGCGGTTTTGGCTCCGGTGATGGTTCCGGTTACGGCGGTAGTTTCGGCGACGGTTTTGGTGGTGGTTCCGGTGCCGGTTACGGTTACAGTAAAGGTGACGGTTTCGGTGAGTGTGATGGTGCAGATATAAAATTCTTTTGCGGCAGTCCTGTATATGAGATAGACAGGATCCCAACTATAATCACGGCTGTATTTGGATCTTGCGCAAAAGGCTATATCATAGAACAATGTCTAACGCTCACGCCATGCTACATCGTCAAGCAGGAATCACATTTCGCGCACGGCAAAACGTTAAGTGAAGCCTTGGCTGCAGTTATGGAAAAAGTATTCAAAAATATGCCAGAAGAAGAACGTATTGCCGAATTCTGGAAATGCCACCATAATGGCATGAAGTATCCCGCCAAAGATCTATACGACTGGCATCATAGGCTAACGGAAAGTTGCGAAATGGGCCGGAATAGGTTCGCAGCAGAACACGGAATCGATCTCAATTCAGACATGTTTACTGTCGCAGAGTTTGTCGAATTGTGCGGGAAAAGCTATGGTGGAGCAATTATCCGAAAACTCGCGAAGGTGAAGGAATGAGCGATACACAAGCCTTTATTATTGCTTTTCAGGTGGTAAATATGCTTTTATGGAGTTACACAAGAGGTTAAAAAACAAATCCGATCTGTCTGCACCAAAGATACTCAACCAATGTACGTTTTAAATAACACAAAGAGAAAGGATTAAAATTATGTCTAATTACAACCAGTCCAAAAAAGAAATTGACGCCATTCGTTACAAATATAGCTCAATAAAAGATATTGTGTTCAAAATTGCAATTTGTATGTTGATACATAAAGGCAAGTCTTTTTTTGATAATGAGGAATCATATCAAGACTTAATATACTCTGCGGATTTAAAATTCAATGAGTTCGTTGTAAAGTGTGCAAAAGAGCTTGCAAAAATTAATACTATAGACTTATTGGTGTATATCCAAAAAGAAATATGCTTCAGCAATGACAGTGTAATGAACTACCAGAAAATGAATCAAAAATTAAAAGACTGCATTGAGTGGATTATTGGAGATGCTTGTAATTGTGATGCAGCCAAAATTTTAACAGAAGGAATTGGGTTCAGCGCAAGCGAGATCGTAAGTTTTGGGTATGGTTTTGTGTTTGAAGAAGATGACGAATGACTGTTATAAAATGTTAAAAATGTGATATTTATTATTGAATAAATATTCATTAAAATTTGAATATTTTATACTTAGTCAAAAGACAACGACAATATTTCAACAAAACAAAATAATTAAAACACAGGAGGTGTTTACAATGGCAACAAAACAGTATGTACATGTATCTAACACTAATACAAAATTGGGGGCTTCTATTTTAAGTATCAATCTTCCGGCGGGAATAACATGCAGAGCAGACGCACCATGCGCAAAGGGTTGTTACGCAATGAAAGGAAATTGGTTGTATCCTAGTGTGAAAAATTCTTTACAAGGCAATTTGGACGCTTATAAAAGCAATCCAAAGCTGTATTTTGAAAGTATTGCTACACAAACTGCGCTTTCAAGATTTGTTAGATGGCATAGTTCTGGTGACATAGTAGACGCACAGTATTTTGAAGGAATGTGCAGGGTTGCAAGAAAGAATAAAGAAACTCATTATTTGTGCTTTACCAAGAAATTTGAAATTATAAACGACTATATTGCAAACGGCAAGCGTATTCCTAAAAATTTAAGTATAGTATTAAGCGCCTGGAGCGATTGGACTCCAGAAAATCCTTATAATCTTCCTATGACTTGGGTGTATGGTAAGAATTTTGATAACGAACGCATTCCAAAAGATAGTATTCCATGCATTGGGTCTTGTGAAAATTGCCAGGCATGTTGGACTTTGAAAAAGGGAATGTCAGTATATTTTCATAAACACTAAACACGACAAAATAATTATATAAATAATAAAGTAGAGCAGTATGAGTATGAGTTCAATTATTAACAAATAAAAACAAACTTTTAAATGGTGATGTTATGAAGGAATTATTTATTATTATTGTTGGCGCATTATGCTCTTGTGCTTTGTTATGTCAGTTTTTTATGGATTATAAAAAAGAGAGGCTGTTCATTGCGAGCGTGGAGCTGATTGCTTTCATTATGCTGGTTAGTTGTTGTGTGTGTGTTATTTGTCGTTGCACATTACAGGTATTAGCATAAAAATAGGATTGTAATATGTGCGATAAGCATATTTTAAAGTCTTGGAGGATAAGAACATATGAAGAAAATTAATTGCACGCTTACAAGAGATGAGCAACGAGCTCTGGCGGCAATTATGTTTGATGCAAATCCATGCCGTTCAGGATGTGCATTTGCAGAAATGCAAGAGAAAGAGAGCGATTGCTTCGAGTGCAAATTTACAGAAGCATATCATAAACTGATAGAAAAATTTGGTTTGTTAGAAGACGATAATTGAGAACAAACTATAAACAATTTGTAAATATTAATTTTAAGTATTGACAAACACCAAAAAATATGGTATAATAAAAAATACAGAAAAGGAGTGGCATCAATGAACAACGAACGTCGCAAACAATTAAAAGACTGGATAGAAAGAGCGAAAATACTAAAATCTCAATTAGAGAAGATTGAATCAGATGAAGAAGATTCGTTCGAAAGCATGCCAGATGGTTTAAAATCAACAATCAATGGGATCAATAGCGAAGAGGCAATAGACAAATTAAACGAAGCAATCGAATGTATCGAAGATGCAATTGATTGTGTTGACGAAGTTGCTTAAACTGTGGTATAATTTGATATGTAAAAAAATGGAATGAGTCATTCGATATTTAATGTGTGCAAAAATAACACAACAAAATAATTGACAAGCAGAATCACTTATGATATAATACACGCATGATAAAAGAATGGGGGTTAAAAAATGCCAAAGAAAGCATCTTATGAGTATTATAAAGAGAAAATTTATTCTCCACAGTATCAATATTACAATAACAATCCATTGCAAAAATCAACAGGAGATTGTGTTATTCGTGCTATCGCCGCAGGGCTTCATGCAGACTGGGAAGATGTTTATAGAGAACTTACTGAATATTCTATTAAAACAGGATATGTACAGAATTCAAAAGAGTTATACGGGAAATATTTAATAGATAAAGGCTGGGTGCGGCAAAAACGTCCATCACCAGTAAACGGGAAACGTATGCGGCTGAAAGAATTTGCTCAAAATTTTAATGGCAATGCAATCGTTTATGCAGGCGCAGGACATTTAACCTATTTGTCAGAAGGCAAAATATTGGATACGTGGAACCCAGAAGATAGAGTGTTAAACAGCTATTGGATACCTAAACAGGAGATGTAGCAATGAGCGTATGGAAGTTTTATGATTGTAATCCACACCATGTAGATACAGCAGATAGTATTGTACGTTCTATCGGCACGGCTATTGGACAGTCGTGGGAACAAGTGATGCGAGATATGGTTGAGTATGCCATAAAGAAAGGCATGCTGTTTACCGAGCCAAAACTTATTAAAATGTATCTTTCGGATAACGGATGGGAAGAACACAAAAAAATTGAACCAGAAGTAACATTTGAAGAATTTTTAAAAGATTTCAAAGATATTGCGATTTGTCACATTAATGATTGGTACACGGTGTGCGTTAAAGATGGCTATTTGTATGATGTAATAGATGGATCCAATGTCCCTGTCGGAAATTATTGGACAAAAAGGAGCTAATATGTTAAAGAGTTTATATAACACAGAGATTAATGAAAATCGTGCAGTTGGATTTTGTTGGCATCATCATTGTTATGTAAGCACAACTCAGCTAAAACAGAAGGAATGTCTTAAGAAACAGTGTAATGCACTTGAAAAATGTGAGCATGAGTTTTGGAGACAGCGCGAACTTAAGAAGGAAAGAAAGAAGATGAATAAAATGATTGGGGTGAATTAATTATTGGGAGCATGGGAAGATGCGTTAGAATCTGCGGAACGTAGAAAAAAATGGGAACAAGAATTTCAAGAGCAACACGAGAAACAAGTTGGAAATAAAAAATGTATACATACACAAGAAGAACCGAAATATGATAATGTAAATACAATAGAAATTAGTTCTGCTGTGGTGTTATATATTGTCACCATGATAGTTGGAACTATATTTATTGACAGATGGTTAATTTGGATAGTTGCAACTTTTATCTTTTTGAGCTTTGTATTTAGACATGATATAAAAAAGAAATAAGGAGAAGAATGATATGAAAAATTTAACAGGACGACTAGAAAAGGAAGAATTGTTTTATCAAAAAATTAATGAAAAGTTAAAAGATTTGCCTACAGTGCTTAACGAATATTACATTTCGATGAGAGCGAATAGAAAATCATACACTACAATTGGTGTATATATTAATAATGTATTACACTTCGCTCGTTTTATTACAAATGACAATATTACAGATAACTTTTATAAAGGAATTACACAGACTGATGTTGAACAATACATGATTTCTTTGGAGACTAAAAGAAATAGTAAAGGGGTAACAAGAACTGGTGATGATATTTTGCAAGCACGTTGGAGTTCGTTAAACAACTTCTTCGACTGGTTGGTGAAAAAGAAGTATGTAGATGTAAATCCTATACAGCTAGTGGAACGGCCTAAAAATAATACGCAGCATCAGGTGACCTACTTAACAAAAACACAGATTAATAAGTTATTAAAAGCCACTGATAGTAATCCATCTGAAGCAATGGCAATACGTGACAGAACAATTATTAGTTTGGCGCTGGCTACAGCACTACGTGTTAGTGCGTTGGTTAACATTAATATTGAAGATATTGATTTTAATAATAATGTTATCAATGTAATTGAGAAGCGGCAAAAAGTAAGAATCATTCCTTTTGGAGAACAGACTAAAAAAATGTTAAAAGAATGGATAGACGTAAGACACGAGGCGTTTTCAGATGTTGACACAGACGCACTGTTCGTTTCTCAGAAAAAAGGAAGAATTTCTGTAGACTCTGTTGGGGATTTGTTGGCTAAGTATTGCGACGAAGCTAACATTCAAAGAATTACTCCCCACAAATTAAGAGCAACTGCTGCGTGCATGCTGGCAAAAAATGATATTCCAATTAAAGCAATAGCAAAGCAGCTTGGGCACAATAATATTACAACAACCATGAGATATATTGATGTTTTTAACGAAGATATGGAAAAAACAAAAAATATTTTAGATAATTTAGTTTAATAATAGCAACACAACACGACAAAGTAGTTTTACAAAACCATTTCGTCGTGCTATAATAAGCTCTGATAAAAAATAAACCACAAGGAGTGGAAAATGATTGTATACAACAGAAGTACAAATAGAAGATTTTATAAACGAATATAGAAGAAGTCGTATTATTGCAGAAACAACAGTTAGAGCTGTACTGAAAAGAGCGCTCGAATATGAGGATGTATATAAGAAGCATTTTTATGATTTTACAGAAAGCGAAATTCTTTCTATGTTTACAGACGCGCATGTTATATCAGATATGTCTCTACAAAACTGGAACAATATTTTAAAACATGCTTCAAGATGGATAACATTTAGAAACGTTGGAGAATCAAATAATAATGCTTATGAAATTATTACAAAGGACAAAGTAAAACAATGTATAGATATTGATAAAAAAGATAAATTGATATTATCAAGAGAAGATTTAACCATTATACAAGAAGATCTCTTTAATTGGACTGATATGGCAATACTAGAACTTCTTTTTCGTGGCGTTGGCGGCAAGTGGTTAAAGGAACTTTGTTATCTCGACAAGGGTCAAGTAAGCCAAAAAGAAATGATGATTTATTTTAAGAATGGAAAAGTAGTCCCAATAGATAATAGATGTTATAGAATGTTACAAGCCGCTTTTAATGAAGAAGAATTAATGTCATACTCAGAAGAACCAAAGATTAGTGTTGTCAAAAGTGTAGGAATTTATAAAATTCGATCTAATACATTGTATACTAATGAAAATATAAAAAATGAAGCTGATGTAGAGCGAAGATATAGGTGGATTCAACGTAGATTAATGATAATTCGTAAATACACTGGGGTGCAAATGACACCAAATACAATTCAAAATTCTGGTTTATTGCATTATTTACAAGAAGGGGTGCATAGAACTGGAATGTCTTTTAGGGATTTTGCACATTCTGAAGAAGGGAGAAAACTTGCAATGAAATATGACATGTTATCAGAATATGCTCCTGCAACATTGATAGAGAAATTCAAAAAATATTTTGAATGATTCAAGGGGGTGTTCCCCTTGTGTATACACACTACAAAATAACTAATGGAAGAATTTTTGTATTGAACCAAACTGGTGTTCGTGTTATACTTAGCGTGGAATTATTTTATACAAAAGGAGAGGCATCAAAATTGGCAGAATTTATAAATTATTTTTTAACTATCGATGGTATGAGCGGCAAGATATTATTGGAACATAAGTTTTTTGATAAGAAAGCATATAGATGTGAGTGCTTTAAGATTGTTAACACTGAGGATAAAATTGGTTTGCATTATAAGGGACATGATATGTGTGTTTCAAAAAACAATATTAAGCTAAGTAAGGTATATGAAAATGTATTTATTCTAGCAGACGAATATTTGCAATTAACTATAACTGTTAATAAATTGTAAATAATTTTAGATATGTCTTGACAAAATGAAACTGTTGTGATATAATACTCAAAAAATAGAGAACAAAATAATTGAGGAAGGAGCATTTAAGATGTATCATGACAGTTTCAAAATCATTTTATCAATGCGCACAGTGTGGAACGGTGCATGAAGTTAAACAGGTTCGAATAGCAATAACCGATGAGTTATATACACTTTTATGGTGCCCATGTTGTAAAGAAATTAGCAAACAATTATGGGTAGGAAAAAATGAATTAGAAATAAAAGAACTTTACGATGTAATGTTAGATCAAAAATATTACTCATACAACACAACAAAATAATTATTTATTAAAGGAGAATTTAATTATGGCTAAGGCAGCAGAACATGGACTTAGAACGACACCTGGGACTTTTAGTGTATCTGGAATTGTTTATGGAACTCAGAAACAGAACTTTTACACAGAAAAAACTTTTACTAATGGGAACCAGATGAAATCAGTAAATTTCGCAGTAAGATATGACACTGACAAGTCTGTATATCCTACGGTACAAGGTTTTACAAGAAATGACGTATTCTTTTCGAAGAAAAACAAGGAAACCAATAAAACAGAAACACAAAAGGTGCCGTGGGCGCAGAGAATGACTTTTGCGACACAGAATCCTGGCTGGAATATTATTGGTTGTAATATTGGACTGATTAAAGGCGAAGATGGAAAGAATCTTGTCCAGCATATCACAGAATATGATGCGGCGCAGTATATCAGAGAACATCTTAAGGACGACATGAGTGTGTTTGTCAGAGGCAACCTGGATTTTAGAAGCTACACAGACAAAAACGGTGACGTAAAGAGAACTAGAAGTTTTAATGCAACACAAGTAAGTCTGCGCTCGGATATTGATTTTAATGCCGAAGGGTTCGAACCAGCGCACGAATGGACTCAGGAGATTGTATATACAGGAATTGAAAAGGAAACTGACGCAGAAGGAAAACCGACAGATAGATTTATTATTAGCGGCTATGTGGTTTCGTTTAATTCAATTGAACCTGTTTCGTTTATTATGACTGATAAGACTAAGGCTGGGCTGATCAGAAAGCATTTGAAGCCTTATAATGCCATCACTCTGACTGGTGTTATTGAAGTGACAAACCACATTGAAGAAACAGAAGAAATTGATGATTGGGGACAGCCTATTCCTAAGAACAGAAGAGTTAGCGCTCCGACAACTACGGAAATGATTGCAACATATCCTGATCCTAAGACAATTGATACTGATAGCTTTTCTGAGGCGAGCATCGCGGCTGGAATTAAGAAGCTTAAGGAAAAGGAAAAGGTTGCGCAGAATTTCGGCGAGCACAAGGAAGCAGAAGTAAAGACGGATGACACTTCTGGATGGGATTCTCCGGTAAGTGACGAAGAAGACGTTTGGTAATTATAAGATGTTGTGTTGTGGGGTGGATTAAATGTCTACCCCACGAAGACTTAGATAATTATTCAAATAGTTTGAAAAATAAGGGGTACGATAGTAATGAAAATTAGACAAGGTGGATTAATTAAACCAAAACTTAATATGTTGTTTTATGGGTCTACGGGGACGGGCAAGAGCACACAGGCGCTTGAAATCGCTAAATTTAAAAGAGAAGATGGAACTCCATTTCGAGTATTTTGTTTCGACATTGAGTCTGGAGGGATAGATGAATGTCTTGAAGAACTGGAAATGCAGGGCGTTGACACAAGAAATGTTTTTGTTGCATACACGCAAAGCCTTTCTGAAGTTGAACAATATGTAGACAAGATTGCAAAGAAAGAACAGCTTTTTTACTTAGATGAAGACGGAGAAGAAACAGAGGAGCCGATTTTGGACGCGTATGGAGAGCCATTTGTTCCAGATGCTGTAATTGTAGATGGTACTTCAGTTTTGAAATTGACAAATACACAGTCGTTACTACAGTTATCGCAGAAAAGAAACAAAATCAAAGCAAAAAATAATGGTGGTACTGCAGAAGAAATTTACGTGGCAACACAGAACGCAAGTTTGGAAATTCGTGATTACTCCCAACTCGCATACGCCGGGCAGAGACTTGTGCTCTCTCTTATGGCACTTCCAGTGCATGTTATTATGACTGCAAGAGAAAAGGATGAAAAGGTTTCTTCTAAGGATTCTAATGGGCAGTTTACTAGCACACCTACTGGCAAAAAGCTACCTGATTCATTCTCAGGAATTGATTATAACATAAAGAGTATGATTCGTATGTTTAGAAATGACGATGGTGAAGTTTGTTATTCTGTAGAAAAAGATAGAACAAAAACTTTCCAGCCAGGTGATGTAGTTGTTAACCCATCTCTCCTTGCTTTTGAAAAGACATTAAACAAAGGTATTGGTAGAAAAGAATTTGCAATCAGAAACGACCTTGATGATGCAATCCAGACAGATAGACGTATTTTTGAGCAGGAGCTTCTTGGAGATATTCTTGACGACAAGTCTTCTGATGCTGTAAATTCTCCTAATGTAGATGGAGTAATTGAAGAAATTAACAATGTTATGAGAAACATGACGCAGACAGAACGAGATAAAAAGAAAGCATCTCTTGCAAGTGCATCATTGCCGTCTAATCCAACAGCGATTAAAAAGCTCACCGATATCGACACACTCAACCAGATTCTTGCAATTGTAAAATCGTAAATACCTATAAGGGGTAGGGGCTTGCCCCTACCTCATCTTTTTGGAGGACATATGAAAATTGATATAGAAACGAAGTTTAATATAAATGATTTTGTATATATCCCATATCGATATTACGACGAATGGTTTGCTCCAAAGCACGCTTATGAAATATGTGAAATTCATGTAAGTGTTGATGATAACATATGTGTTTATTATTCAATCCTATATGGTGATATGGTGTGTAAACGCGCAGAGAGATATTTGTTCGCATCTTATGAAGAATGTAAGCATTGGTGTGAGAAAGCAAATAGTAATTAAATTTAAACATAAGCAAAAGATAAAGAAAAGGATTTGTAGATATGGAAAATAATGTTCAGATTTTCAACAATGAAGAATTTGGCAAGATTAGAATCGTCAATATTAATGGAGAACCGTGGTTTGTTGGCAAGGACGTAGCAGAAGCACTGGGATACGGAGGCGGAAAAGCCCCTGTGAATGCAGTTGCGAATCATGTAGATCCGGACGATAAAGGGGTCACTGAAATGATGACCCCCGGAGGGAGACAAAATGTTACGATTATAAACGAGTCAGGCGTATACGCTCTTGTGTTTAGTAGCAAGCTGGATGGCGCGAAGCGGTTCAAGCGGTGGGTGACGTCTGAAGTTCTTCCCACCATCCGCAAGACTGGTGGTTACGTAAACAATGACGAGCTTTTTATTGAGACGTATTTTTCTCAGGTAGAGGAATCCACAAAAGCGATGCTCCGGGCGACGCTTGCAACCGTTCGAGAAGTCAACGAGAAGAACAGACAGCTTGAACAGACGGTCGGCGTCCAGAGTCAACAGATCGCGGAGCTTCAGCCGAAAGCTACATATTACGATGTGGTTCTTCAATGCGAGGATTTGATTTCCATTACGGCAATTGCGAAAGACTATGGCAAGTCGGCGCGGTGGATGAACAACTATCTCCACGAAAAAGGTGTCCAGTACAGGCAAGGTGACATCTGGCTGTTGTATCAGACTTATGCGGAGAGAGGGTACACAAGCACGAAGACATTTAAGTATGAAGACGGCGGCGAGAATCATGTAAAGGTTCATACCTATTGGACGCAAAAGGGACGGCTGTTTATTTACGAGTTAATGAAGTCGGATGGGCATCTGCCGATTATTGAACAGGAATAACAATAAGGAGGAGTCAGTTTTGATTGCTAAAAAGTGCGGATATAGCAGTTGTAATGACCAGGTCGTATTTGAAAAAGACAATACAAGTGGCATTGTATATTTTGACGGAAAATATTATCATAAAGACTGTTTTATAAAAATGTGCAACAGTAGAATGGGGAACAACAGAAGCAAAAAATATAATTGGCAAGATGTATTAGATGGTGTTGAAGATTTTCAAAAAGAAGCAAGACATAGAATGAAGGAAACAATTGATAAAGATAACATTTATCATTTTATTCTAAATAACTATCGTGTCTCTTGCGTTAATACATTAACATTCACGAAGTTAGATGCAATATACAATGGTACATACAAAGGACTTGCGTATCCTATTGGTCCAGAGGAGCTGCTTAATGAATGGCAATTGTACTATCCCAGGCTTGTGGAAATTAGAAAATATAAAAATATGGATAGAGACCAAGCCATTTCATATGATTTAGCTATTTTACTGGGGAAGAATGCGGAGTATAGAGAGTATATTGAGAAAAAGAAAACCGAAGAAATAGTAAAGCAAGCACAAAAAAACAGCAATGATGAAATTGATACAACCATACTAAATGGTTCTGCAAATATTTCTCGTGGAAACAGAAGACTATCAGGATTATATGACGATGTGATGGGTGATGAAAAATGATAGATGAAGAAATTCGGGAACAATTGAAATGCCCACAAATGGAGCTTGCATTGCTGGGAAGCTTTTTTAAAAGACCAGTAACATATTTAAGCTATATGGATGTAGTTGCGAATGAAGATTTTTCTGACCCAGCAACCAGATTTTATGCTGTATTTATTCAAGGATATGTATTAAACTTCTCATCACAGGAAATTACACCAGCGCTTGCTAATACATATGCATCAGAAGATATGATGCGTTTAAGTGCATATAAAAAATTTGGTGGATACCAAACAATTAAAAGCATGATAGAGTTAGCATTTGATGAGGACGACGGCATTCATAACGCAATCAATACGTTGAAAAAATATTCTTTGTTAAGAAAATTATATAACGAAGGATATTCTATTGAGTCAATCATTGGTCATCCTAGATTTAACGAATTGTCTGGAGAAGATGTTTTTGCAATTATAAGTGGAAAACTCAATACAATTGGGAACGATACACTATCTAGTATATCTGCGCCAGAAGATTTTACCAAAGGAATTGGAGACTTTTTAACTGGCTTCTTTGAAACGCCAAGTAGCGGATATAATTGCCCTTGGCAAGCATTTAATAAAATTTTATTAGGGGTTCATCCGGGAGACGTTACGTGCAGCATTCAGGAATCAAACAGCGGAAAATCAAGACAATTAGTATATCTTTTAAGTTATTTGGCGTTTATGGATGACGCAAAAGTATTACTACTCAGTAATGAAATGAGCAGGGAAAAAATGTTGAGCTGTGCCATTACAACATGTGCAAACGCTCCGTGGATGCAAAAAATCACAGGGTGTAATGTAAATGTTCCAGAAAAAAGAATTGTGACGGGGCTTTATAAAGAGAATGGAAGCGGTGATTTTTTGTATAGGCATAAAAACGCCAATGGTGATTATATTGAAACTGTTGAAGATTTCAAGAAAAGAGTCAAGGAACACAGTGATGAATTCAATCAAGTACAAGAAGTGTTAAGGTTTTTGGAAACAAATATGGCAAATAGATTTTTATTCAAAGATGTCACTTCGAATTATTCTGATGAGGCTATTGTGCGTATGGTAAACCAATCTGCTATCACTATGGGCGTGGATGTGCTTGGGTATGATACTTGTAAACCATGGAGTGGAAAAGCAGATAAGAACGCGCCACAGTGGCTGCAGTTTTATCAAACAGTAACAAAATTTACAGAAGCAATTCAAAAAGTTAAAACTGTTGCGGGTATATTTACAGCACAAGCTGATAGAAATGCGATTCACACACCTATCGAAAATATTTCTATTGACAATATTGCTAATGCCTCGCAAATTTATCATTTGCTAGATGGGGCATATATGTTCAAGCATATTTTACCGAACGAATACGAAAGGTATGCAATTAAAAACCCTCATAGTGCATGGGGAGAAGATGGGGAAGACTCATTAAATCCTAATAAAAAATATGTGGCAATGAGAATTTTGAAGAACAGAAGAAACGCAAAAGGAGATATTTATATTTTTGAGGTTGATTTAAATAGAAATATTTGGGCGCAACTTGATGATTGCGAGCTTATAGTTAAAAAAGACATTGCCGCATCTTGGAACAAAAAGAATCAGTAAAACATGCAATGGAAAGGGGTGATGAAAATTAAATGTTAAAAAAAATTATAATTTCAGCTATTAAATACATTATCTCTGGAGGGGTAATTGCATTAAAAGCTAAAGCCATACAACAAGATATATATAATTTAGACGTATTTAAGCCTTGGGACATATAAAAAACTGTTAAGTTTACATCTTAACAAAACAAAATAATTATGGTATCATATAGTAAAAGTGAGGTGACAGCATATGGACGTGCAGCTGCTAAAAGAGAAGCTTCTTGAAGAAAATAGAATAGCAGACGTGCTGTCATCATTAGGATGCCATCATATTAAACAAAGTAGCAATATGATACAGTGCGCGAATGTTGATGGTGATAATCCTACTGCAATATGTGTTTATCTTAACGAAAATTTAACTGTTATCAATTATACGAGACAGTTACTTGTAGGGAAGCAGGTTCGCACAACAGATATACTTGACTTAGTTGCATATGTAAATGGTACTAATTTTTTTAACGCGCTAAAGTGGGTATGTGATGTTTGTGGGTATGATTATTACGAAGAACAAGAAGAGCTACCTGACAGTCTTCAGATACTACATATGCTTACAAAGATGAATAAAGAATTTACAAATGACATAGAAGACGATGTTCCAATACGTCCCATCAGCAATAAGATACTTGATTATTATATTCATGCCGCCAATAAAATGTGGGAGGATGATGGAATAAGCGCTCAGACGCAACGGGAATTTAATGTCATGTATGATCCTTGCAGCAATAGAGTTATATTGCCCCTTTTTGATTCCATTGGGTCTTTGGTTGGCTTGAAAGGTAGGTTAATGAAAAAACATATTGACACATGGGAGCAGAAGTATATTTATATGACAAGATTTAATAAATCTAAATATATTTTTGGACTTAACAAAACAATTGACATGATTACCCGTCAAGGATATTGTCCTATTTTCGAGGGTGAAAAGAGTGTTATGATAGCATATGAACATGGTATTGGTTCTGTTGCAGTATGCGGAAGCAGGATTTCTAGATATCAAGCGAACTTATTAACTCGTTTGAATGTACCATTAATTATATGTTATGACAAAGACAAGGTTGAAGAAGAAGTTAAAAAAGAAGCTGATATGTTTATGGAGCAAGTTCCATTGTCTTATATGCTGGATACTAAAGGAATACTTGGGGACAAACAGTCCCCAGTAGATAATTGGGCAAATTGGGAAGTGCTATTTAAAAACAATGTTTATAAAATTAAATAAACACAACAAAGTAATTAACAAACAAAGGAGAACATTATGGAAATTTATTCGCCAACAAACAAATCATACGTACATATCGCAAAAATCCCTCGCACAGAAATTAAAAAAATAGATATTGCAACTTGCAACGAACCTGCTGAAACGCTTGATAGTTTTTATAAAAGGCAGGCAGTAAAGCCTGATCTTTTAGTAAACTGCTCGTTATTCGGCATGTCATCGGGAATCCCGTGCTTTGGGTTGATTGACGAAGGTAAAATTAGAGCCAACGACGGCGCTCGTGTACTTGGTGTGGGCGTGAAAAATGACGCTGATATTGCTTTTGGACACATCAATGACGGTTGGAGAGATTGGGTTTCTGGCTATCCAGTATTGGTTCAGGATGGGAAGAAAACAACCATTACAGACGCTTTAGACCTTAACTATAAGGCAAAACGAATGATGTGGGGTTTCAATAATCAGTATGTATATATTGTGGCAGTTGAAGATCCGGGGATGCTGTTCAACGAAATGCAGGATTTAATGTGTGATTTAGGTTGCTCATATGCTATTAACTTAGATGGTGGCGGTTCTGTTAGGATGCTGCAAGATGGGAAGAAGGTCGTTGGCAGTTTAGTCAATAGACCAGTAGATAATGTTTTAGCGATTTATTTAAAGACAGAAACAAGTTCAAACACAACATCAACAACGCAGCCTACAGAAACAATTTATAATAAAGGAGGACAAGCAACAATGAAAATTATTGAAGATATTATTCCACAGAAAGGTGGAAAAGTAAGACCGGGAGAAGTTCGAACAAAGAAATTTATCACAATCCATGAAACAGGAAATTTTTCAAAAGGTGCAAATGCAAAAAATCATTCAATTTATTTAAAAAATCTCGCAATAGCCAATACAACATACGTATCTTGGCATTACACCGTTGACGATACTTGTGCATATCATCACATTCCAGACGACGAAATTGCTTGGCATGCAGGTGATGGGCGTAAAGAGGGAGGCGGTAATATGGCATCGATAGGCATTGAGATTTGTGTTAATCCGGACGGAGATTTTAACAAATCTATGGACAACGCCGCATGGCTTACTGCAAAACTTCTTAAAGAAAACAACCTGACAATCAGCGCAGTAAAGCAGCACCATGATTTTTCTGGCAAGAATTGCCCCCAGACAATTAGAGAAAAAGGGTTGTGGAATAACTTTTTGACAACGGTAAAGAAGTATTACACTGGCGGAAGTTCTTCTAATTCTTTTAATACATCAACCGACACATCAACAACTGTCACAGACTTCAAGGTGAATGACGTTGTACAGTTTACAGGGAACACCCACTATAAGTCATCCGACGCCACTCATGGATATACTTGTAAACCGGGCAAAGTGAAAGTTACAAAAGTATATCGCGTTGGAAAGAGTAAGCATCCTTATATGGTTGTTGCGGTTAGTGGTGGTGGATCAACAGCATATGGATGGGTTGACGAGAAAGATTTGAAAGAGATTGAGAAAGAGGGATTTAAGGCATATACAGCAAAAGTAACCGCTAATGCGCTGAATGTAAGATCTGGCCCAGGAACAGGATACAAGGTGGTTACTACTATTAAGAAGAATGAAGTATACACTATTGTTGAAGAGAAGAATGGATGGGGGTTGCTTAAAAGTAGAATTGGATGGATTTCTTTAAAGTATGTAAAGCTGGTTAAGTACGTGTAATAAATTGGGGAGCTCGGCTCCCCTCTTCTTTTTTATTGTTAATAAACTGTAAATATTTTCAAACAGGTATTGACAAATGAGAAATATATGGTATAATTCATACAGTACAAAATAATTGTTAAAAAGCAAGGTGAGTAATATGCCAAAAGGTAAGAATTGTCCAAATTGTGGAGCTGTTTATGAAATTGACAAAAACAAATGTCCATATTGTGGAACAAACTATCTTGATATGTCTTTTATAGATTTTACTAATGATACACCATTTTATGTGAAAGTGAAAACAGAAATGAATGGGTGTGAAGTGTATATCACACAATTGGTTTATCCATCTTTGGTATCTATGACGATTGAGAGGGATACTGTCGATGCGGTGGGGCGTTATGGAGATAAGGTATGTTCTTTTGTGGTGAGTAATACGTTGAGTACAAACATAATGTTTACGACAATCCCTGGTAAAAATGGTTCATTGGTACAGATAGAGATAGAAAAAGAAAAAGCTATTAAGTAATGTGTTAATAGACAAATAAATATTATTTTCTTGAGCATGCTTTGATGATTATCCAGATAAGTAATACACACATCCTTGAATAATATTTGCAATATTGTGTAAATTGAGGTGAAGAGTATTTGAAGTATAAGTTAATTGGAAGTAATGATAGAAATAATATTATTAAGCAAGTGCTTAGTAATAGAGGAGTACAAAATCAAGATGGATATTTACATTTAAGTGAATCTTGCTGCGATGATTATAATAATCTTGATAATATTAACAAAGCTGTTAAGTGCTTTGTAGAGCATTTCGAAGTGGGTGATGAAGTATGTATACTATGCGATACGGATGTTGACGGATACACATCAGCAGCAATGATGTATATGTATATTAAGAATTTGAATTCGAATTATCCAGTATCGTATATTTTACATAATAGTAACAAAAGTCATGGATTATCAAAAATGGATAGTGGAGATTTTGAATTACCAGAAAATACAAAACTTTTTATAATCCCAGATGCGGGGTCAAATGACATTATAGAACTAAATAAGTTAATTGACAATGGTGTTTCGTGTATAATACTCGACCATCATCAGATTGAACCAAGTGATATTGAATGTAAGGCTATTGTAGTGAACAATCAAGCGAGTCCAAACTATAACAATAAAGACTTTTCTGGCGCAGGAGTGACTTTTGAATTTTTAAGAGCGTTAGATGAGCATTATTGGACTGTTTGCGCAGAACACTATCTTGACCTTGTGGCGTTAGCACAAGTTTCTGATGTTATGGATTTGAGAAGCTTTCCTACAAGGTATTATGTCAATCAAGGATTTTGCAATATTAAAAACAAAATGCTTGAAGCACTGATTAAAGCACAAGATTTTTCCATGAAAGGGAAAATAAATCCGACAACTATAGCATGGAATATAAGTCCTATCCTAAACGCCATAATTAGAATCGGCTCACATGAAGAACGCGAATTATTATTTAGGGCGTTCATCGAAGACTACGAAGAGTTTGATTACAAAAAACGAACAGGCGAAACTGTTAAAGAAAATATTTACGAAAGAGCCGTTCGTTTATGTAAAAACGCTAAGTCTCGCCAAGATAAAATGCGTGACAAGTTGTACGCATCATTGGAAAAAGCAGTAAATTATGACGACAAAGTATCTATTATTGTGGTAAATGATGGTGACGCTGGAATTATAGGCTTATCAGCTATGAAACTTGCAGACAGCATTAAACGTCCTGTTGTTGTTTTAAGATACATTGGCAATGGAATACTTGGTGGGTCGTTAAGAAATTATGATAACTCACCTATTGAAGATTTAAAGGAACTGTTAAATAATACAGGGTTATTCAAGTGTGTTGGACATTCGAGTGCGGCTGGTTCTGAGATAAAACAAGCTGATCTACAAAAAGCTAAAGATATGCTCAACGAACAGCTTAAGGATATTATCTATGATAGCTCTTATTTGTGCGATTTTGTTTTAGACTACAACGACCTTGACATTACTTTTGTGAAAGACATTGACAGCTACGATTGGGTGTGGTGTACAGGCATAAAACAGCCAATTATTGCTGTGACCGACATTAATGTCGCTCGCAAAGATATTTACGTCCAAGGCAAGAATCATGATAGTGTTGCGTTTGAATATTGTGGAGTGAAGTATGTAGCTTTTAAATTAGAAGACAATAATGAGTTATTGAAATTTGCATGTGACTGGGGCGATGAAAATGACATAATCACATTTGATGCAGTAGTCACTTGCTCTGTAAATTCACATGATGGTGTGTTGCAGCCACAGTGCATTATTAAAGATTTTAATATAACACAACAAAATAATTAAAGGAGAACTAGCATGGAATTGAACACTGAAATTAATAAAGTTTTTGGAAAAGAAATGGCAAAACTGTTTGCCGCATCAATTTCCGAAGAAGAGATGATGAGTGCCGCAAAAAAAGCGTGGCAAGAACTGAACCATAGGGAGAGTTCGTATTGGAATTGTAATGATTCTGAAGTAGATAAACTTATTAAGAGTGAATGCCTAAATAGACTTAAAGAAGCTGTTTACAAAATAACATCTACCGAAGAGTTCCAGAAACAGATGTCGTCATTGGCAAAGCAAATTGTAGAAGAAATTATTGATGAAACTCACAAAAAGACAGTAGATGAAGTGAGCAATCGCTTGGCTGCACTTTCGACTGGATATCACGGAACGGGATTGGCATCACTTATTGAACAAGTTGTCCAGGGGATGATGAAGTAAAAAAGGAGTGGTAATAACTATGAGTGGTGGACGTTGGAACTATCAAAACGACAGTCTTGCTTATGAATTATTTAGTTGGATGTGCCCAGATTATGGAGAAACAGGCTTTTCACAATCAATGAGTGCTAGAAAGATTAATCCGATGGAAGATAAACAAATTTCTGAATTGTGCTGGGACATGTTGTGTCTTATTCATAGTTGCGATTGGTACAAATCTGGAGATATATGCGAAGACACTTATGAAAAAGACATTAAGTATTTTAAAAACAAATGGCTAAAGCCAACATCGCAAGAACTTGCTAAACGAGAAATTGATAAATCATTGTCTGAAGCTAAAGAGGAAATATACAAGTCGTTGGGAGTTGAGGATGACTGTGAGGATGAAAATAGCGAATGAGCATTGACGAGTTTTTGAAAAATTTTTGATGTTGGGTTCGAAGAGCCAGATGAGGAATAGTTATGGTTAAATGTTTTTGTTTAGTAGGGCTTCCAGGCAGTGGAAAGTCCACATATGCAAAAAAACTTGCTAAAGAATATAGCGCAAATATTCATAGCAGTGATGCAATTCGTGAAGAACTTACAGGGGATATTAACAATCAAAACAATAACGATGAAGTTTTCAAAATACTTCATAGACGTATTAAAGAAGATTTGACCAATGGTGTCAATTGTATATATGATGCGTGTAATATTAGATACAAGTCTCGCATGGAATTTGTCAAATCTCTTAATAATATACCGTGTGAAAAGATTGCTGTTTTAATTGCCACCCCTTATGAAGTGTGCATAGAACGTAATGAACAACGTGAACGCAATGTTCCTGAAGAAGTGATTGAGCGTATGTATATGAACTTTTGGGTCCCAGCTAAATATGAAGGTTTTGATGATGTCAGAATTGAATATGGAGAATTTACAGGCTATTATGGGCTTCCCCTGGAGTTTTACGAGAAGTACAAGGGTTATGACCAACACAATAAACATCATTCGTTAACTCTTGGAGAGCACTGTAGAAAAGCAGCAAGATATTTATATAATAGGTGTGATGTAGAGACATATTTTGCTGCATTCCTGCATGATTGTGGCAAACCGTTTTGTGCAACATTTCTAAACAAAAAAGGAGAGATAACAGAAGAATGCCATTATTATGGACACGAACATGTGTCTTCGTATATGTCATTGTTTTATGATTACGCAGATATTATCAATCCTATTGATGTAGCAATCATTATTGTTTGGCATATGAGACCTTATATTGCATGGAAGCAGTCAGGAAAGGCAATGCAGAAAGATAGAAAGCTTCTCGGAGAAGAATTATTTAACGAGATAGTTGAGTTGAATAAAGCAGATATAGCGTCGCATTAATCCAAGTTATGAACGAATTGTAAACGTTGCAAAATAGGTATTGACAAAAGAGTTGTGATGTGATATAATATTATCACGTTGAGGGGAGCACGACAAAATAACTAACCTCAATAGAAAATCTATACTACAAGCAAACTGTATGGACTCCTACCAGATAACGCTGAGGATGAAGGTGATTGCTTATCTGGTTAGCTGCTCCAGATAAAGTTAAAAGCAGTAACAAACGAGTGGGATAGTTCAATTGGTTAGAACACGTAAAAAATGAGTTTAGTAATAAGCTTAAACTGCAACGTTATAAATGCTTTTTGGGTAGCCGTAGTTGTAGGTTCGAGTCCTACTCCCACTCTTTTAGACTCATACAGCAATATTGATTAATGAAATAGACTGATAATCTATAGCGCAAAAACAATGAGTCTAGCAATTTCAAAGGCACTAACAGCAATATATAATAATTTTTTGTATTTGAAAAAAATTTATTTGGTGCCTTGTAACATGCTGAGAGTAGTCAAGTGGCAAGACAGGAACATAAAAATTTAATGAGCTTAGCAATCGAGCTTTCACAGCAATCTTATGAAATTTTGAATGCAAGTTCCGATGCGACGTTCGATTCGTCGTTCTCAGCACAAATTGGGGCAGTACTCAAGCGGTAAAGAGGCTGACCTGCTAAGTCAGTAGGTGTGAAAGCACGCGACAGTTCGAACCTGTCCTGCCCCGTTAAAGACGCATACAGCAATTTTAAATTTTTGAATATAATGATATTAAAATTTAAATGCGTCTTGTTATTAAAAAAGAGAGACTTACAGCAATTTTATTTTTACATATTAAAAAGCTATTAACTCATAGTCTCTCGTTAATAATTATATCTTTAGACACGTACAGCAACTTTGTCGGAAAGAACTTGTAATTCTTAAAACCAAAGTGTCTAGGATTGATTATAAATTACATTTGGGAGGAAAAGAAAATGGGATTTATGACTCAATTACAAAATGAATTGAACAACGAAAAGTGTTTAACAACAAATGGAGCGGTCGGATACGCAACGTCTGGAAAGAAGCTGCTTGATATTAACTTCTCTGTTACTTCTCTTAGAAAGCAGCCAGAAAGCGAGATTATTAATCAGTTCATGGATGCTTATTATGAAGATCCTATACTTGCGATGCGCTGGCTGTTTTACGCAAGAGATTGCAGACAGGGGATTGGCGAACGCAGATTGTTCAGGGTAGTCATGAAGCATTTGGCTGATGTTAAGCCCGATGTGGTTTGTAGTGTTTTGAAGCTTGTGGCTGAGTTTGGCAGATGGGATGATTTATTGTGCTTACTTGACAGTGACGTTAAATACAATGTATTATCGCTCATTAAGAAACAGCTTGACGAAGACAAAAAGAATATTAGCAACAACGAGTCAATTTCTCTGCTCTCCAAATGGGTTCCGTCACTTAATGCATCATCTCAGGAAACTAAAAGATATGCTGCAATTATTTGTAAGTATCTATCTATGACTCCCAGGCAATATAGACAGATGCTTTCTACGATGCGTCACTATATTGATGTAGTGGAATGTAAAATGTCTGCCAAGAAGTGGGGTGAAATTAACTACGAAGCAGTTCCTTCTCGTGCGAATCTTATTTATAACAGTGCATTTCTTAGAAATGACGAGGAGCGTCGCAGAGCATATCTTAATGCACTTTCTAATGGCGATGTCAAGATTAATGCTTCTGTATTATTCCCTGATGATATTGTACATAAATATAGCTGTAATTATGGATATTTAAGAGAAGTTGAGACACTAAACGGAACACTTGAAGGTTTGTGGAAAGCACTGCCGACATTAACTACTGAAAATACATTAGTGGTTCGTGATGGATCTGGTTCTATGATGGGAAAGCCTATGGATGTTAGTACTGCCATGGCGATTTATATGGCAGAGAGAAGCACTGGCGAGTTTCATAACAAGTTCATTACTTTTGGGGCGAAGCCGAAACTGATTAGCCTTGATGGCATGGATACGTTGAGAGAGAAACTTGTAAAGACTTATCATGAGACTGATTGTAGTAATACTAATATTAGGGCTGTGTTTGATTTAATTCTGAAGACTGCCGTTAACAGTAATATGCATCAGGAAGATATGCCTAAGAATATTGTGATTATAAGTGACATGCAGTTTGATGGGCAGGCGTTTAATTTTAATAAGACGTTGTTTGAAAAGATTGCTCAGAAGTATTTAACGTATGGATACCAGCTTCCGAGATTGATATTCTGGAATGTTAATGAGTATTATAGCAATGTAGTGCCAATTCAGCAGAATGAGCTTGGTGTAGTACTTCTTTCTGGATATAGTCAGAACCTTATTAAGATGGTTATGTCTGGTGAAGTTGATCCATATAAGTGTTTAATTGAGCAGTTGAACGATAAAAGGTACGATGTAGTTGAAGAAGCTGTTAAGGAGTTTGTAAACAAAATGTAAACGACTTTGACTGGCTATTGACAAATAAAGTAAGTTGTGGTATAATATGAACACAACAAAATAATTGAGCCGAAAGGCTCAATTAACATGCCGGAGTGGCGGAATTGGCAGACGCACTGGACTTTGATGTGTTTCGTATGTTGATACATACGCTATGAATAATCATAGAGAGTGCCTAAAGGGAAACCTTGATGGTATAAGCTGGCTAAACGGCGAAGGCAAACACAGAACGCCGTGCTAAATTGTTCTTGTTTCAATATCCAGAACATAAATGTGTAGAGACTATATACCAGCCACCTAAATCAAATGATATGGTGATGACATAGTCCAGACCACAACGCATATTCAATGCGGCTATAGCGATGTAGAGTGGTAAGAAAATCCAGTGTAACGAGAGTTACGTACCGGTTCGAGCCCGGTTTCCGGTATTAAAAATAGTCACTTACAGCAATCATATTTGAGGTGCATCTTCCTCAGTAGTTTAATTGGTTAAAATACCTGTGGTGAAACATAGGAGCTGTAGGTTCAAGTCCTACCTTTTATAAAGTGACTAGTTACATGTGGCGGAGTACCCAAGTGGTTATAAGGGCGTAGACTTGAAATCTATTGTGCTGGTACTTATCCAGTCCGGGGATTCGAATTCCTCCTCCGCCGCCAATATGCACCTTTAGCTCAGTTGGTAGAGCACATGACTTTTAATCATGGTGTCTGGAGTCCGAATCTCCAAAGGTGCATTTGACGCAGTATTAGTGTTAGCGGCAAGCACGATGCCCTTCCAAGGCATAAGGGTCAGTTCAAATCTGATATACTGCTCCAGCCTTATACACGCCCTTAGCATAGCAGGTATTATGCAGCTGCCTTATAAGCAGACGATGCCGTGTTCGACTCACGGAGGGCGTATAAATATTGTGGTTATAGTGTGTGTACAAACACCATATTTAGTGGATGATAGCTGTATCCTATTATTCACACACAATATAAATTAAAATGCTTTTGATACAGGAGAGTAAATAATATGCCAAAAAGAAATTTTGACCCATGTTCACACGTAGGAGAAACACATGGGATTTACACTATAATAGATGTATTATATGAAAAAGACCAGTATGGTCGGCATATTTATATTGGAAAGTGTAGCGAATGTGGGTATGAAAGACGTGCGTGTTACGGACATTTTAATGCTGAACCAACTAAAGTATGTATGCATTCAAGACTTGGTACTGATAAATTTGTACCAAGGACAAAGTGGAACAATAAAAGAATTGAAAATATTTATAACAAAATAAAACAAAGATGTTATGAAGAAAACAACAAAGATTATAAATGGTATGGGGGAAAAGGAATTAAAATTTGTGATGAATGGCTTAATGACCCAAAACTATTTGAGGAATGGTCTTTGCAAAATGGATACACTGATGAATTAACTATTGATAGAATAAATGAAGACAAAAATTATTCTCCAGATAATTGTAGATGGATACCTCGAATCTATAATTCAAAATACAAATCTACTACTTCTATAATTGCAGTGGACGGAGAAGTGCATACAGGAAAAGATTGGTCTAAAATTCTTGGGTTTGGAGTAAATAGAATTAATACTTATATTAGACAATACGGATTAGACAATGTAATAGAATTTATTAGAAGATATGTGGCAAATCCAAACCTAAAGCCATTTAATAAGAATCAAAGTATTTACAGTGTATATATGAATTGAATAAAATAGCACAATACTTGGTGAGTGGTTAAACAAAACACAAGTTATTATGGAGAATGTGGTGTAAAAGTAACACGCGGATTTTGGGAATCTGAGAAGCGGAGCATTACCGACATTTTCCACCACGAAAAGCAAATAAACATATGTCTTACATTAAGCAGCGATATATAAGTTCATGTGGTTACTATATATCGAGTAAGAAATCATTTGCGACCACAGCCAATCAAGGAATCGCGAGAGAGAAACGTCTAACCAGAGGACGCAAAATATCTGGTTTATCCCCCTTTAGTGGACAAGTTGGACACGCTTGGCTTTGACCCAAGAGAAGACGGAGCATTACCGTCAAGGGGTGTTTAATTTAAATATAACAAAAAAGGAGAAAAACAGAATGAACAATCTTGAAATCCTCACTCTCGAACTTGAAATCCTCACTCTCGAAAACCGCATTGCTTTACTCAAAACACGAAAAACAGAGTGTAGCAACATCATCAGAAAACTTGAAAGACTGCTTAGAAAAATTGAAAAGGAGAACTAATTATGGCAACTAATACTGCTACTACTTACACAACGAGTATATCTACAACTGGGATTAATAGCAATAATACTTGTTTTGATAATATGACGACTGCTGGTATTACAGGTCAATGTATAACGAGTAAGATAACAATGAATCCAGCAACTATCAATAAATTGGTATCATTTTTAGAAGAGGATTTCAATAAAAAGAAAGAGCCAGAAGTTGATCCTGAAACGAAATCTACCATCACAAAGAACCAGCGAAACAACCTGGTTGCAAACTTTTATGAAGATGGATTTAAGAAGAATTGCAAGGAACTTGTTCCAGATATCAAGGATGTAACTGTTCATCAGAATCGTATTGTAATCGTTGAATTTGTAGATGGTACAACTGAAAAAGCAGTACTTCATCCTAGTGACCAGTTTTCTGTTGAACAGGGCATTTCAATTTGTATCACCAAAAGGCTCGTTGGTGGAAGTTCTATTTATAATAAACTTATTGACAGAGCAGTCAAAGTTATGATTAACAATGATGCTGAGAGAACAAAGAAAGCAAAAGCTGAAGACGAGCGCAAAGAATATAATAAGAGACGAAACGAAAGAAAAGCTCGAAGAAAATCTGAAAGACGCGAGGAGCAGATTGAACTTCAGAAAGAAGCTTACGTTAGAGCTTTAAGAGAATTAGGTGTTGGTGGTTAATATGCCAATCAAGGGAATCGTGTTAATCTTTTTAATAGCAATTGTGATGGCTATTATATTTAAAGATGAAATATATAAATATCTAAAAAAGAATTTTAAAAAATAAAGGAAAATAAACATAATATGGAAAAATTTATTGCATCTCTTATTGCCTTGGCAATTGTTGCTGTTGGTTGTATTATCGGGTACAGTGTGACGCACGAAACAATACCAGCAGGATATGTTGGATATGTGTATGATAGAAACGCCAAAGAGGATGACAATGTCATTCCAGGTACGTCTGTTATTAATGAAGAACGTACAGGTAGAATTAGTATTGATCCTATTACTCAAGATGTCATTACTTATCCAACTACTTTGATTAGCTGCAACTGGACGGGTCTTGCCGAGGGTGATAATAAGAAGGATATGAGTATGCAGATTGCATCTCAAGAAGGCAAGAATATTGATGCTGATATTTATATCAGTGTACGTCCAGTTGATATTGAAAAGATTATCAAATCTTTTGGTACAAAGTCGTTTGATGCAATTGTAGATAATGATATTTATGGTCTAACAAAAGGCAAGCTTTCATCTGTTTCCCAAGCGTATTCTGTTTATGATATTCAGTCATCTCGTGTAGAAATTCAGTCAGAAGTATTTAAGATTCTGTCTGAGACATTAGCAGACATTTATGGTGTAGAGCTTGTAAGATTTGAAATTGGTACATTAATTCTTCCAACAGACATTCAGGAAAAAATTGACCAGAAAACGAAAGCGCAGAATGAAGTCGAGCTCGCAAAGCTTGAACGTGAACGTCAGAATGAAGTAAATCAGCAGATTGTAGATGAACAGAAAGCGCAGTCTGAACGAGAACAGCTACAGAGACAGGCTGAAGCGGATGCTGCGGCATATGAAGTAACAAAGGCAGCTGAGGCTCAGGTGTCTGCTCAGGAAGCTGAAGTAAAGATAGCAGAGCTTAAGGTACAGCAAGCTAAACTTGAGAAAGAAGCCGAACTTGAAAAGCAGAAGAGTTTTACTGACGAGTATTTCAGGGACAAAGAGCTTGATGTGCAAGCAAAGGCAGTTGAAGCTATTAATTCCTCTGTAAAGACAATTATTACTTCTGGTGACGGCGAAGGTTATAGTGGTCTTGTAGGAGTCAAGGAAGTCTTAGATAGTATTGATAAGTAATATACGAAGGGAGGGGCTCATAAAATTGCTCCTCCTTTTTGGTTATTTATGAATAAACTGTAAATAATTGAATGAGACTATTGACAAATAGAAATATATGAGTATAATATTGGTACAGTACAAAATAATGAGGTATCAAGGATGACAATAGCAGAAATTAAAAAAATGCTTGGTGGCGCAGAATATGATTTTCTAAGAAATAACGAGCATCTAGGAAACAACCTTATATTACTAACCTTTGGCGGTAGCTACGCCTATGGAACAAATACTGCAACATCGGATATCGACATCAGGGGTTGCGCTTTAAACTCTAAAGAAGAAATTCTTACAAACAAGAACTTTGAACAGTTCGTCAACGAGGATACTGATACAACAATCTATTCTTTTAACAAGCTCATTTCTCTTTTAATAAATTGCAATCCAAACACAATTGAGATACTTGGATGCAAACCTGAGCACTATTTTTATTTGTCTCCTGTCGGGAAAGAACTAATAGACAATAGACATTTGTTTCTTTCAAAAAAGTGTGTGCATTCTTTTGGCGGATACGCAAATCAGCAATTGTGGCGTTTATCAAATAAATCTGCAAGACTTGTTAGCCAAAACGAACAGGAATGTCACATCTTAAATTCTATACAGAACGCAAGTGTTACATTCAAAGATAAGTTTGCTCCGTATAGAGACGATGCAATTAGGTTATATGTAGATAAATCTGACAGAGAAGAGTATGATTCTGAAATCTTTATGGATATTAACCTTACACATTACCCACTACGTGATTACAAGTGCATGTGGGGCGAAATGAATGCCATTGTAAAGGATTATGCAAAGATAGGCAAACGAAACTCTCATGCCATTGAAAAAGGTAAACTTGCGAAACATATGACACATTTAATTCGTTTGTACTTGATGTGTCTTGATATTCTTGAGAACGGAGAGATTGTTACTTATAGAGAAAAAAATCATGACTTCCTCATGGAAATCCGTAATGGAAAATATCTTGATGAAAATCGTCAGCCAACGTCTAAGTTTTACCAAATTGTTGAAGAGTTTGAGACAAGGCTACAAGATGCAAAAAAGCACACACAGCTTCCAGAAAATCCAGATTATGAGAAGATTCAGGAATTTGTGATGTCTGTTAACGAAAAAATTGTTAAAGGGGTACTCTAAATGTCGGATAAAAGGAAAATACTTGGCGAACACTTAATGCCTGTGTTTGAAAAAATAGGCATTTATCCAAAGAATATTTTTCACGGAAAGATTGATGATTTTGAAAATTTTGAGGTATGGGAATTAACTCTTGAAGAATTTGAAAAAATGAATAGCGTATCTAATGAAAGATATGCATCTATTATGCCTGATGGGTCTTGGTGGGTTCCGGCGGCAAATGATTTTAGTATGAAAGGATAATATTATGGAAATTATTAAAACACATACAGGTAAAATCTATGTAGACAGAGAAAAACAATTGGAGTTTTTGACTGTTGGAGATTATGGTAAAGAAAATAATATCAAAGCAGAGTTTCTTGGACTTCGCGAGGAAATCAACGGAGTAAAACATCACGAAGTTGACTTAACCGACAAATGGGTTGCAACCATTAGTACACAAAAGGGATGTCCTATGAAATGTAAGTTCTGTGATTGTCCGAAATACGGTTTTCATGGTAACGTGACACTTGAAGAACTTATTTATGAGATTAAAACAATTCTAGAATATGAGGACGTAGACCACACAAATAGATTTAATGTCCATTTTGCAAGAATGGGAGAACCTACGTTTAATTGGAACGTAATAGATTTCACAAGCGATAAATTAAAGGGTTTGGTCGCAGAACATATCCGGGCAAAGACAGTGCATCCTGTGGTTTCTACTATGCTACCAAAGGCAAATAAAAGGCTCGAAGAATTCTTGCTGAGATGGTGCGAAATCAAGAACGTGAAATATGGCGGAGAAGCCGGGTTACAGTTCAGTATCAACAGTACAGATGACACCCAAAGAAACGACCAGTTCAACGGAATGAGTCTAAATCTCAATGAAATCTCTACCATCGCCGCTAAATTGCCTATGCCAGTAGGAAGAAAGTATACATTAAATTTTGCGGTAACTAAAGATACAATCCTTAACGCAAAGAAATTGTCCGCTTTGTTTGATAAGGAGAAATTTATCGTTAAGATTACACCCATCCATGAGACGAACAGCGCAGTGTACAATGGGTTTGATGTAACGACTTCCTATGAGGATTATGACGTATACCGAGATTTTGAAAAACCTTTATTGGAAGAAGGATGGGATGTGATAGTGTTCGTTCCAAGCAAAGAAGAGGACAGTGACAGAATTACATGCGGAAACGCACTAATTAGCAATCCTGCGTAACCTGACAAAATTATAGCAGTAAAAAATTTTAGAGGTAACAAAAATAATTCATTTTGATTTGCCATACGATTATGGCACATTCGTAAAAGTCAAAATGGTGCAAAAAATTTAAAAGGAGAATATACATGAAGCTGAAAGATATCATTAAGACACAGAAAGATATTGAAGAAATTGGTTATAAAATTGAGAATAATTTTATTGAAGATGTGAATATCAATACAATTGCACATTTCGGAAATGTGACCTGTTTTGTTATCAGGTGTAGTAATGTGTCCCCTATGAGCTCGTACAATAACACTGGCAATCTTGGGTATATTCTTAAAGCGTTCATCGAGATGTTTGAATTATCCAGAGAAGATGGGGTTTATTTGACGGACATAAGAAACATACCCTGTAGGCTGGTTCTCGATGGTGGCAAATGTGTTGGGTTCGGGCATTTTATGAAAGACAGATTTGTACTTACAGAAGATTTCGCAAAGATAGACTGTTAAAATGTACTCTTAGGAAATGGAGAAAACCTGTGAAGAAACAATATATTTATAATGTTGACAATTATTATAGTAATGTAGCAACTGATATAGAAGCATATCTCATCTCCAATAACATTCCAATTTGTTTTTATTACTATTTATTTGGTGAACTTATTAAAACATTCGGAGAAGAGATACTTATACCTGACATGGATTACCTTGCAGAATATGATGACAATGGAAACAAAATTGGCAGCAGCAATGATGATTATTCTTATCACGACCAGATTGAATACAATCTTACTTGTATGAGTGGTACTGCTGGGTGGGCACATGCTTTTAAAACGTCTTGTGAGCGTTGTAATTGTATGTGGCTCTGGGAAGATTACAGTAAAATGGATTGGATATATAGCGACATTTTTGATGGGTATATTTGCGATGCTACAGTTGATATCCTGTTTCAAAATAAAAGAAAATAAAATATTTGTAAATACGAGGATAGCATGATGAAATGTCCATATTGTGAAAGAGACGATAATGCTTCTGTACCATTAAATCAAGGCTACGAGTATAGTGGACTTGAAGTGTCTGTAAACAGACAGGGAGAGCTGCGAGTTAGATATTATGAGGACGTAAATCAAAATTTTGTGTCGCAGGACATTGTGGAAATTAAATTTTGCCCAAATTGTGGGAAACGATTTATTAAATAGAGCGGTGAATATGGATACATGTGAAAAATCTCTTAAGTCACAAGAAGACAGTACGTGCAACAGATGTTCAAATAAAACTGTTTACAAACAGGTTAAGTATGGGCACATTATTGAAACTACGGAGAATGGAAAAGCAAAACGAGTATTTTCTTGTTGCAATACTGATTTTACGCAATTAACAATGTGGTTACTTCCAGATTATTGTCCAAGATGTGGAGCAAAAATTGTGAAATAAAATAAAGATTTTTAGGAGGAGTAAATATATGAAGAAAACTGTTAAGTTGATAACTTCTGAATCTGGTGATTGGCAGATTCTCGAAGTCAATGGTGTTGAATGGGCTTCTGATCATAGGGTTTCAGAAAATGATTGGCTTGGACTTATCAGGGAACATTTTGGTGGTATGGTTGAAAAAGAAGTTATTTCTGATGAAGAAATGGAAACAAGGTGTTAAGCATGAAAAAAGAATCGTGGTACACCCACGCCAAATGGATCGATGTTAAAGACCGCCTGCCGGAAACTACTGACGATGTGCTCGTCGTTCTTGCGAATACATACGACGATTCTTTCCATGACTACAGCATAGCGAGATACATTCCGTTCGATGATGGATCGCATTGGGCGGACAGCAAGCGCGGGTATCTCGAATGGGATAGATACCCTGGAGGGTATGGAGGGAGTTCATTTTACAAGGTAGTCGCATGGATGCCGATTCCAACGTACAAGGAGAAAGAAAATGGCTGAATGGATTAGCGTCAAAGATCACCTTCCAGATAGGGAGGATTACGTGCTTGTAGTTCTAGCACATACATATGAAGACGATTACCGCGAATACAGCATAGCGAGATACATAGCGTCAGATGATGGGCAGTACTGGTTCGACAACAAGCATGGATACCTTGCGTGGGGTGGATGCCCCGGTGGGCACGGCGGGACTTCCTATTATAAGGCGATTGCGTGGATGCCGCTTCCAAAATTATATAAGGACGAGTAAGATCGGAGTGCAGTAATGCAAATTAAAATACCAAAGAATCAGAAACTCTGTGTTACATACAAGGACGAACATGATAATCCCGTACAAATCATTACATCAGATGCGCTTCACACAAAATACTATTTGTATGACGTTATAAAAGATGGGTCTATCACAAAGATTGAAACAAATAATAGCCCTATATTTGCAAAATTAAAAATACACTAATGAAGACTTGGTTTACAAATATGAAAAATTTGTAAATCTTTTCTGCGTACTATTGACATATAAAACGAATGGTGATATAATACATACGATACAAAATAACTTACATAAAGGAGATAAAAATATGAGAGTGAAACTTAATCTTGACAAGGCATCATCCATTAGTGATTTTGTCAATGTAGCATCTGGAATAAAAGGAAATGTATATCTTACAAATAACGACCATCAATACGTAGTGAGCGCAAAATCTCTTCTTGGTGCAATGTACAGCCTTGAATGGTCTGATGGTATTTGGCTCGAATGTGAAGACGAGAATGCATATAGTATATTTAGGAAGTTTATGGAGGAATAATGGTGTTGAATAAAAAAGTATATAGTTGTTGGGCGTTTGACAAAGATGGTATAGAAAAATCTAACATCAATAGACAAACATATGAGAAACTTGAGCCAAAAGTAAAATGGTGCTATTTAGACTATAAGACCAAACAATCTAATTGTACAATAGATGATTTGCGCGAATATTGTTGTATTGAATGCATTGGTCGTGGGTACGGTACTATGAAGTATAGGATATTGAGTAACCCTTATGGGTTTAACCAAGACGAGCTGGCGCTTATAGCAGACTCCGGCAATTTATGTTTTGGATATAGAATGGAAGCGTCAGATGTTGTTACAGTTTATGTTGATTAACAATACAAAATAATTGATGGAGGTGATGAATATGTCTAAAGTATATTACATTAGTGATTTACATTTTGGACATTGTTAGCAATATTATTCGTTTTGATAATAGACCTTGGTCTACTGTAGAAGAAATGGATCAGGCGCTAATCAACAACTGGAATAGTGTTGTAACAGTGGCGGATACCGTTTATATTTGCGGCGACTTTTGTTGGCAAAAAGAAGATAGATGGATTGAAATTCTTGAGCAGCTTAATGGGAACAAGCAGCTAATCAAGGGTAATCATGACATTAAAAGCCCGTCCGCAAAGCTTAAGAAGTATTTCCAAGATATTAAAGAATATAAAGAAATTACCGACGACGGCAGGCATGTGATTCTTTGTCACTATCCTATCATGTGTTATAAAAGTTCTTATGACGAAAAGACTTGGATGGTACATGGGCACACACATACGACAAGAGAACAGGATTTTGTGGGAAAATGGACGAGAGAAATGGTTGCTTCCAAAACTACAAACAGTGATAGCTGTGGGCATATTATAAATTGTGGCTGTATGATGCTTTGGATGGGGTATGCGCCGAGAACGCTGGATGAGCTGATTACGGCTTGGGAAAATGAGTACAAGTAAAGGAGATAGAACATTGAATACATACTGTAAAGAAACGAATGAGCAAAAAATGACTTGTAAAGATTGTCTTAAGAAAGAATTAGGCTATTGTAAGCTCGACTGCACCGAGCCATGGAATTGTTTAGATTTCAAGAATAAATCCGAATGGGTGCATTTGCCGTATAAGATTAACGATACATTCTATTATATCGGTCAATACGCTCGTAATGGAAGATTGACGAATGACTACTGCATTTGTGAAGGTAAAGTTTCTTCTTTTGAATACGGTGGTGTTTGGACGATTTATGATTGTAATGGAATGGACTTTTCACTTGGGGAAATTTTATCAACGAAAGAAGAAGCAGAAAAAGCACTTTTGGAATGGAGCAAGGATAAGGAGGAGATAGACCAATGAGACTTGCACGAAAAGTGAATCGCAAACACAAAAATACGCCACGCTGCTGCGGTGAGCAAATGACGTATAAAGCCGGATATGGCTACGTGTGCGAGAAGTGTGGGAAACTGAAAAAGGACAAGCTCCATGAAGATTGAGAAATGCAAAATCTGTGGATCGAAGGCAATATAGATGAACAAAATAGTGACAGGACACGGATATTTCACATATAAAAAGAGTCAGGAGGATTCAACTTATGTACAGCGGTCTTCATAACCACACTATGTATAGTTTGCTCGATGGATACGCAACATGCGAAGAGTATTTAAATAGAGCAAAAGAAATTGGGCTGCATGGATTTTGTATTACTGAGCACGGAAATGCTTTTTCATGGTGTTATTTTGATAAGCTTAAAAAAGACTATCCTGAAGTAAAAATGTTGTACGGCGTTGAATTCTATGAATGTTTTGATCGTAGTGAAAAAAATCCAGACAGCAAATACTTTCACCTTATTGCAATCTGCATGAATGAACGAGGTAGGGTTGCATTAAATGAACTTATTACCTTATCCGAACTTCACGGTAAATATTATCGTCCTCGTGTAACTATTCAAGATATGGCTCCTTATGCAAATGATTTAATTGTAAGTTCTGCGTGTTTGGCTTCTAAACTTGCGCGAGAACAAGATTATTCAAAGTGTTTAGACTATGTTTATGAATATAAATCCGTATTTCCGCATTTCTATTTAGAGCTACAAGCACACAGTAATAATAAAGACCAGGAGGAATATAACAAAAAAATTCTTCAACTCGCCAAAGATACAAATACAAAATGGATAATCACGACAGATTCTCATGCGGCTACAAAAGAAGATTTATATTATCAGGGTAGATTGGTACAGATTGCGCATGATTCTGAAACAATGTCTGAGAGTTATAGTGATTGCTATTTAATGTCGGAAGAAGAGATACATAATGTGCTTGATGAACAAATAGGTATTGAATCTGTTAATATTGGTTTGGCTAATACTAATGAGATTGCCGATATGTGTGAAGTTGTAAATATGCCATTTCAAGCACCAAAACTTCCAACATTTCCATTACCAGAAGGATTCTCGGATAACTACGAGTATTTAAAACATTCCATTGAAATTGGGTGGAATAAACGTAAATTTAACGAGTTAGATGATGATAAGCAAAAAGAATATAGAGAAAGAATTGACTATGAACTTGATGTCATTCATCAAATGGGTTTCGATGGATACTTTTTGATTGTAGCTGATTTTATAAAATGGTGCAAAGAAAACAACAATAAAGTTGGAGCAGGACGAGGTAGTTGTGCAGGTAGTCTTGTATGTTACACAATAGAAATAACTGATATAGATCCAATAAAATATGGTCTTATATTCCAAAGATTCCTTAATCCTGAACGCGTATCTATGCCCGATACGGACACTGACGTATTTGATAGAGGTATAGTTATTGATTATTTGATGCGGAAATATGGCGAAGATAGAGTGTGTCAAATCATTAACTTCTCTTTTATTACCCCTGTTGTAGCCCTCAAAGATGTTGGTAAAGTTTTAGGTTTTCCATATAAAGAAATGGATAAACTTAGTAAAAGTTTTACTTATCCGACATTCAAAGAATGTTTAGAGAACAACAAAGAGATTGCAAAAAATCCTAAATACCAAGAGTTATTTGATATTGCAAGTCATTTATCTGGTAGAGTGAAAACAACATCGACACATGCAGGTGGAGTTGGTATTGTTGATGGTAAGGTAACAGACTTTATGCCAATGAAGCTTGGTCCAGAAGGTGAACATGTTATTCAAGTAGATAAGCGTATTGTAGAAGAGATTTCAATCATTAAATATGACATTTTAGGAGTCTCATCATTAGGATTGGTGCAAGAAACTCAACTCGGAGCTGGCGTATCAGATTGGGATTTAAATATAAACAATCCTGCATTTGAGTTTGATAAAGCTTCTTACGAGCTGTTAAGTAGTGCTAGGACAAACGGAGTGTTTCAGGTAGAAAGTGCTGGAATGCGTGATTTATTGATAAGATTACAACCAACGGAGTTATCACAGATTTCTGCTGTGTTGGCTTTATATAGACCAGACTCAATGGGGGCACTTGAAGAATACATTGAATGTAGCAAGCATCCAGAAAAAGTTACATATATTCACCCTGATATGGAACCAATCTTAAAAGAGACGTATGGATGTATGATCTATCAGGAACAACTATTAGATATAGTTCGAAAATTTGGTGGAAGAAGTTATGGAGGAGCAGACCTATTTAGGAAGGCGATTGGAAAGAAGAATGTAGAACTTGTTAAACAAGAATCGGCGAAACTTTATCAAGAAATTATTGATAATGGATATAGTGCAGAGCTCGCCAAACAAATTAGTGATGACCTATCAACCAAGGGAGGCTATCTTTTTAACAAGTCGCATTCGTATAGCTACGCTGTTCTTTGCTTACAAACTGCATATTTAAAGTGTCATTATCCAACATACTTCTTTAAGGCTTTATTTAATATGAATAAAAATAAGCCAGGGATGATTAATAAGTATATTATTGATGCTAAACAATTTGGAGTTGAAATTTTACCACCAAATATTAATAAATCAGAAATGGGTTTTTCTGTTGTAGATGATAAAGTTTTATTTGGATATTCTGCAATTTCTGGCATCGGTTCAGTATTAGCTGAAACAATCATTAATGAACGTAACATAAATGGCAAGTTTAAAAATTTCAATGATTTTATAGAGCGTACTCAGCCAACAAAAGTCCAACTTGTCGCTCTCGTGAAGTCTGGTGCAATTCCAACAAAAAACAAAAAGGCATTTTTAATTAAATATTTTAAATCTCAATATGAAACAAAAGAATATCAACCAGTTGCATCTTTGCCAACAAAGATAAAGCTCCTTGTAGAATGGGACATTAATGTTGATGATTATAAAATTGGTAAAAAAGTTAATAAAGAAGCGGTTCTTGAACTTTATAATCAAAAGAAAAAAATATTATTTGACCAGGAACAGAATGAGCGATACAAAAAGTACGTAAAAGAATGTGATGAAAATTATCTTCAGGATGAGCAGTATTGGGAATTTGAGACATTAGAGTTTTTTGTCTCTGATGAAAACCCATTTGAACAAGCATATGATATATTGCCAGAATTTGATGATGTACCTAATGGAGAAGAATGTATTATTGTAGGTATTATATCTAAAATTCAAAAAAAGAAAACTAAAAAGGGAGATCAATTTGCATTTATTAATATTTATGGCACCAGCCTTATTGAGGGTACTGTATGGCCAGATGTGTTAAAAAAGTTCCAAGATTTAATTGTAAAGGGTTCTCAGGTTGCTATTTATTGTAGAAAAGAAACTGAAGACAAGGTTGTTGTCGAAAAAATTAAGCCCTACTCACAATGGCTCGAAGATACCAAACATTTACGAACAAAACAAAATAACTAAACAACACATAACAAGGAGCAAATATATGTTAAAAAATACTATAATGTTAGAATTTAATAGCAAAAAAAGATGTACTTGGTCAGATAGAACTCAAAACACCAAGCGAGTTCATGTTTGCGAGCAATACCGAGCAGATTGTAAATTGCAGCATCTTCGAAGACTTTATAGATGATATGTTCGTGCTAATAACTGAGGAGTTTGTATATGAGTTCAGGGAAAAGATAGGCAATGTGTATGTAACTTTCATGGGTGAAGATGGAACGTTTATTTGTTCTATTGTGATAGATAAGTTAAATCCTAAAAGGCAAAGATATAGAACAAGGGTTGTAGATTGGCAGTCTAGTGGCTACACATTTAAATATAAAGATGGTGGCTGTGATAGTAATGATGATTTAAAGTCTGAGTTTTAAAGAATATAAATAATGTTATTTGAGACCATTTATAGGCTCTGGAGAAGTTGCAGTTGTCGCAAAATCATTAAATAAAACTTTTATTGGATTTTGAAATAGATTATGAATATTACAAAACTGCGCCAGAACGTATTGATAAAACAAAATAACTAAGGAGAAAAAAATGGATTACGATTATATTAAATGCGGAGATTGTGTGTCACTCATGAAAGAATTGCCAGATTTGTGCATTGACCTTACAGTAACATCACCTCCTTACGACAATTTGCGCATATATGATGGATTTATGTTTGACCACCAGCAAGTCATTCAACAATTGTACCGTCTTACCAAACAAGGCGGTATAGTGGTATGGATAGTGGGCGATGCAACTATTAATGGAAGCGAAAGCGGGAGTAGTTTTAAACAAGCGTTGTATTTTATGGATATAGGATTTAAACTACATGATACCATGATATATGAAAAGAACAGCTCTGCATTTCCGGCTGCACGAACATCAAAAAGATATACACAAATTTTTGAGTATATGTTTGTTTTTTGCAAAGGGAAAATTCGTAATGACATTACGCTTTTATGCGACAAGCCTAACAAGTGGGCTGGGTATACCAACTGGGGAAATAATACTCAGTATGACAAAGAAGGCAATCTCAAACAAACTGATAATATCAAGCCGATACCTGATTTTTCATTACGAAATAACATCTGGAAATATTCGGTGGGATTTAATGATAAAACAGGACACCCTGCTGTATTTCCTGAGCAACTTGCTCAAGACCATATTTTAAGTTGGAGTAAAGAGTGCGACGTTGTGCTTGATCCATTTATGGGCAGCGGAACTACAGCAAAAATGGCGATTTTGAATAATAGGCACTATATTGGTTTTGAGGTATCCAAAAAGTATTGTGAAATTGCACGAGAACGTATCAATAAACTCAAATAAATCTATTAATTATGTCAATTTACACAACAAAATAATTGTGGTATAATACTAATGCACATTCAAAGAAAGGAATTTTGATATGCCAAACAATGTAAATGTTTCTGAAGTGACTGAAGAAATTAAAAATTCAAATGATGCGCAGCTTGAACAAGTTATCAAAGACTGGTTCTATAAAACGCGTAATCAAGGGATCAATCTTGGAGCTAAAATGATTTGCACAGCGGGGGCTGATATTTTACAGAAACATATTGGAAGTAATTCCAATCCATCATTGCGCGATTACAAACGTGCCACAGCAGAATTAATTCATTTGTTCTCGGTGCCGATTAAACAGGCTGAAGCAGAGCAAAATAATTCAAGTGTAAAGGAGAGCAATAATGGATAAGAAAGCAGTATTTAAAGACCTTTTTGATCAATTCGAGGTAGAAGGAATGAGATTGTATTGTGCAGATATGGCTGAACAAATTCCTGATTATTTTTTTACAATGCCTTCGTCCACATCGGGTAAATTTCACAATGCAACTCAGTGTCTGCCACACGGTCAGGTTTATCATGCGATTATGTTTGGGACAATTATGAACTATTTATTGTCTTTAAAATGTAATAGAGAAAAGTTTAAAAGTCCTATCCAAAGAGATGCAATGAGATGTACGGCAATACTTCATGATGCAATAAAACGTGGGTGGGATGGTTCGCAGTATACAGTACACGAGCACCCAATGCTTGCAGGACAATGGATCCGAGAAACTCATGTAGAGCATGATGTTGATGATACTATTAAAGAACGAATTGCTTGTATGGTAGAAAGGCACAGTGGGTCTTGGACAACAAGTAAGTATAGTACTGTAGTATTACCTGAGCCAGAAAATGAAATGGAAATCTTAGTGCATGAATGTGATATTTTGAGTAGCAGACCTGATATTGATATGCAGCCTCCGGCTTACCTCAAAAGTATTTTCGGAGAAGAAACGGAAGAATTGCCGGAGATTGAAACATATACACTTGGATTTGGCAAAATGAAAGGGCTTACAATCCCAGAAATAGCCGAAAAAGATATTTCATATCTATATTGGGCAGAGCAAAATATGACATCTCAACCAGCAGCCACATTAATTAAAAAATATTTAGCAGAAAGAAAGGAAAATTAATTATGGCATTAAGCGTTACAGGATGGACAAGCGCCTATTTATCGAATTATCCAACGGTATCGTACACGGAAGAGCGTAAAAAAGCTCTTGTTGAGCGCATCAGAAAAAGAGGATACAACTTCACTTATGATATGCACCAAACACTTCCAGCCGCAGCCCCATTCTATTCGGACAAAACACTTTGTGTTTTAACAAAAAAACAGTGGGATGAAGCCATGGACGAAGCATATAAAGATTTGTCGCGCGGTCCAAGACTTACGCCGATGGATGTAATTACAAGACCTATGAAGAATTCTGTACTATACGAAAAAGAAAAATTCGAAAACGAGGAGGGGTAACGGCTTATGAAAAAAATTATTTATTACGAGGAATTTGATGAATATGAAAGAGAAGACAATAAGATAATCGCTCGATGCGAAGAATGCGGAGAAGAAATTATGGATGATAACTCAGATGTTTATATGAGCGAAGATGGATATTTCTTTTGTTGCCTTGAATGCGCAATGAGGTTTTATGGCATTTATAAAGCTGAAGACAGTATGGTGCTAAATAAGGATTGACTATGAAGTATGCGATGTATTATACACTAAAGAATTTTTTTCGATATTATTTTTTTCAAGGAGAAAAGAGTAAATGGATTTTACGGTTGAAATTTTAAAGCATCCTACCGAAAACGACTGGCAATTATGCAAAACATGTACGTTAGTTACGGTTGGCAAAGAAAGTTCAAAGCCGCCTACAGAAGAATGGAAAAAGAAAATACTTAGAGCAAGGCATTCTCCTATAAGAACGCTTGAGTTCTGTTTTAGATTAAATGGCATACCAAGCTGGTGCGCGACGCATCTTGTGCGGCACGTCCACGCTACCCCATTCGTTAAAACACAACGTTCTGATAGAAATAATGGTCATGATAGAGGCGCAGATCGACAGGATACTCCAGTTAATATGTGTTGGTTTGTCAATGCTGAAGAACTTATGGTTATCGCTAATAAGCGATTATGTAGGCAAGCAGCGTATGAGACTCGTCAAGTAGTCCAAGCTATTTGCGAAACAGTGATTGAAGTCAATCCAGAGTTTACTGAATTTTTAGTACCAATGTGCTATTGGAAGAATGGTAAATGTGACGAGTTTAATTGCTGTGGATTTAACCAGACTTATCAAGGTGGTGAAGTGGATGCAGAATGAACATGTATTAATGTGTATAATGGCAGAGAGCTGTGCAGGCAAGGACACACTAGTCAACGAGCTTTGCAAACGAAACGAATGGACTCAACTAATATCATACACCACACGTGAACAAAGGGAAAATGAAGGTGCAACGCACATTTTTGTTGATACTGATATTTATATAGCAATGAAAGAAATCAACTTAATTGCTGCTTATACCTACATAACTATCAATCATTATTGGTCAACTATTGACCAGCTTTACGACTCGTCTTTTTATATAATTGATCCGTCAGGGGTTGCATCATTAAAAGCGCTAAACCTGCCAAACCTACGTATCGTTACTGTGTATATCAATGTACCAGAAGATATTCGTAAAGAAAGAGCGCTATCTCGTGGCGATGATATTAATACATATAAAAGTAGGTGCTTTTCTGAGAGACGACAGTTTAATGATATGAAGAAAAACATGGATGTAGATTACGTTATTCCGAACATTGATTTCGCAAAATCTTATTCAATCCTTAAATGGATTTGTGAAGTTGAAGGAGTTTGGAAGAATCACATAGGGGAGTGATAAGCAATATGGTTAAGGTTAAAGAAGATTTAACTGGAAAAATTTTCGGTAGGTTAACTGTATTAGGACAAGCAGATGACTACATTCAACCAAATGGTCAACATGCCGCAAGGTGGCTGTGTAAATGCGAATGTGGTAATGATGAAGTTATAGTGCTTCAAAGTTCGCTAAAACAAGGAGACACCACAAGTTGTGGGTGTTATGCTATAGAGCAAACTATAAAAAGAAGTAAAAAATATAATGTATGGATGGACGACGTTTTTTCCGATGAGCATGGAGAATACAAAATAGGGATAACAAATAATACAAATGTTATGTTTTATGTAGATCTGGATGATTATGACAAAGTAAAAGATATTTGTTGGTGCGAACACATAGTTGGGAAAACACACAGATTAGAAGGTAACAATGGTAAAAAAAATGTAATAATGCATCAATTTTTAGGATTTAAGAATTATGATCATATTGATAGAAATGAATTAAATAATAGGAAATATAATTTAAGACCATGCACTAAATCTCAAAACAATATTAATCAACCATTAAGATCTGATAATGCAAGTGGAATTAAGGGCGTTTCTTGGTCTTGCCGAAATCAAAAATGGTTTGCACAAATAACAATCAATTATGAGCACTTTTTCTTAGGATACTTTGAAAAAAAAGAAGATGCAATTGCCGCCAGACTTAAAGCAGAATATGATTTATATGGAGATTTTTCTAGTCAAAAAGAACTATTTAGAATGTATGGATTAGACAATAATGCAAAGGAGTGATGATGTATTAAAATTGCGTTAGACATAGATGACATCTTGTGTGATTTAGTCCCTACAGGCATTAAACTTTACAACGCAGAGATGGGTAAAAATATTGCACTTGACGACATCACCTCTTTTCACTTACACGAATGCCTTGACTCTCAAGATGCTGATATGATTCTTAACATCTTTGAGGGGCAGACAATTTACAACTATCTCAACCCTATTCCAGACGCTCAGTGGGGACTTGAAACACTAATAAAGCAAGGCCATCAAGTATTCTTAGCAACAGCAACACCGTATCGCAGTTTTGCTAACAAGGTAGATTGGGTGTGCAGTCACTTCTCTTGCATAACTCCAGACAATATTATTTGTGTTCAGGATAAGAGTATTTTAAACTGCGATGTAATGGTTGACGATAGGCTTGACAATTTAATAAACAATTTGTGCGAACGGATAGTGCTCGATTACTTTTGGAATAGGAGTACGTCTAAAGATTTTGCCTATGACATCCATAGAGCTTATAGCTGGACGGATATTGTAGATATAATTCAAAAAATTGAAAGGAAAAACGAAGAATGGATGAAAGAAATGTGATACTTTATTCCACGGGATGTGTACGATGTAACTTAGTTAAAAAGATGTTAGATGTACATAACGTGCCGTATAAAGAAATTACAGATAAGCAAATTATGATTGAGAAAGATTTCGAAAATGCGCCAGTCTTGGAAGTCGATAATAAAGTCATCGAAGAATATAACATGATTTTATTATGGCTACGAGAAAATGGATACTATTCTTTATGGGGAGATAATGAATATGACAATAACCAAACGTGATGGTAGAAAAGTTGATTTTGACAAAGATAAAATTAAGCTAGCTGTATTAAAAGCTTTTCTTGAGGTGGATGGAGAAGAAACTCAATACGCAAAAGAAAAGGCAAGAGAGATTGCAAATTATATTGAGTCTTTAGATAAAGATTTAAATGTCGAAGAGATTCAGGATATTGTTGTTAATAAACTGATGGCAAGTTCACGCAAAGATGTTGCTACTAAATATGTAGAGTATAGATATTTACATCATATGGCAAGAGATCAATATAGTAATCTCATTAACGCGATTTCAGAAAAACTTACTGCTTCAAATGTGCAAAATCAGAACGCAAATGTGGACGAGCATTCTTTTGGTGGAAGAATGGGCGAAGCTAATGACATTGTTATGAAGCAGTATGCGTTGGATTATTGTATGTCAGACATGGCGAAAAATAACCACCTTAATAATGAAATTTATATTCATGACTTAAATAGTTATGCTGTGGGTATGCATAATTGCGCAAAGAGATCTACAAGATTTATTACAAAACATGGCGTATATTCTTTTGAGGATTTTAAAAATGGCGATGTTATTTCTGTATTGACTCATACAGGTAAATACAGAGAGGCAACTGTTCATTCTTATGGAGAGCAAAAACTGAATAAAATTACATTTGCACGATGTGGGATTGAAGAATCTGAGTATTTTACACCAGATCATAGATGGCTACTTGCAGACGGAACTATTACAACATCTTTATCAATTGGAGATAAATTAATCAAAGCTCCTAATATAAGAGAGTTTGATTTCGATTCTGCAAACCAATTTGAACAATATTTTTGGTGTCTTGGATTTATTCTTGGCGACGGAACAAATGCAGTAAGATGGTCGCACGGAGTTAAGCATGACGATGTGCAATTTGTGAGACTAAGACTTTGCGGAGATAAAGTGAAATATGAATCAAGATTTTCTAACTTAAAACATAGTACCAAAGAGATGGATAATGGAGATTTATATTTAACATTTAGTAGCACGATTGGCATTGTAAGAAAATTTCCTAATATACATTGTATGACGCTATCTGAAAAGCACGCATTGTTTGATGGTTTATATTGTGCAGATGGGCAAAATGTCGGTAATAGAAAATCTATTTTAACCACGGATGAGCAAATTGCAAGTTTTATTGAAGATGAAGCTCCGAGCTTTGGATATTATATTACCCATGTAATTGATAAAACTGGAGAAAAAACAAATTATACAACCAGAAATTTTACAAAAGAATTTATTTTCACTGGGGATAATAATAAATACTATTGGACCGTTACAAGTATTGAGAAACATGAAACAGAAGAAGTTTGGTGTCTTGATGTTCCAGAAGATCACAGTTTCGTTTTGCCAAATGGTATTGTAACTGGCAACTGTCTTTCTATTCCATTTGATGACTTACTTTCCAAAGGATTTAATACAAGACAGACAGACGTAAGACCTGCCAATTCAGTAAATACGGCTTTTCAATTAGTTGCTGTTATTTTTCAAATTCAGTCATTGCAACAATTTGGTGGCGTGAGCGCAACACACATTGATTGGACAATGGTACCGTATGTAAGAAAGAGCTTTTACAAACACTATATAGATGGATTAAAATATTTTAACAACTGGAGCGAGTCTGCTTGCGAAGGCATGAAAATAGAATTAATGGAATCTGATTGCTCTATTGACAATGTTGAATTATTAACACAAGTAGGCATTGGACGTCGCCCATATGATTACGCAATAGATATGACAACTAAAGAAACATACCAGGCGGTTGAAGGTATGTATCACAATCTTAATACGCTACAATCTCGCTCTGGCAATCAGCTTCCGTTTACATCTATTAATTATGGAACATGTACAAAACCAGAAGGAAGAATGGTTACTAAGGCATTACTCGAAGTTTCAATGAAAGGACTAGGTAAACTGCATAAAACGTCGATATTTCCATGTGGCATCTTCCAGTGTATGAAGGGTGTAAATAGAGCTTCTGGAGACCCTAACTATGACCTATTTCAGCTTGCACTAAAATCCACTGCACTGAGATTATATCCAAATTATGCTAATGTGGATTGGTCTGGAAATGCTGGGTATGATAGAAACGACCCTAGAACATATTTTAGCACCATGGGCTGTAGAACAGCTAATGGGTGGGACATTAACGGCTTCGGTCAACTGAAAGACGGCAGAGGGAACATATGCCCCGTTACGATTATTATGCCCACTCTTGCTATGGAAGCAAAAGAGTACGTACTAAAAAACTCAGAACAATTTGAAGAAAACCTTGAAGGTTTTGCAGTGGATAAATTTTTAGAATTACTTGACCAAAAAATTCACGAAGCGAAAGATATGATCATCGAACGATTTGATTGGATTTGCAGCCAAAACCCCGACTCTGCCAAATTTATGTATGAGAATGGAACTATGGCAGGTTATATTCCAGAAGAAGGTATCCGTTCAGCATTAAAGCATGGAACTCTTGCGATGGGGCAGCTTGGGCTTGCAGAAACTTCACAAATTCTTATTGGTTGTGACCATACTACAGAACAAGGCATGGAACTCGCAAAACATATTGAACAACTATTCCAAAATAGATGTGCAGAATTCAAACAAAAATATAAATTAAATTTTGGGGTATATTTTACTCCTGCAGAAAATTTATGTTACACGGCAATGAAAAAATTTAAAGCAAAATATGGTGAAATTCCTAATGTTTCAGACAATGATTTCTTTACAAACAGTATACACGTTCCTGTTTGGAAAGATATAGATCCGTTTGAGAAAATAGATATTGAATCACAACTAACAGGATATTCAAGTGCAGGCTGCATTACTTATGTGGAACTAGAAGGTTCAGCAAAACATAATATTGAAGCACTTGAAACGATTGTAAATTATGCAATGGACAAAGATATCCCTTATTTTGCAATTAATGTTCCTAATGATACGTGTATGTCTTGTGGTTTTTGTGACGAAATCAATGATGTGTGCCCAATATGTGGTTCTAATAATATTAAAAGGCTAAGGAGAGTTACAGGTTATTTAAGCACAGATTATCGCAATTTTAACTATGGAAAACAGCGAGAGGTTGAGGCTAGGGTGAAACACGCATGACAATAGAATTACAAGACTTCAATAATAAAGTTATTGAGGAGTATTTAAATGGAAATAGTGTTTTGAGTATTGCAAATAAATATAACACAAATACACGTAAAATTCAAACTATATTGGCCAATAATGATATTTCCAAAATCAGTCAAATGAAGAGATTTAATCCACTTTTTATAGAAGATTATTTTTCTATAATTAACTCAAAAGAAAAGGCGTATTGGATTGGATGGCTTTTAACAGATGGAGGAGTGTCAAATAAAAATGACATAGAAATTGCAATAAAAAATGAAGATGGATATATCTTACATATATTAGAGAATGATTTAAAAATTTCTAATAAAGTCAAAGAATATCAAAATAATTATGTTAGATTTTCTGTTAGCTGTAAAAATATGTGCGAGGATTTGAGTCAATATGGTATTATTCCGAATAAAACAAAAACATTAAAATATCCAACAAATATCCCGGAAGAATTTGATACACATCTATTAAGAGGAATGTTTGATGGAGATGGTGGTTTTTCAATAGGCACTACCAATAGATTTTATAAACATAGAAATAAAAGTTATACAAAGCCTTATCAAGAACTGAGCTTTACTGGAACTTTGAATATGTGTGAAAATTTTCAAAACACACTACTAAAATATATAAATATGCCGAAGAAAAATATTACTAAAAATCATTCTATTTATAGGGTTAGATGGAATAATAAAAACGAAATATTATCTATTTGCAACGTGTTATACAAGGATTGTGACAATCATTATTTAAAAAGAAAGTATGACATATATCAAACATTACAAAATGGAGTGGTTGCTAATGAACTATATACAAATTGATAAAACCTCTATTAGCAATGGTTTAGGGGTACGTACTATTCTTTGGTGCGCTGGATGTAATATGAAATGTAAAAACTGCTTCAATCCTGAAACATGGGACTTTAATGCAGGTAAAGTTTTTGATGAAAAAGCAAAACAGTTTTTATTCGAACAATTAAACAAACCATATATCAAAGGACTAACATTAAGTGGCGGACATCCTTTAGAATATGAGAATTTACCAGATGTATATGATATTGTTAAAGAAGTAAAAGAAAAATTCCCACAGAAAGATATTTGGTTATATACAGGATACACGTTATCAATAAGTGATTTTGATACAACAATTGATTGTGGATGGGATAATGCAGCAATTCGCAATTATATTCTTGCAATGTGTGATGTGGTAGTCGATGGCCCCTACATTGACGAGCAACGAGACGTAACTCTTGCATTTAGAGGAAGCAAAAACCAACGAATTATAGACGTTAAAGAAACATTAAAATGTGGCGAAGTAGTCACACTAAACACAACAAAATAATTACATAAAGGAGACTAAAATTATGGAAGAACTTAAAAGAGAAAAGACGCTGGAAGAACTCAAGAAAGAATACGCAGATGCGCAGAACAAGTACAACACGCTCAAAGAAACTATAAAAAAGAGAGAAGCTGAAGAAGCCAAGAAGAAGGAAGCAGCTCTTGCATCAGAGAAGGCAGCTCGTAGAAAAGAGATTGAAGATAAGATGCGCGAACTTGAAAAACTTGAAAAGGCATATGTAAATGACTATGGTTGTTATAGCTATTCTAGTGAATCGGCCCCATTTTCATATCTGTGGCACCTGTTCTTTTAATTGAGGTGGCTGTATGAATATTAAAATAAAATACTTCACAGAAGACATCGATAAACTTCAATATATTGATGGTAAATCGGATTGGATTGACCTTCGTGCGGCTGAAACGGTTGAAATGAAAATGGGAGAGTTTAAACTGATTCCGCTTGGAGTAGCCATGGCTCTTCCAAAAGGGTATGAGGCACATATAGTTCCAAGAAGTTCAACTTTTAAGAATTTTGGTATTATCCAAACAAATCACATGGGAGTTGTAGATGAATCATATTGTGGCCCGAATGATCAATGGTTTTTTGCTGCACTTGCGGCAAGAGATACTATTATCCATAGAAATGATAGAATTTGTCAGTTTCGTATTATCGAACATCAGCCCAAAATAGAATTTGTTATTGATTCTTTGGAAAATAATACAGATCGTGGCGGTCATGGTTCAACAGGAGTATAAGCATAATAATGAAGAATGTAAAAAATGCAAATGATATCAGTGCTGTAATTGTAGCTTGTATGTCATTATTGGTGATTGCAGCTGTATTGGTGATGGCAGCTGTATACACATACAGCTGTGACACAAATGATATGTTAAACCAATTGGATGTACTGACTATAGATCAACTCAATGACACCGAGCAGGAGTCAAAGTATGCATACGACATAACTTCTGTTGAGCGTGAAATGCTTGCACGATTGGTATACAGAGAAGCTAACACAGAAAGTATTGAATGCCAAGAAGCTATTGTGTCTGTAGTAATTAACAGGTGGCAAGATGGTCGATGGGGAAACACATTAAAAGAAGTTGTGTATGCTAAAAATCAGTTTAGTCCAGCCAATTTGTTATATTGCACTACACCAAACGAAACTAATTACGAGGCTGTCGATGAAGTTATTCAAAATGGATGCACGATACCTGAGTATGTATTGTTTTTCCGAGCAGATTATCATTTTCAATGGAAGGGCTATAAGGCATATCAGAAAATAGACTCTACATGCTTCGGCTATATGAAGGCTGATAAGGAATGAAAAACGAATAGCGGCGGTAGTAAGATATCGCCGCTTTATTTTTTATAATACAGAATAACAGGAGACAAAAAACATGAACAAAAATTTTTATAATTTATTAGATTATTACAGAAGCGTTAGCATGGCGAAAAAAATGGTAAAAAATAATATTTTAACCGAGAGCGAATCTAAAGATATTTTAAAAAAGCTAAAACAACATTATAAAATTCAAGAAATTCTTGACGAAAACCACATATCCGAAATATAATTATGATGTATAATACAATCGGATATGAGGTGATATAGTGAAACCTATAATTATTGAAGCTAACAAAAATACAACTTCTCAAGTCAGTTTATTTTCTAAAAAACAAACTGGTGCTTACTGTCGTGTGTCATCCGAGAAAGAAATGCAGCTTAATAGCTTTGATGCACAGGTAAAATATTATACCGAATATATTAATCAACACGAAGATTGGGAGTTGGTAAAAATATATGCGGATGAAGGCATTACTGGTACAAATACAAAAAAACGTTCTGGACTAAAAGATATGCTAAGAGACTGTAGAAATAAAAAATTAGATTTAATTATATGTAAAAGCATTAGCCGAATGGGAAGAAATACATCAGACTTGCTTAAAATTGTTCGTGAAACACGAGAACTTGGAGTTGACATTTATTTTGAAAATGAAAATATTCATACGCTTGGCTCTGGAGGCGAATTTCTTATAACAGTATTTGCTTCACTTGCACAAGATACAAGTCGTCAAATTTCCGAGAATGTAATTTGGGGACAAGACAAGGCAATGCGTAATGGAAGAATATTTTGTAATAGATATATTATGGGGTATGATCTTGTAGACAAAAAGTTAGTTGTTAACGAAACACAAGCCAAAACAGTTCGTAGGATTTTTGATTTGTACTTAGAAGGATGTGGTGTTAGAACTATCGCCAAACAGCTTGAGGCAGAAGGCCATAAAACTGCAAAAGGAAATAGTAAATGGAACCCAATTTCAGTCAGAGCAATACTTGAAAATGAAAAATATTGTGGACATCTATTGCTTGGTAAAAGTTATACTCAAGATTATCTTACTCACAAAAGAGTAAAAAACAAAGGGGAAAAAGTCAAATATTTGTTTACAGAGGATGATGATGGTAACTTTTGTGTTCCACCAATAATATCCGCAGAAACTTTTCAAGCAGCGCAACAAGAGATAAAACGAAGGCAAGAACTGTCGGATTCTAAATCTAAAAATGGTGGAAGAACTCGTTACAGTAATCGTCACGCTTTGAGTGGAAAGATTAAGTGTGGAAAATGCAACGCGACATTTAGACGAGCTGTATGGAATAGAGGAAAACCATATGAACGAATTGCGTGGAGCTGTACAACATATGACGAAAGAGGTAAAGATGTATGTGACAATGAATCTATTCCCCAAGATATTATTTACAAGGGTATTACTTTAATTCTACAAGATTTGAAACGTAACAAAGATTGTGTACTTGATAATTTTATGAAAAGTGCCGAAGAAGTTATTAACAGTACGGGCTATGAAACAGAAATGTTAGATGTACAAACTCAAATATCTCAATTAAATACTGAGCTAAAAAATTTGCGCTTAATGCGTAGAAGAAATGAAATTTCGGAAGAAGAATTTTTGGAAGATGCAGATGAAATACGAGAAAACATACAGACATTAAACAGGGTGTATTCTACATTAGAGACAGATCATTCATTGATAACAAACAAAAAAGATAAGTTAAAATTACTCAAGAAAACATTACAACAAGAATGCGGATCCATAGAATGCACAGATGAAATCATCAAAGGCTTAGTAAAGAGCATCGTGGTTCATAGCCGTAAAAATATAGAAATTTATTTATCTGGCGACATTGAAGCAAATTTGTCTGTTACGACTAAAGACATATCCGAATGTACAGTGCAACCTGTACTGCTTAATACATACGTATATGATTTCTCATTAATGTTACCAACATCAAAGATAGCTAAAAATCTATATAGTAATATTAAATTTACAGTATATATTAATATCTAATCGTATTTTCTCTCCCCTATTTATATTTTTTATTTATTGCTATCAACTTGCCGAATTTTGCTATCATTTTTGTTTTATGATATAATGCAGGGGAGAGGTGATTATAGTGAAAGATGAACGAAAAGCGATTACAATTCGTGTATCTCCTGAGCTAAAATTTCAAATTGACAAAGCTGCAAACAAAGACAATCGTACTATAAATTCATGGATTATAAATTTAATTAAACAGCATCTTGAAAGCCAAAAAAAATAGGGTGCAACTTTTATATTGCACCCTATAACATTAAACATTTTCTTTAGATTTGGTATTAATCTGCTTGCTTGTTTTACAAATCTGATCGATCAGTTCGCTAATTTTAGCAAGAGATTCCTCTGTCAAATTAAAATTCGAAACCTTTGCGCTTGCTTTAATCATTTCAAGCACCCACTCTTTACGTTCGGCACCAGTTTCAAACATTGTTTCTGCTGTAGCCATATATTCCATAGTCATTTCAATAATCTTATTCCAATTTTTTTCTTTAACAAAAGCAGATATTGTATTTGCCAGCTTAACTACAAGTGGTATACATACAGTCAAAGCACTACATACAGCCACTACAAGTTCGATCCATACAGAATATGTTTCCATATTAAACACTCCTTATATTACATAACAGATGAATTATTATTTTGAAAGTCTTCATATGAGATTTGTTGTTCTTCTTCGTTTAATTTGTTGTCTATAGTGTCTATTTCATTTTCAATTTCCATTTTAGCTCTGTGAATATCTAATACACCTATGTCATTAAGAATATTATATTTTTCTCTTAAAAAAGCCATGCGTAATTTATAAATATTTTCGCTTCTTGCCTTACTATAATAAAAACCACAAGCGGTGCCAAACGCTCCACCAGTTGTTGTTAAAAGACCAACAACAGATGTCCAATCTACATATGAGCCACTTATCATTGCTATTGTGCAAGAGATAATAGTATACATTACAGCAATAACAAAAATTATTCCACATGCAAGAATAATTTTTTTAGATGTCTCCATGTTGTTTTTTTTCATAACATCACCTCAGTTGTTTTGATGTATAATCATCCTTGTTTTATTTTTATGAAGTCTTGTTGCTTATAGTATTGGGATATAGCATCATACATATTTGTTCCAATATGATTCAAACCCAATTTGTTATGATATCTATCATATATATCTTCAATTTGCAACATTTCTTCCGGGAGTATTTGCAGTCCTCTACAGCATCTATTATAATAAGTTGACAATTCTGATTTTAATCTTTCTGCTTCATTTTCTAGTACTTTTTGCTCTATTTTTATAATACGTTCTTGTATTTTTGTATCGTTTGCCAAAGACTCATCTAATTTTTTATTTAAATTTTCAATGTTATCTGCCATTTTTCTATATTGAGATTTGTTGGCAATGGAGTTTACAATTGCCTGTCTTAGAGGTTTAATAATTGTAATTAATAATGCTATGCAGGATGAAACACAGCCAACAGCTGTTGCAATATTTTTAAATATTTCCATATCACGTTCTCCTTAAGTATAATTAATATTCATTTTAGTCATTCTCCTTTTATTTCTGGTAAAATATAATTTAATTTATCTTTTAATTCATATACTATTTGTTTCAATATTTCGTTTTCTTGCTTTAATTTTTGAATCATATGTGTGTTAAGTGCAATAAATTCATTATATACAAGACCATACTCTTCACTATATCCACGATAATATTCCGAATCTTCTTTCACCTGGTAGCGTAGTATTCCACCGAACTTCGTATTATCAAGACCACTTTCCGCCAATGCTTTTTCAATAGACTGGGCACCGAAGCCAATATGATATCTTCCAGATGTACCATCATTATACTTAAATGCAACAGGATGTAGTTTATCAAAAAATGCTTCATATTGATTCAAATCGACAAAACTATTCTTCAACCTTTCGTCTGAAGTAACAGCTACGCCACTGTTGTTAGGTGCTCTTACAGTTTGACCTCTGAGATTCAAAACTGTAGAATATGAAGACGATCCAGCCCAACCAATACCTGCTGTTAATCCATCCGTATCACGATTTATAATATCATGATTTGCATTGTCCTTCCATTGGCAATACATAGCAAAAATTAAATCGTTATATTTGGACGTTGACCCAAATTTCCCATCTGTTGCAACATTGCCTGTAACGTTTGCTGCGCAATTAAATGTAAGTACCCCAGAGGCGGTCTCTAATATAGAAGAAGTCCCACTTGTTGCATTGTCATATGCAAATACAATACCCGGCTTGTATGGAGATATCGCGCCAGTTTTGCCTTCTGTAGTTCCTACTAAATATACTCTACCATTATTGCTTATACATGCACCCTGTTTACCATCATATGCGTCTGTTTTCCCATTAGTAAATAATTCTTTATCAGATACTATATTCTCATTTACATAAAAATCACTATCTCTTAACTGCCAATATCCTTGCGTGGTAAACGCAGAATTATCTACAGAATATCTTCTACGACAAGTAACGTTTCCACCATTGTTCACATATAATTGCACCCTAATATCCGCAGTTTCATTAGTGCCATCCTGATTAATATCATCAGAGACACTTCTACGAGTTACAGTAACGTATTCTTGTGTAGAATTGTCTATATTAACTCCTTCTTTAAAATGTGTCTGCCAGTTACATTCAAATAGACCAGAAGCAGTCGAATCAACCACTGTGCTTAGACCACCAATAGCAACGCCATTACCGTATTTTGCAATGTTAATCGTGCGTTCAGATACACCTAAAACTGTTGATTTGTTGTTTGTGTTATATGAATCTTGAATAATTGCCTTGACAGTGTAGCTTGAAGATGTTGCAAAATTTCCATTATATATGCCAGTATAAGTGTTTGATGTATTATCTGTGTTCAAAACTGTTATTGTAGAAGCATAATCATCTTTGCTGCTGCATAATTTAACTGTGCGAGTATTTGCTCCATCAACAGAAGCATAACTAGATTTAATGACAATTTTTGCATAAGTACCATTATTATCTAAAACACCACTGGCATTACATCTTTGCGCAGAAATAGAATTAATCTGTGGTGCTGCATATTCATATACATTTACGGATACAGTTTTGTAATCCGAAATTCTACCCCTAGCGTCTTTAGCTGCAACCTTATACTGAACTGTTCCAGACGTCTGAATGGTGCTACTTGTACGGGTGTTACTTGTACTGTTATATGTGCTTGAGGAGCCTGAGATATTTGCGCCCTTAAAGACATATGAGCTAATTGAAGATCCGCTACCCGCAGATGCAGAAGCTACTAATTTAATTTTTGATTTACCCTGCACGTACTTGTTGTTTAAACCACTAACTAATGTAGTACTCACAGATGACACCGTAGGTTTAATGTTAGATGGCACGTTAACAGTTATTTCTTTGTAAATACGAGCAATATAGTCAGAATCATTGTTTGCAGAATCCAAATAAGTATAAAGAAAAACCTTCATTTTTGCGCTTGTAGTTTTGGGCAACCAGCTATGTGGGATTGTGTATGCAAATGATGTTGTTCCTTTTGCAATCCATCCACTTGTATATTTTGAACTGCCGTTTATTTCAAATCTAATTTTATGCTTAAATGTGGAACTTGATGGAGTTATTGTTGATATTAACGAAGAGCCTGTATTTACACTTGATGGAATAGATAGTGCCGAAGAACGTGGTATAGTGTCTAAAGTAATTGATTTAGAAGCAGTTAAATCAGATATATATGTTCCGCCATAAGTGCCGTTAAATTCCATATTACCCTTGATTGTAATACTTTTTGTACCATCGTTATTGTGAGGAACAGTAACAGTGTATTCCGCGACCTTAGTAGTTTGTAACGTAGAAGTGTTGCTAATATTAAAGTTATATGCCCAACTTTTTTTACTTCCATTAATAGTAACGTAAGAATCAGACAATGCAGAACCTCTTAAACCGTAGCTTTTAACATAAACTTTGGCTGTCACACTTGATGTGTTCGCGCTAATGTTTTGCGTTGATGACCATGTCACATAAAGACTCAATCCATTAACAGACTGTGATGAAAAATTTCCAGACGCCATAATATATACCTCCTTTTTAGTTCAATACAGAAAAGCTAAAACTATCATTATCTTCAATGACTATATACATATTCCCCAAATTAATAGTACCTTGTACATTTAAGTTATTTTCTACAGTCACTTTTGGCGCAATTAGCTGGTTATTTGCTAGAGTAAGTAATTTATCTGAGTCTTGATAAAATGCAAGCTCTGTGTTCGTAAATAGACTTGTGAATGGACTAATTTCTCCAGAATCAGTTTTTGCACCTATTTGCAATCCTTGAGAATTAATGCGAACGTATTGTGATAAATTATTCAATGTCTCATGTATGTCTTCTAATTCCATGTCATATTTTAATGTCGGAGTCCAATCGTCCGCATTATAAGTCGTATTACTAGTTTGTGCCTGTAATAATGTTCCTTGTAAATATGCCCCATGGTCTTCATCAGAATTAGTAATCCATAAATCACCAACATTATATTGCGAAGGTCTACTTGTATATATCTTGTTATTTGAATCTGCATCTGCTGAAATCCAGTTTTCTTCTGCTGCATCCCAAATAAACATCATGTATGTTCCATTTTCATTCTTTTTAATCCATATTTGCCCGTTTTGTACATTCTGAGGTGCAGTATCAGAAACAATAGGGTCAGAAGTGTCTGTTAGTGTTAGTGTCCCCATTACTAAAAACCCATTTGCTTGGTTTTCCACATCACATTTAAATGTTGCTGTAGATGTAAAATCATTCGTTGATATAATTTTAACTTTTTCTGATTCTCCCATTGGAATATCACTACCATTGGTATTTATTTGACTCCAATAGTATGACAACTCTTGTAAATCATTAGACGGCTCCCATGCGCTCCCATTGTATTTTTTTAGTGTAACTGTTTCATTACTATTATCAATTGAATACCAATAGTCATTTATGCTAGGAGATTGTGGTTCAATAATGGAAACCGGACCAAGTAACGGGTCTACTTCTCCATACTGGCTATATACTAAAGTGTATATAATCCAATAATACTTTTTAGTTAAAATGTTAATATTACTTGATATACATATAATGACACTATATGAATCACTTTTGTCCTCAACCATGATTGTGGCTGTATATGTATTGCCATTATAAATCATATCACATTTATAATTTTTAAATTTATCTACATTATCACGAGTAACAATATACGAAGATGAAGTACCTTCCTGTATCAACGACCATTCTGTGTCGTTTTGCTCATACCACCTATATGTTGCTTCTCCTGTTTGTATCTGCGTGCTTCCAACATATGCAACAGTTTGTAGAGTAATAGATTCTATTGTGTTGGATAAAACATATCCATTAGGGGCATACAGTTGGAATGTCACACTTGCGTTTCCTGATGCTGAAGTAGCACCAGATACAATCAAGGAAAATGACACTTTTTCTGTTGCTGTTAAACCATCTGTTGTTGTGGCAGTGCAAATATATGTTATAATTCCACTTGAAGAAGTAGATAAATTATTTGTACTTACTGTTAAAACTCCATTTGAAACAGTTTCTCCAGACATTAAATTCACTGGAGTTGAACCACCGTCTTGTCTTTTCCACGCAATAGACTCAACAGATGTTGTAACGTCTGCTGAGTTTAAGAATACTGTAGGCGTAAGAACTAAATTTGTTGTCTCCCATGACGGAGAATATGTTGCCGGGTTTACACTATTGTCTTTCACTTGTACTACAGGCAAATTGTATGCAATACTGATTGATAGATTTTGAGAATCTGTCATATCAATAAAGGTTTGCTGATTTGACATAAGTCCAACTATCATATTGTACTCCTCCATTATTACGTAGTTTCAATATCAACTTTGCAACAAATTGTTGCATTATTTTCAATATCCGAATGAGTAATTGCTATTGTTTTTGTGCCAACGTGTTTAGAGTTCCATGTGTTATCGCTTGATGTATCAGATGATGTACGAATCCATTTAAATTTGCTGCTACTAATAGTGTTCGTTTTATCTTCGCCCTGATTATAAACTTTACAAGTTAATATAGTTGTTTGGTTCTTGTCGGTAAAAATTGTTGGCCCATCAGATGTAATTTCAATTGTCCAACCAATGGCTTGTTGAAAATCACTTTTTGTTGCATATGTACTACTACCATCTGCTCCAAGAATTTCAACTGAGCCATTTGAATTTACTTTAAACGTCCCGCCTTCTCCCCCGATTTCTAGCGAACCACCTTTAATCTCCGATCCTTCAATATATCCACCAATCATGCAATCAGTAAGAATACCCCATCTTTTTTCACCTTTTACATTAAATGCTCCAAACACGCCCTTGCTAGTATTCCAATTGTCATTTGTAAACACAAGTTTATTATTACTTAAAAGAAACTGCTCTGGCTCATATGTATTCTCGGTGCCTTCAACTAATTTTCGACCCAATATCCCACGTGAGTCCCAAGAAATGCTTTGATTAGATGTGCTGCCAACTTGCAAAGCTGCATCTTTTAATCCATCTTTAATGGCTTTATCTAATGCTGTACTTTTTTCAACTGCTTTTTGCCAACTAGAAGAACTAGCCGCAACGGTTTTACCTGCCGTTACTGCCTGTTGCAATAGATCAGCTGTTTTATCAACTTCATCTTTTGTGGTAACTAAATCACCAAATGTACATGAAAAATCAGATAAATCATCAAAATTAATAGAGACTTCTAACAAACGAGCTCTCTTGATGTAGTTCTCTCTTAATTCAACTTTTACAAAATTGCCAAGCTGGAACTGTTCTCTTAATGGAGCAAATTCTGATATAGCCATAATATTTGCCATGTTAATACTAAAAGAAAGCTTTGGTTGACAAATTTTCTTTAATTCTTTAATAGCTTCTTCGAGTAATGCTTTTTTAATTGATATTTCTTCTTCTTCAGACTCATATCCAGTTAGAATGATATTACTGTTATTGTATTCGTCTTCTCTTATAAATGGAGATAATCTTATTAGTTCTCCCTCTGTAAAGAAATTCTCCATTGCTGATTCACACTTTAAAGTATTCATTCTGGATAAATTCACACCCTGAGAGCGGCTATAAGCTATATATGGGATTCCATCGCCTCCAATGTATACAGCATATTCATTGTCGGCATCTCTCGCAATAGTAAAACGTGCTATTCCAAATTCCTTTTCATATCCAGTAAGTGTTATGGTTCCATCACTGTATTCTTCTGGGAAATAATCAACAAGAACACTCAATAGGTTCTCTGAATTAATTTTGTCTTTTGTAAAATAACGGTTTTTAACAGCTACACCATTTAACAAATATGAAGCACGTAATTCTTTTTCAAGCAGAGTCTCTTGAACAACCTGCAGCTTCTCGTAGTTTTCTATATACCTTGCATAATTTTCATAGTCGCTTTGGTTTTCGTTATTCACGGTTGGGTCATACTCTATCCATGAACCATTTTTATAAATATATAACATTAACGGGCTACTATCTGTATCAAGCCATTTTGTACCAGCAGCAATCTCACCAGTTGGCTGCGTGTCACTTGCTACACATTGATTACCTTCTTTGGAATAATATCCTTCTGTTTGCGCAATAAATATTTTTGTATAAACAGATTGCTTTTCTTGCAACAGTCTAATTCCATAATCTTCTATGTTTTCTTTTTTGGTTTCGTCCTTAACGAGGCACAAATATGCACCTAAAGTGCCAATAGATTTAATTGTATAGTTGTTAAGACCCAAATAACTTGCAGTAAGCTCTTCCACCACCCATTGACGCAATGAACACTCTACGGATGAAATTACACCAGTCGTCGCGTTTGTTGTGGTTCTACGAACTTTATATGTAGATTCGTCATTTTTGTAATACACACGAATTGTAGCGCTATCAGAGTCGGCATTTTCTAAGGTTAATAATACGTTATCCTTTTTATTGCATTTAATATCATCATTTACATGATATAAATTTAATTTCTTTTCAAGTGATGATTTTGCTGTGTTAATTGCCGCTTCTATGTCCGAATCAGATGCACCATCTTCGTATATTGGTTTATACAAGCAATATAATAACTCAAACTTATCTCCTATTCGCAATACGTTTTGGTCTATTGGGATGGCATTCATTAAATCGTTATATTCGTTATAAGCTGCAACCCATGCAGATATGTATGTTGTGTATTTTTCTGTATTTTTTTCAACTTGATTGATATATTTGTTATATGCAATATATAAATCATTCCCAAGCCACATTGGGTCATTATAAAATGATAGATTCATAATATTACTTTCTCCAAGATTTACATCTCTGATAGATAAATCGTCTCCACCAGTTACTTTTAATTTCGTTCGTATTTCATCGGTAGAGTATTTAATATCAATTTGTGACGCAAGGTTTTCTCTTGAAATAAATACGTCAGTGTTCCATCTTGTTTGAATTTCATTATTATCAGTCATGCCATCTTCTTCTGTAGCATAGAAATTGGCAACGCCATTAATAGAATCCCACTGTATTACATATTGAAATGTTTCTGCTGCTGTGTTGCACAAAAAGTCATAAACAGAGATACGATCTTCACTAAAAGTCCTTTCTTGGAACCACAAGTCTGGATCAACAGCACCTATTTTCCACTCAGGAATATAATTGAACACGATGTGTAATAAACTTAATGCCGGGTTAGAAGGATTATAAAACCTCACGTTTGGAAATGCTTTTACATATAGTTGTTCGTCGTATTCTGCAAACGCATTTGCATCAGTGATTTTGACTTCTGTATAAACATAAGAGTCATTGTCGGTGTACTCTTTAATAAAATATCTTTCGTATGGGTCAAATGTTGTCGGGGCATTTATATATGGTCTATCTATTGAATAATCTACACCATTTTTTTGCATATGATAAATATACTCTAAAGAGTCGTCTTCACCAGTATTCACTCTAAAAGTATCAAGATATTTTGTACTTGTTGAATATTCTAACGAAAAGCAAGAAACTGTTTTACTATCATAGTCGTTTAAATTTTCTTGTACATCTTGAATAACAAAATGTCCAACTCCAAGAATATAAATAACACGCAAAGAGTCTATAAGTGAATAATATGGATTATTTATCATTTTACCTTGAATGGTGTCATTATATGTCTTTGCAACAGAAAATTGAATTTCTGAATAAGTGTTAAATTTGAATGTGCCAGAAAAATCATATATCTGTAATTCGCCTATAATCTCTTTATTCGGTTGGCACAAAAACACAGAAGGGGGAGTGTAATTTTCAAATAAATTTGATGGTAAATTCATAACTACTCCTCCTTTATTATAATTGTCCAACTTTACGCGGCTCTGCCCATTCTATTTTAACTGTGCAATTACCTGACACTTTTATATTATTTTCACCTTTAATGAAATATGGGAACTTCCAATTAAAATCATTTCCAAAAACTCTTAACGGAGTATTTGAACTTGCGATAACTCTGTTGGAACCATCTAAAGTTATTACTTCATTTCTATAGCATCCGACAATTGTAGATTTTGTAACAGATATTTTATTATTTTTTTTATACGTGTTGGTTATTTCTACACCATTACCAACTTTACACATAGGCTCCCATCCATATCCAGAATTTTCAAGCATGCATCCTTGATAAATTTTCATGTCATTCAGACACAAGTAGCACAATCCCTTTGTTGAAGAATCAGATGTTTGATTTTCTATACTTGTATCCGCAGGAAAAATGCCAGCTAATGTGTATTTTTTACCATTAATATTTATGTGATATAAGTATTTCGGTGGATTAACATTTGCATATTTTGGGTCTTTATATCTATATACTGTGTTTTGCATCATGTCGAATGATGACTGCATCGGGTCTTCGTCCGTATCAAGGTATATGCTATCGCCTATTGTTATTGTTATTTTTGGATATAATTTCTTTTCTTCTTCGTCGGTGCGGCAGTTTATAAGTATCGATTCAGAAGCATTAACTGTTTTTTCTATTATTTTTATTGGAGAATAAGCATAAGGAGAGGTGTTTTCAAATTCACATACATATCCTATTACTCTGTTATTGGCTATCTTCTGTTGTTGTAGAGTAATGATATTACCATATAAAACATAAGATATTTCTTCTGTATCATCTTTATATATCTCAAGTTTATGCATTTCATTTCCACCTGACAACCAAGATAAAATTTTTCTATTCTCACATTCATCAAAGTCACTAAAATCATTTTTTACAAAAGTAAGTGTCGCTGTTAATGGTTGATTGTATTTATACCCATGTATTCTTTTATAAGATCCATCCCAACTTGTGGATGACACTACTTCTTTGTTTAAAAAGCTGTCAACTTCACTGTTATCATCAGAAAATGATACGTCAGCAAGAACGTCATAATCTATATTTGTCTTATTTCTGAATTTAATTTTGTACGGAGATATCACGTTATAATCACCGTTCCTTTCTAACTACTGCATTGTTATATAATAAAAGGAGGGATTTCTCCCTCCAATTATTACATAATTTATTATTTTACGCCGCCCACTCTCTTGATGCCATAATTAAGTTTTCTTGAGAATATGTCAAGCTGTTCTTGTACGAGCTTTTTGAGCTCTGGTATTGTTTCTTGTGTTGCATTTTCTACTCTTAATAATGTGTCGAATGTTAATTCAATATTGTTATTAACATCAACACTTGGGATGGACACTTTAATTAAGTTATTTCCAAGTTCACTGGTCTGTGACTGTGCAATATCTATTATCTTTTTGGTTAAATCTGCTGGAACAACACTTGTGCCTTTGCGCATGTAGGAAAGATTACCATTTTTGTTAGGGATAAGAACTAATTCGTCACCGTATTGTGGTTCGTCTGTAATAGCCCATTGGTCTTGTTCTACGCCAAGCGTACCTTTTGCATAAAATGCCTTTGGCAGCATATTTTTAATAGTATTATATCTTTTAATGCCTTGCCCAATAGCAGATGACCCACCTTGTTCTCTTAACGCATTAATTTTACTATTAATATAACTTACCATTGCGACTCTTGTACTATCCCCATACAAACCGTCTTGAGACTTCATAGATTCTATTCCATAATTATACATGGTGCGTTGCGCTCTCATAACAGCAGACTTTGTTGCGCTTCCATACTTTCCATCGACTGTTAATCCAGCACTAAATAAAGAATTTAGAACATTCTGCAGTGCCTTTACGTCTGATTCTGATGGTTGTCTATATCTCGAAAACTCTTTTTTAGTAGTTTCTTTTGTTGATGATTGTGAACTATTATTCCTGGTGCCACTACCGCCAGTACCAGAAATAGTACTTGATACGTACTGTGCATTACTAGCAGCCGCATTCATCTCGTTAATAGCATTAACAGCGTTGTTCGCTTTGTTAATGATATCTTGAATAAGAGACTGAATGTTATTAGACCACAAATTCCATGGGTCGTCCGAAGGAGCGGTAACATTCGGTGGGACTACATCTGCAAATTCATCTGATTTACTTATCACATCATTCAGCGCATTTATAACTGTCTGATTAAATTCTTCCGCATTATTTACTCCCTCTTGGAAAGCAGTTATTAAATCATTTGTTAATTGCTCTTTTTTGCCAGAAGCGTCATCAGCTACACTTTGTAATGCGTACATTACTTCTGGAGCAAACGTATTTTGAGCGTAGTCTTTAACTGTTTCCCAAGGCAATTGCAAATCAGAAGTTAAAGGAGAAGTCGCCTCGTTAACAGTAACTTTTATAGATTCTACAACACCTTCAATGCTTGTCTGGAATAAGCCTGCAGAAAGTGAACCATTACCGAATAGCTCGTTAATTTGCTCTGTAATTATGCCACTATAGATACCAGTTTGCTCTGTGAAGTCAGCTAAGTCAAGTATACCGCTTTCTTTGTAGGCGGTTGCTTGTGTCGCAGCATTTTGCCATGGAAGCATTAAGTAATCTGATAAAGTTATTCCGTACTCTGATGAAACATTGTTGAGTCCTGTTAGTATCGAGTCTGCGTTTATGAGCACTTGTGCCATACTGTCTGCGACTACTTGCTCTACGTTTTCTAATGTTTCGCGAAGTTGTTCTACGTAATCTTCTTTTGATTTTGTATAGCTGTCGAGCTCGTCATCATAGGCAGAATTTTGAGAGTCGATTGCATGTGAATAAAAAGTATCATTTAAAGATTCTTTTGCTTCTCTTAACCATTATGTTACTATATTAAGCGAATAAAAAATTGTTTATTTTTCCTTCTATGTCTTCATTGTATGCAATACGAAGTAATGGAATGTTGTTTGCCTTGCAATAATCCGTTTTTATTTTATCATGAAACTGTCTATTTTTTAAACCATCTTCTCCACCAAAAAAATCCACAACTCTAAAATGTTGTTCGCCATCATATTCTATACATACATTTAAATCTGGTAAATAAAAATCAAAAGGAAGAGCTTTTTTATCTTTACAATCATCAAACATATATTGCTTAATATAAATAATATTATGTGTATCCAAATAATTGCTAATATTTTTTTCGCCATGAGATTCGTTGCATTTTGGACATCCGCTTCCTCTTAAAATGTTATTCGGTATACCAAACCATTCGTATCCACATTTTAAACACTGATGTATAATTGGCGTAATCGCATTAATGTAAATACCAATCACTTTAATATTTATATTCCTTTTTTCTAGTTCGTTGTCGTACTCAATATGTGTTTTTGTATTAGCATCATGAATTTTTTCAATTTGACATTCCTTGCACCCATATCCTTTTAATGCATCAGATGGTCTTACATTAAACTCATTTCTATGCTTCTTGCAATAATGTTTTATTGGATTGATACTGCCATTATATTGCTCTTTAACCTCAAGGTTTGGGTTTTTAACTGATAGCTCTACCACATATTCGTCATGTGTTTTCATTTTTGATTTTCTAGCTTTATTAATACCACACAATGGACATCCATATCCGGATAAAATATTGCTGGGCCTTGCACTCCATATATTACCACAGATATTGCATTTGTGTAATATACTAGTTTTACCATCAATATATTGCTCTAAAGGCTCTATAAAAGCATTTTTATCAATCAGCTCTTCTATGTATTGTTTATGCGTTTTCTGTCGTTTTTTAATATTTGTAATGTCTTTATCAATTTTACATTGATTACAACCACAACCTCGTAATACATTGTCTGGAATAGCCATCCATTCCACATTATGTATTTTGCAACGATGCAATATTTTCGTTTTTGCGTTTATGTATTGCCCCACAACTTCAATATTTTGATTTTTAATTTTTAATTCCGCAACATATTCTTCTTGTGTCTTATTCTTGCTCATATTATTTTCACCTCCACTTCACTAAATAATATTACAATTTTTTATTCGCAAGGTTCGTTAAACCTTATAGATTTTACTTTAATCAGTAAATTTTTCTCCAACTTTCATTGAAGTGCAGACCATATTATTTATCATAGTTATTTTGTATTGTAATAATAACATTAGATACCCTCCACTTCGGGACACTTGTCCCTAATCCCATTTCAGGGAATGGTCGTTGAACCTTATTTGTAATATTATACCATAATTATTTTGTTTTGTATATTGGTAAAATACATGAATAATATTATAAATCTTGGCTGCTGATTATCCAATTCTAACAATTTTCAACATTCACGCTCGTTGTCACCAACCACGTTGTAGTTTGTAAGACTCTAAGGATTTTCCAGCAATTCAAAGGGATACACTATAAACTTTCGTATTATAGCGGACTATGACTTATTTAAGCCTAATCTTTTTCAAGTTTTGTTCTTGCGGCTATTGTCGCAGCGTCTGTCGAGCCCGACATTGCTGCTATTTTGCGCTCAAGCGCTGCTATATCTTTTGTCTGAGATTTAATATCTTTTCTAAAATTGTATAGATCACGTTCGGCATCTAATTCTTTTTTCTTCAAGTCTATTAGTTCAGTGTAAGCATCAATTTCCTTTTGAATACCCTGCTCAATCATATCAATACGAGCTTCATTAATGTCAATAATAGCATCTTTTGCATCTTTATATGCATTAATGCTCTCCCATTGTCCATTTTTCAGTTCCATTAATCTGTCATAATAGTCCTGCTCGCTCATATTGCCTTTTTTGTATTCTTCGTTTAGTTTCTCTATTTCTTTTGCATATTCGGCTGCCTGTTCTTTGGCTATCGCCATCTTCTGAGTCATTAGTCCAAGAGACATAATACCTTCTTCTGTCCAAGAACCATCCTCAAGAGCGACATCTTCATCAGATATAAGACCATAAACATTCTCAAGCTCGTCATAAACATCCTGGATTCTCTTCAAGAACTCATCGAACTTTTCAAAGCTCATTTCTTGTATGGTCTTATTCCATTGTGCCATTGCCGTTTCGGATGCTAATACTTCTTTTTCTAATGCGCGAATATCTGCTTGAGCCTGAACCCACTCATCGTCTTCTGCGGTGTAGCCGTTGGCTTCCATTTCGGCGAGTTGATCGCGAAGTCTCTCAATGCTCGCCATGTTAGATGCCTGTCTTTGCTTTTCATTAGCAATAAGTTCTTCGTACATTTCTGCAGGAACAGTTATGCCCAGTGCTTCAAGATAATTCATATATTCTTCTATATATGATTGTCTATCATTGAATACGTCATTAACATTACTGAACGCATCTTTTATGTCATTGAACTTTTCAACAGACAAAGCATTTATTTCTTGCGCAACTTCAGCAATTTGATACTGGAATTCATTTGCCGCAGAAGTACAGTCATTAATTGCGTTGACCATTTCAAGCCATTGAGAATCTCCAACTTGAATGTCGCCACTGGCAATTGCTTCGGCTAATTGTCTTTCCAGCTCGGCTTTTTTGTTCAGAGTTACTTGAACTTGTTGTTCCAGCTGGCTTGTTTGATAATCTAAAATTTCTTTTGGAATGCTTATACCATATAAGTCTGCGTACTTCTTGTAATATTCCGCATTATCATAATTTCCTTGATAAACATTGGTTAAATTATCATATGCTTCTGATGTGTTATTAAATCTATCTAAATACGCTTGCTTCTTGTTCTGTTCGTTTTGAGCTTTTGTGATTTCGCTTTGACGAATATCTGCCTCTTTTTCATAGATAGTCTCTAACATATCATAGATTTGTTCTTCTGTTAGAATTTGACCGTTTTCATCAATGCCCTTTTGTAATAATGCTTTGAGTCTTTCGACTTCATTTTTGCTACTTTGAATTTTTGCATCTTCTTCAGCATTGAGCTGATTGTAAGTTTCTGGTGAAATAGTAGCATATTCATTACGAAGCTTTAAAAGTTCAATTTCATCTTCAAGATATTGTATGCGTTTATCGTGTAAACTCTGTTCGCGACTATATGCTTCTTCAATTTTATTGAATACATCAATATAGAGTTGAGCTATTTGCTTTTGAAGCTCTACAATTGACATTGTAGTTTCTTGGATGGCATGTTCTACTGACCAGACGGCTTCGGCGTATTCATACCAGTTGTCGGAGTTTTTAGCTACAGTTGACATTTGAGCAAGAAGCTCTTCTCTTTCCTTTTCATAAAGTGCTAACTTCTGCTGTTCAAGTTTAATTTGTTCTTCGTATAAATTTCTGCTAACTTGCTTGTCTTCTGCTTCTAAACGAGATATTTCGTTTTCAATATAAGTTTTCTGATTTTCGAGTAAAGAGATTTGATTCTCGTATTTCTTTTTAAGCTTTTCAAGTGCAGAATCTGAATCCTTGCTATTTTTGTCAGTAATTTCGTCTGCGTAATCACGACCAATACCAATCCTGTTCCCGCTAAAATCAAATTTGAATGTTTTGTTATAATAACCATCTAGTGTTGACGCAACACTATCAACAACTTTTCCTACATTAGTGCTAATAGAGTCTATTGAACTAATAGTATTTCTATAATCAGATTCAATCTTGGCTTGTTGGTCAAGATATTCACGGTCTGTTAATTCGGTATCTTTACTTAGGTTGGATAATGCTGTTTCTTTGTTAGCTTTGGCAATTTCTTTAGCAGCCTTTTTTGCCGCAACGACTTTTGCTTCTTCTGTTGATACAAAATCTGATAAATTAACGCCATATTTTTCCCGTAACTCTGTTTCCATATCAGCAACCGCTGAACATATATTGATAGTGGCTGCATTAGCAATTGCTTCTTTTGCTTGCTCTACAGTAGAATAAGCACTTAAATCTATATTGTATCCTTGTAATTTTTCATCTAATTCTTGTTGCAATGTTTGTCTGTGAAGAAGAATTTCCTGTGCGTTGATAACACCAAGAGATTCAAGACGTGCAACCATAATTTGCAGTTCTTCATCTGTTAAGTCAGATAATAAATTTTTCTGTGCTATATATGCGTTGGCTACATTTGTAATTGATTCCTCAATATTCCCTTCACCAGTAGCGAGGACTTTATATAGCTCTTCAAAACCATCTATATCACCAAATAGTTCGGATAGACTCTTGAGAGTACTTACTGATGCAGTTCCATCTTCTTTAAATTCTTTTACCGCATCTCCAAGCGAGTTAAAAGCGTTTTCAAGTGCGGTTATTGATGATAGTGTATCTGTTATAGAAGTTTCTGGTGTATCTAACTCCTTCAGCTCTTCTATTTTTTGTTTAAGCTCGTTCCATGAGTATAGTGTGTCATTATCTATTTTTAATCTAGACTTATATTTATCAATTATGTCTAAATCCTCTTTTGTGAGGACACCTACTTTGTCTTTATCGTCATTTTCTAACAACTCTTTTGCACTTTCAATTTTGGGGCTTAAATCTTCAACATTAAATAATATCTTTACACTTTTAACTATATCTTCGCCAAATCCTAGTTCTTGCAATGCATTAAGAAAATCATCAATTGCCTTCTGGTATTCGCTTGCAGATATTTCGTTGTTATTAAATTTTGTTTGAAAGTCAAATGCTAATTCAAACTCAGATAAGTTTCCAGTATTCTGCAATGGCTTAACAAGATTTTCAGTAACCCACGCTTCCATTTCTGAAGCACTGTCAAACTGAGCATAAAATTCAGTATCTAAAATACTAATAATATTTTGAGCTATGTTTTTTGCCTTATCTGATAATTTAGCATAGTCAAAATCTTGATCTAAATAAGCATTAAGTATTGTTCTAACATTAGATGCTGCTGCTTTTGCTTCTGCTTGAGTGTTTCTTAGTAAAGCATTCAATGACTCTATACTATGTTCCCAATTGAGCGAACTTGCGTTGTATCCAAGGTCTTCTTTTAACCTACTAACTCCCAAACCATAAACGTCGTCCCCTAATTCCTTTACTACATTAGTAATTGCTCCAGTGTTACCTTTTTCTTGTTCAATATACGCCTTAATTACTTTAATATAGTCTGCATATCCTATATTATCATTCCATCTAAAAAAGCCATCTTTAGACGTAGTTTTATTTTTAAAATCTTTAAAAACTTTATCTTGTCTAGAAATAATCGCATCTCGTGCAGCACGAGATTCTTCTTCGTATGCTTTTGTAAGTTCTTCTACATTCCCTCTAAGAGCAATAATGGCATTACCTTCATCGGTATACCCAGTAACCATCTGTGGGAACATGTCTGCTATTTGATTAATAACTTCATTGTAACGTTCATATTCGTCCGTAGACAAACTAACATTATTACCAAATTCGTCGACACCCTTGGATAGTTTTTTATAATCAGCACTAATCGATTCTATAGTTTGTTTGTGCGATTGAAGTGTGTCTTGTGCATTTTGATATGTAGTTAATGCCTCTTCTGCTGCTTCAGCAGCTTCTTTAGCACTTGTTGTAAAATGGTCAACAACTGCAACTACAGCTCCTATGGCGGCAGCTATTAGCATGATTTTACCAACGCCTGGTATTGCTGCCCATACCATACTAATACCTTTACCAAGCTGAGATACAGCACCAGTCAGCCCCTGCATCTGATAACCAAAAGAAACCATAGCGGGGATGCCTTTTGTAGTTTCTGCAAATAATTTTACAAAGTTGGTTACAAGTTTAAAACTTGATAACGAAGCAGCATCTGCGCCAAATGCCAATGTTTTTAATGCTAAACCAAACGTATCTGCTCCAGTTGCACCTTTTAAAAACCAAGGGACAATTTTCGAAATTCCTAATGCTAATAATGCGCTTTTTACTAATCCGATCTTATCAATTAATTCAATTAATTTTGTACCAAGCTCGACAAAACCCTTAATAACATCATCATCAAGTGTATTGCTCCACATTGTTTGAACAGCATTTGTGAACTGGTCAATTTTGCCTTGTATGCTGTTTAAATATTTTTCCTGTATTATTTAAAATCGGTTCGCTATACCGAATTGATTCTATAAGAATCCTTTGATTTTCATCAAAGCATAGACTATATCATTACCCTATATGCAAGGGTACCCTCCACTGTCTCATCAAACACTTATGAGAACTTAGTCGTTGAAGTTTTCTCTGTTCGAGATTTACCTGCTGATTGCCCATTTTTTTAAGTACTTAGGATTTGACCATATACTATCTATGTTATTCTTTCCGCTTTCGCAACATTCGCATTTAGACATATTTCATCCTTGTGCTGTAGTTAACATAGCTTTAGGGGTTTCCAGCAATTCAAAGGGTTGTTTTTCGAACTCATTACTGAGAACGCGAACTAAGTAAGTACGATTATACGTTCTTAATTCTCTTTTAATGCACTCAATATGTTCAACAGGGTCATTACTCCTGTTAGCTATCAATTATACAATTATTTTGTTTGGTTTTGGAATGTATTGTTGTAGCCGAGATACAATATATTTTTCTAAATTGTTTTTCTCCCAATACGGGACTCGAATTAATGGTATATTGTTTAAAAGACAGTAATTATTTTTTATATTGTCATGAAACTGAGTCTTATGGAAATTTTCCAGTGCTTCTTCATCACTTATGCCACCAAAATTTACTGGAAAGAAATGTTGTTCGCCATCATATTCTACTGTTATATTATACTCAGATAAATAAATATCAAATGGCAATGGTAATTGATCTCTACAATCTGCATACTTCTTTTGTCTTTCAATACAATATCCCAAATCTTCAAGTATATTCCCTAATTTTTGTTCATTAGAAGAAACTCTACATGTCAAGCAGTTACCTCCATGTAATAAATTATCTGGAGTTGTTTTCCACTGGAATCCACATTTCTTGCACATAACTAATATTGGAATTTTAGCTTGAACATATTCTTGTAACGGTAAGATATCTGGATTTACGACAGACAATTGATTTAAAAACACTTCATTAGATTTTGTACTATGCATATTCGCGGCAATTCTACCGCATGTTGGACACCCTTCCCCGTTCAATATTCTATTAGGATTAGAAAACCAAATTGCCCCATCAATTAAACATTCACATTCGATTGGAGTTTTTGCATTAACATACTCGCCGTTAATTTTGATATTTGGATTTATCGCATATACTTCTTGGCGAAAACTTTGAGTTGTTTTGTTTCTACCGATACAATATGGGCAACCAATTTTCTTTCTTCGCATACTTTCCAGCATAGTTTTTTGCACACCAACATCCCTATGTCTTGGACATATGTAATATACATATAATACACTGTTCTCTCTTGCAATTTTAATAAATTCCATACCTTTTGATTCTGTAATTGCTTTAGCGTTATATTCAGATAATGGTTTTTCTCTTCCATTACGTTTATTTTCTTTCCCACAATATCTACAACCTTGCCCTCGATTAAAATGTACAAAATCTATATCTTGAATTCCTCTGTCACGATGCTTGTTGCAAATATATTCTAATGGTTCTGTACAATTAATATACTCTTTAGATAGCAATTCGTAATCTCTTTGTGCGAACATATTCTTGATATCTTCGTATTTATATTTTTTCATGTAAAACCTCCATTCAATATAATATAATTATTTTGTATTGTATATAATTAATAGCATCTCATATTTTCATATGACGTTCAGACTATTTCTTCATCTCCACCATTATGTGCTGAGAGCAGACCTTTTCGATTTAAGGGGATTTCACCCACGCCAATGATTTGCGCCCTACTGATATTGTGATTTGTCACCAAGTCATAGTCGTTTGACACATCCCTATTCAGGACTTCGCGCCCAAACACCCATTGCACAAATACTTAGGATTTTGTCCATATATTATCCCTATTGTTGTTTTACTTTCGTTACATTCATACCAGCATATTTCATCCGTATTGTAGTCATAGGGCTTTAGGGGTTACTGGGTTTAGGTCTGTACTATTATACATATTTCTATATATTCGGGCAATTCATTTACCTGCACTATTTATAGAAGATTCATATGCCTCTTCCAAGTCTTTAGTATTTTCAAGTATAGCTGCTGCAACATTACTTCTATTTTTGCCAGCGATGAGTTCAAGAGTAGCGGCACGATTAGAGTCGGTAAGAGAATCCCATACTCTACTAATCTCAAGTAGTATTTCATATGTTGATTTATAAGCTCCACTATCGGTTAAAATATTAACTCCAGTTAATGCCTTAAGTTGTGCTTGTAGTTTGCTAACCGATTCAACCGCACCATCAGCATCTTCACCCATCTCCTGAAGAACGGATACTTTTGTTCCACGCAAACGCAAAGAAATTGTGCGCAATGCACTTCCTACTTCTGATTCATCCTGCACGACTCTATTTGCAGCCGCTACCAAAGCAATAGATTGATCTAAGTCATTGTTTGCTGTCATTAATGCCGAAGCAGAATTTTGAAGAGCAGTAGCAATTCCAGAAGAAGACACAGCGAACTCGTTCCCCACTTGATTGAATTTATCTACAATCGTCATACTTTCTGATGTAGCTATATTGAACGCCTGCAACGTACTAATCAACGCAGAAGTCGAACTATCGACCGAATCGAACTCGCTCACGTTCATAAGAATTGCAGTGCTTTCAGCTAAATCAGATGCTTCTTCCATACTGTATCCCAAACGGGCCCAGTCGGCAGTCGAACTAACAATATCTTTAATCGTGCTACCAACTTTAGCAGCCGTTTTGGATGCTGTCTGCAAAAAGCGATCATAGCTATCTTCTGTTTCATCTGTTACTTTCTTCAATTCTGTTAGGGCGCCATCAATTTCTCTTACATATTGAACGCCTTGTTTAAATCTATTAATAACATCGTACAAACTAATCGAGCTGATTAAGTATGTACTAATTTCTTTCGTTTTTCTTGTTAGAGACTCCATAAATGTCTCAGTTCTTTTAGTTTCTCCCTGTAAAGAAACAAGTGCATTATCGGAACCCCGAACCGCAGCTGTGTAATTAGTAAACTCATTGCTTCCTGTCTTCACAGTGTACGAAAGAGTTTTTGTAGCATTATCGAACCCCTTGATTTGAGCTTTGCCATTTGTCGCTGTCATGACGGCTTCTGTTAACTGACGTTTATACTCATCAAGTGACGCACCGCTAAGTTCGCCATTAAAAGTTCCAATTTCTTTGGCATTATCACCACTCAACCGAGCATATTCTGCTACTAAATCACCAACCTCAGATGACAATCTCTTTACATTACCAATTTGAGCAACTACATCCTTTTGATCCTTATCACTTACTACTCCGCCCTTAGCCTCAATTTCTGCATACTTCATCTGAAGCTTGTCCATTTCGGCGGAAAGCAATTTCATTCTATCTATAGACTCTGGAGACAACCCCTCAATTATTGCAGCTTCGTTTAGCGCATCTTGAGCATTTCGATTTACAGAATTAATGCTATTTAATCTAGCTTTATTACGTGAGTCTTTAATCTGCTTTTCGAATTTATTTTGTGCCTCAACAGACCCTTGCCGCAAAGCTTCATTTTGCTTAGATATTTTCAAGCGGCGTTGAAGTTCTTCTGTTTGTGCCTCGCTTAATACTAGCTGTTCTCTTTCTTTTTTAATCGCCTCGTCTAGCTGACGAGCATCTTCTTGTTTCACAGCGTTGCCAGTAGCGTCCGCCTGCGCCTGTAACTTTCCAAGTTTTTCATACAGTTTTGCTAGCTTTTCGAATTTTTTATCGCCAGATACAGCGTCGCTTCTATCAGCCTTTAAAACAACCTTGTCCACAGAAGATTTACGCGCAGCATCAAATTGAGTTTGTAATTCTTTGTTTACATCAATTAATTGTTGCGTGGCATCTATTCTTGCCTGCAAAGCATTCGCTTCGTCTCGATATTGTTTTGTCGTCGCATCTCCAGTTGACATTCTGTCTTCTTTTGTTTCAGCCTCACCGAGCCTTGTGTATAAATCAATTAGTTCTTCAACAATTTGTTTTTTGTAGCTCTCTTTTTGTGCGCCAGTCAGTTGTTGTGCATACTTATTTCTATCAATTGTGGATTCTTTTGTGCTAATTGCTCCTTGTATCTGATTTGCTTTATCAATAAAAGGCTGCTTCAACACAGTATCAGACTCTGCGTCAGCCATCGCTTTAGCTTGTCCTAACTGCTGATACAATTCAACAAGTTCTTTTACAGTGGCAGCTTCTTCTTTGAGTCTTTGCTTATTATCAGCATCAACCTGCTTTGAAGTTAGCTCATTAATATTACGAAGATGTTCTTCTTGCATCTTTTGTAGCTTTAATTCTTGTTCAGTATCTTCATAAATAACAGAATGATTTCTGATTTTTTCTTGTATTAGTTCTAATTCTTGTCTTGCGTTATTTTCTTCAGAAGAACCTTGCTGTGCTCTTAATAGCTTGATTCCCCATTCATATTCTTGCTTCTTTAGATCAATTAGCTGCTGATATAAATTTTTGTTTTCTTTTCCTATAAAGTCATCAAAAATTTTGCTTGTATTTTCATCGGTTCTAAGCTTCTTAAACTCTTCACTCCACACAGAAAAATCTGGCCCATTTTGAACAGCTTTTAACTTATTTAATAACTCATCAATCTGTTCATCCATCTCTTTGGTCAGTCTACCAGATGTTGCAAGCTTTGCTCTATATTCTTCTATTTTTGACACCTGTGTTTTTAACTTTTCAGAGAAATAAGGCGAACCAGCATAATCATCTTTTGATGTTTTCTTATAATCTGTTTCTTTTGTTGGTGCTTTCTTTGATGTGCTGCCAATACCAGTAGTATTTGACTTTATGCTTTCAAGCAAATTCTTAATAACGCCATTTAAAGTACTCTCTCTTGCCCATGGAGCGTTGGCATCTGCATTTGCATTAATTTGAATATTGCTTAAGGCACTCGTAACCCTTTCTAATACTTCCGCAGAGTTATCTAATTGAGAATCACCTTCAAGTCTTACATTATAAGTAACTCTGCTCAAAATGCTTTCTAATTCGTTTTTATCAATAGATGTAGCTTCCGCGGTAGACTTTTCGCTGTCCTTGCCAGTAAATTTATTACGTAATTTTTCCGCTTCCGCTTCAGCATTATTTGCACGTTCAACCGCATTGCTCTTATCTTTTTCTGCATTTTCTTTTTCTTTTCTCAATTGCTCGTTTTTGTCTTGTAACGCTTTGAGTTCTTCGGACGACACATTGCCCGTACCTATTATTGTAGATGAACCTTCTGTTTGTGATTTTAGTTTTTGCTCCTTATTAAGTTCAGAATTTAAATCACCAACAGCATTTGTAGCCACACGAGCAGCTTCAGGAATTTCAATTCCAAGATAATGCGCCAATTTTTCAGGAGTAGTGGTACCTAAAGCATTTAGTGTTGCATCAAAAGCATTAATTTCATTGACAATATCGTCAGAAGCAATTGGGTCACGAGTGACTTGAATCCTACCACTTATACTATTTAATTCTTCTCTATCTGCATCTGTAAAAGTTTGTCCTTCCGTCTTCTTTTTTAATACAAGTTCATTATATCTTTTAACAACTTCGCACAGTTCTTCATAGGATTCAATTTTTTTCTGATTTGATGTACTTTCTGCATCTGGAATGTCATCTTGCTCTTTTTCTTTTTTCTTGGCATCAGCAACATTATTTATTGCCATTTCTTCTATTTGCGCCCCATCAGCATTTTGACGACGAGCCGCAGCTTCTTCTGCTATTTGTTTAGAAAACTCAACCCATTTACTATTGCCATAATCAAAAAATGATTCTTGTATGTCTTTTGGCAATTTATCCAATGTTTCATCGAATTGGTCTGCTATCTTATTAAATTCTGGATTATTATCATCATAATCCAAACTTTTCATTTTTTGCTGTAAAATTGCCAAATCTTCAATAAGACCCTTTACTTCTTCTGACGCTTTGGTATATTCATCAGCAAAAGAAGGAGCTTTATGTTTATTATTACCTGTCGTCTGTTGAGAATAAATCAAATTTTCTGGCAGTTGAATTGTTTTCATAACACCATCATAAGTATTTAGAATGGTTTGCAATTCCTGCTTTAATCGCGCACTTAAAGCGTCGTCAGCCGCCTCGGCGCTTTCGAATCCTTTAATTTTGTTGAAATCAAATTCTTTAAGTACCTTTTCTGCTGCTTCACGATATTTGCTTGCAACTTCTTTTAATTGATCTTCATTAAGTAGTGAAAAATTAAAAAGAACTAATTCTTCTCTTGCTTTAATAATTTGCTGCTTAATTAAGTCAAACACTTTAATCCAGTTGTTAAAATCACTATCTTTTCCTGTTACGCTTGGAGCTGCAAATTTAGTATTATGCGAGTGTACGCCTATATCATACTGTTTAGATGCCTCAACATAGTCGTTTATAGGCCTGTAATATCTATGTTCGTTTCCAACACCAATTTTCTGAAACTCTCCTGTTTGCGAATTGTAAAATGTGCCTACTTCTTTGTTAGGGTTACTCTTTTCTACATCTACTATTGCTTTAACTAATTGTAAGATGCGTTCTTGCTTTTTTATTTCTGCATCTGTAGATTCTGCTTTCCTTTCAACAGCTTCAGCCGATTCTTTATTTGCTTTTTTCTCTCTTTCTGCCTCATCAGCAGCTTTACTAAAAGAATCTGCGGCATCTTTATTCGCTTCAGATTTTCTTTTGGCATCATTAGTACCAACAATAGGCGATGTATTACTTGGAATTCCTTTCACACCAGAACCTGACTTTTGTTTAAACTCAATTAGTGATTTTAATGCATCGCGTACATTATTAACAACTGGTGTCAATTCATCATAAAGCTTTTGATACTCAGGCAACCTATCTTGACTAATATTTCCAGCCTGTAAATCAGATTCAAATTTATTAAAAAATCTGGCTATTAAACTATATGTATTCTCCCAACTATCTCCACTTGCGACCGCATTTTGGTATCTTGTTTTTAACTGGGTTAAAGTAAGAACTTCTTGTTCTGGGTTCAGCGCTATCTGCAGATTTTGTTTTGGAGTTTTTTTTATTGTGCCTTTCTGAGTTGAAATTCTCTTATAAGCTGATTCTACTTCTTCTAAACTTTTAATATATTTTTTTGCTTGCTCTGCATTAAATATATCTTTATTATTCTTTTTAATGTTATTTATTTCATTATCAATTTGTTCGAGCTGAGTTATAAGTTCTTTTTGTTCTCCGTGCCAATCCCATTTTCTCAATGTGTTAGTAAAATACGATTCTGCCTGATTGAAAACATCGTACACAACATCTTCTAAATTACCTAAATCAAAATCTTCTAAAATTGATGCATCTTTTACTAATGTTTTATTTTTTTCTAAAGTTAATCTCATTTGGAATAACTTTTCTGCTGCGTCTGTGGCATCAATTAAAGCTTCTTCATATCCTTTTGCGCCCTTTTTTAACGATAAAAGTTTATCTTCTGCTTTTGTGAAGTTGCCCATTATAGTTAGAGCTTGTTCGTCAATATCACCATCAATTTTAAGAGGTTTGATATCTTCGTCCATATCCATTGCGTTCATTTCACTATAATGTTCATACTTTTCGTATTTTAAACGAATAGATTCTATTTGTTTTTGTATTTTTTCTCGTTTTTTATTTAATTCATCTAGTTTACTCATTAAAACAGAATCTATTGCTTTGCTTCCATCTTGTACACCAACTTGGATACCTTCACTAACAGCATTAGCAAACTGTGACACAATGCCTTTTAAAGTATTTTCAGAAAAAACAATAGACTGTTTTCCCATCTCGGCAAGCTGCGCATTAAATTCTTTTTTAAGTTCTTCTAGATCACCTGCATTTGTACCAACATTAATTTTATTTAATACATCGGTCAACTCTGTTGCTAATTTTATAGTGTCTTGCTTAATATCTTTTTTGTCCAAAATAGGTTTTATCATTGCTAAAAATTCAGCTTTTCTACTCATCGTTCTCACCTCACTTTCTCATTACTCTTAAGATTTGCGCACTCAATGCGCGTCTAAAATTTTTATCAAACATCTTATAATATCTATCTATAAATTTCTGCATTTCTTCCGAAGGAACAAAGCTTCCTTGATATTTTTCATATTCATAATTGCCACCGCCAACGTCTTGGCTCCCATCTGTACGCGGATGTATACCATTTAAGAAGTTTGCTATAATCCAATCTCCATCAGCTGGTGAATATATGTCAGAACCATAATATGTCCCCTCAATACGCTTCTCGTCGAACAAAACACCTGCTGTGCACACAAAACCATACGATGTCTCTTTTACAGGGTCGGCATATGGCACAAAGCTGTCAATCAAGCTGTATGTACGATTATAGCTTGTTGGTGAATAATCATTATAATATTGAACCAAACAAGAGACAGAATTAGCATATAAATCATCTTTAGCCCTTTCAGTCGCTTCTTGTGCCGCAACCTTAATCGTTTTCTTATAATCCTTAAATACTTCTTCTATGGCTTCATCTAAGCCTTTAATTTCGACTTTTGCCTTTGCCATATGAACCAACTCCTCCAATAAAAAAATTACTTGTTATACTTATCTAAAAAATTGTTTAACTTAGCTAAATCTTCCTGTGACACACTGTTGTTTAATAGCGAATTAATATCTACATTGTTCATAATAGCCCTAATAGACTCTTCTGCGTTATCAAGTTTTTCAAGAATGCTGTTCAAAAATCTACCAAATACTATATTTACATTATTATCTTCAAGCTCATCGGCAAGTGCCATTTTAAAAAGAGCGTCACACTCCGAATAATCAGTTTTGAATGTTTCAATAATTGGATTAAGAAGCCCGCTTTCACAAAGTACATCATAATCTTCCAATGAGTCTTCAAATTCCAAGTTAGTATGAATAGTAAGCATCGCTGTTACAAAGGAAATGTACTGTGATATACTATCAATCTTTTTAACACCTTCGACTACATTAATATTCTTTAAAACAATTAACTTCACAACAGACATTTTTTCCTTAAAAGGCACATATTCTCTAACTTCTAATGTTTTCCTAATATAATTTTCGACAGCATTAGCATCAACCTTAGAATTGCAAATCTTCTTATCCTTAAAACCTTGTACAAATTCAACTATTTTCATAAAAAACTCTCCTTTTAGTCATCAATAATTATTTTGTATTGTTTATGGGGCAAGCGCTATCACTCGCCCCATATGTCATCTACTGTTACATTTAGTTTCGAAAGCTCAAAGCCACTACGAGCCAATAAAATCGCCTCAGCTTCATCATCCGAAACATTTAAATTATATTCATTTTTAACTGCTAAAATTGCCTCTTCTTTTAAGTCGCTTCTCGTAGTTTTCCCCTGCTGCAATCCAACCTTTTTGCGCCAAACAGATGGTACTGGATTTTCAAACTCAATATTATGCTGCGCAGCATATAACATTACCGCCCCGGCAAGATTGCTTAATTTTTGTACAGTATCAACATTTGTTTTTAATATGCTTTTTTCCATTATGATTTTATCTATGTTAAACTTATCTAAAAAAGAACATATCTCACACATCATTGTTGGAATACGTACATCAGAATTTTGCTCCTTATGAAGGTCTATTAAAGCGTGATTAATATAATACCCATCACGAAAAACAGCAATTCCTGTTTTTTTAGTCGATGCATCTATCCCACATATAATCATAATATATACCCTTATCTTGTAGTTGCAAATAAAATATAAATTATTGTCTATATTATTATTTTGCAATGCAAATTATTAAATGTCACTATCGCTTGATTCATAATATGTTATATAAGCAAAATACGTGCCAGAAAAGCCACTGCTATTATTTCCACCAAGAGTAATAGTAATGTCAGAACCGTTTTTCACAAGTGTAGCGCTTGCGCTGGACAAGGATGCTACATTATTAGCTGTAGACGTTAATGCACTATCAGCCGACATATATTTGTTATAATGATAACAAAGAACCACCCCTGATAAGTATGACGTTTTATCAGATCTGACAACACAAATAGAAATAATATCATCCTGGCTTGCAATAATGCCAACATCACTTATAGAAATTGAGCTATTCGTGGACCCAGTCGTACCCGCACCTATATTACTCACAGTAGACGTTAAGCCAGTCGTCTGTGCGTCACTTGGCCTACAAATTTTTACCATAGCAGCAATTGGTTTACTTGTACCACCTGTATCACCAGCATATGTACCAGTAACACCAAATATATTGACGCCAGATTTAATGTTTTGCGCTAACAAATTACTATCTAACGACGAGGCCGCAACTGAATTGCTTTTCGTAGTCGTAGAATTTACGTATCCAGCTGATGGTGTGTATTGCGCAACTATATTAGAACCACTTTTAGAAATTGATGGTATTGGAAGTGTAACAGTTGGAAAAGCAACACCAGCATTTTCAATCTTATCTTTTCCGAAATAAATAGGCATAATATATCATCTCCATTTTTATTCAAATTCAATAAAGCTCTCTAAGCAAAAAATATCTTCTGGGGATAACGCAAAATTGTCTGCATCTGCAAGAGAATCTTCAGAAAGTATTATTGTTTCATGATCCCAATCAACATCTGAATTTTCAAACTCACCAATTTCTGCTATGCACATATTGGCTTTATGTACGCCGTCTTTGTCGTTACCGAAACTAATAGTCCCGTCAGATTGCGGAACACCATTGTACTTTTCGATTATTTTATGTTCTTCTGATTTGATATACTCTACAATCTCCGCTATATCAAGTGCCATCTTATATATCGCACGAGACTTTTTGTTTTCTTTAATTGGAAGTTTAAGCTTTACAATTTCCTGCATTGGCCTTTGAGCTTTAATTATATTAATGTATTTCATGTGTAAATTCTCCTTTTTGTCTAAATGTTTTTTATGTAATTTATATTTAACAATATTGCTATAGTTTATTCTTTATATAGCTAATAGCACAAACAGTAATCAGCTCGTTTTATATTTTACTACAACACGATATATCCCCGCAAATGTCAGGTTTTGAGATGCCACTCTGAAGACACTCCCTGATTTACTATGTTCAATGTAGTTTATAGTCGAATATTTGTCAACAGCACTTTCTATGCCTGTTCCTCCGCTGCTTACCAACGTGCATACTTTGTCAGCCTCTGTATCACACCATGCCATTATTACCTCGCCCGAATTACAATCGGACACATTCGTTATCGCTTGTGTACACATGCACCAGCCAACAATATCGTTGGAAGCTATATTGGAAAAGGTCGCGTCTGTTATTGTAAGATAATGGTAACCTGGCGTAATGTCGCTTGTTGACGCTTGTATGGACGCATACGAACCACCGCTTCCCGCATACGTCCCATTCACGCCAAATATTGATACACCATTCTTAATATTCGCTGCCACAAGATTGGAATCCCCTTTGACATACGTCGCTGCAGTTGTATATTTGCCAGCTGCAACTGCCGTTTTTTGTGAAGTTCCAGGCGTGATTATTCCGCCGCTATTTGTCGGTAAAGTATATGTTTTTGAAGAGGTTTCGCTTGTACTTAAATATCCGCTTGTTCTCACATTAGACGTAGCTGTGATTACACCTGTCGATGTATTTAAACTGATAGACGGTTCGCCAAGTGCACCATTCGCAGTTGTGGTAGATACGTTAACACTCACATAACTACCGCCATCATGATATCCCTGTGGAATAGATGTTGTTCCATTACTAGTAATTGTACTACCCTGTTGGCCAGTTTTTGTTTGAATAGTACCTTCAATAAGTGCCCCATTGACATATGCTTTTTTACCATAGAGAATGTCTGCGCTGGTAGCGGCACTGCTAGCGATAGACACTTTAAACTTAAACACATCATCGTTTTCATCTTTACTGTTATCTTTTCTATATTTTACATATACAAAATGTTCACCAGATGAAATTACCATACTATATGTTTGCACACTAGAAGAATTAGAATTTTCAAAAGATTTTGCAATATTAGAGCTTGCATCATCTATACTAGTTATAGATAACTCAGTGTCAACATTGCCAATTACACCATAATCATAACTAGCCTCTGCATAATTGATACAATCAAAGACTGCTGTGCCATCTGTGTTCATATTAAAAACAACCTTACAAACAGAGCAAGACTTTGATACACCTTTGTTTGTGCTTTTCCAGTATTCGTCTGCCTGTTTTTCAAATCCATAAGCTGCGCCGTCAACAGCAACAACTTGAAATGACCCGTCAACAGAAATATTCCCAGTACTGATTTCATCTAATTTACTATCCACGTCATTTAATGTAGCAGCTTCTGTTGCACCTTTTTCTACTAATTTTGTGTTTATTTTTGAAAGCACAGATGTCAACTTTTCAGCAATACTACTTAAAGAGCTTGCTACAGACATAATCAAGCACCTCCTATTATACTATTTATCTGGTTAATAGCAGTATCAACGTCTCCAACGAGACCGTCAATATATGCCTTAATTATTTTGTTCTGCACAGTATTCTCAGATGTATCAGACATTGCCATATCAACTGTTGGGGTATTGGTTAAGTCATTATAACTTCCGCTAAAATCAGATGTTCCTGCACCGATGTTTGTCCTCGCCTGTGCTTTAAGCGTGTCAGAAAGTGTTTGCGAGTCAATACTGACACAGCGACCAACTTTCATGTTCACCATTGAAGTCATAGTATCGGTCATGCTATTAATGTTCTCATACACAACCTTGTTCTGGACAGGGTTTGTTGACGTTTCAGATAGTTCAGAATCAACAACCGCGTCTTTGCCATCATTAATTGTAGCAGTTTTTGTTCCGCCTACATCTGTGATAGTTAAAGTTGTTACTTTTCCTTCTTTTGATAATGTAACAGTAGGCGAAACGCCATTCTCTCCTTTTAGTGCCTCAAGCTGTGCAGGGGTAAAATCCGCATATGTGAACGCATCCCCTTTATCACCCTTCGCTCCTTGAAGTTGCCCATAGTCAACCCATGTAGAGCTTACACCGTCATAAATATAAATATTATATGGTTCTGCAGTTCCAACACCATATGCGTCACCCGCTGATGGAGTCGGTACGCTAGATTGAAGAAGTTCCAATGAATCATATTTTCCCTTTACCACAAACCCCTGTCCAGTTTCTCCTTTTAGTGCAGCCAATTGCTGTTGAGTAAAATCTTCGTATCTGAAGGGATCTCCCTTTTCGCCCTTCAGTGCAGCAAGCTGCGCCGCAGTAAAATCGGAATACACAAAAGGGTCTCCCTTTTCACCTTTTAATGCAGCAAGCTGGTCTTTAGTAAAATCGGCATAAGTGAATGGGGCACCCTTAAGTTCTGCTTTTTGTTCACTAGTAAGCATGTCGTATGTCAATGCCGCACCAGGATCGCCCTTTGGACCTTGACTAGCGGTATATGGCAATGCCGAAAACTTATGTAATCCATCGCCTATTTTTAGTTGGATTTTTCCATTTGTTTGTAATTCAGCTACCAATTCACCCGCAGGAATAATATACTGGGTTTTATTCCATTCTGCTGTCGTAGCTGTTAATAATTGTATGCTATATTTTTGTGCCATGAAATCACTCCATTTCTGCGTGTATTTCGTTTAATTTACTTGATTTAAATAATAGACTAAGTTGTTTAAATCTGCAGCATATATTGTTCCACCAGAAGATGCCGTAGATACATTTCCAACAGAACTATTTATATCATAAATGGCACTTCTACATTGATTAAACATACTGGCTGTAAAATTATTACCACTATATGCTCTCGTAAAACTTATAGTAGATAACCCCTTATACGCCCTAACTTCGTTAATATTATTACAAAATGCATTCCATTCTGCTGCAGTTAAATTAAATGCGCCACCACTTCTTTTTATATAAGTCCACGAAAATGCTCCTGGTCGTGTTGCAGATGCGGCACTGGTTGTAATGGACGTTGTTAAAGCTTTAGATAGTGAAGTTCCATTGTCTGTGTAATAAATAATTGCCTTAATAGTATATGTAGTACTTGCATTAAGACCAGTAATTCTACATCCACCAGATTCAGACGCTCCAGCAGATAAGTTATCTTCTCTAAAAAATATATTGTTATAATACCATCCAATAGTTCTATCATTACGGCTATAACTTGTATCCAACCCTATAACGTGGCATAGTACAGAACTCGATGTAATATCACTTGTATAAATTGATGCTGCCATTTATATATCCCCTTTTTAACCAAATACTGCCGTGGATGAGCCAGATGTAGAAAGACCTGTTACAGTAGCATTTGAGAAGTTTACTGTTCCATAAAATTTAATTTCTTGTCCCGCACTATTGACACTTAAGCAATGAATGCTTTTCCAGCGAAAATCTGAATTTCCAAGTGTCCAGTTGTTATCATTAGCTGGTACAAAATTCCCACTACTATATATAAAAGATTCAGATAATAAAAGATGACATTTCTGAGTCGATGACTTTACCGACTGTATAAATAAATCACCGCCATTAGCACCAATACGCAATGCAGAATTGGATTTTATATCAATAGCATAATTGGCAGAAGATGCGTTTGTAATTGTAATCGATCCGGCTGCTGTACTCTCACTATCAAGCAACCCAACTTCTCCACCAAGTAGTTTAGATGCCATAACGGTACCAGTTTGAATCATAGCACCATCAATATAGGTAGATGAACCATATGTCCATCCAGAAACTTGACTGCTTACACTTTTAGCGGTATTTAAGGCCCTTGATGCTTGATTATATGCAGTATTTGCTATATCATAAGCATTAGTAACTGTATCTGGAACTTCTGTAATGCTACTCCAACTAATACTGCTGCCACTACCCATTACTATATTGCCTTGCACAGTGACGTTGCCATTAGAATCTACTTGAAATGTAACTTTGCCAGAATTATCTATAATCGTAATTCCTTTTAGCTCAAGATACTTCGCGCTAACCTTATTGTCTGATGTTAAAACAGGCTTCCCATTAAATTTCAAAATTTTTGCATCCAATGTACCAGCAACATTCACGTCACCAGAAGAGTCAACAGTAAAATTGTACCCACCATCGGCATTTAAACCAATATTAATATTTTTTCTTAAATATACATTCCCATCAGAGTCAATAGCAAAATTCTTACTTGTAATAGACCCATCACTCAAATCAAATTCCGTACCACTCGTTGAAAAATTTCCAGAATTGTAAGTATAGTTGCTACTGCCAATAGCGCCAGTTGTAATTCTCGACCCATCAACAACAGTACTGCCGCCAGATTTCAAGCTGCTAACAGTTACATATCCATTTAAATTAACCTTGTCTGCTGAAATTGTTGCAGAAGATTGACCATTGATAGCCTCAACAACTACACTACCTCTAACGCCATTACTATCTACTATCAGTCCAACGTTAGCTTGATTGTCAAGTACAGTGCTTACAAGTCCAGCCGTAGTGCTATTATTATACTTGTAAACCTCATATCCGTAGCAACTTCCCTGAGCGCCAATGATAAGCTTACCAAACTGATAGCTGTTTATTAAGAAATATTCACCATCTGTGCTTTCTGTTTGCCCATCAAATGTATATGTGCCATTTAAATATGTGGGCTTGTTCGCATATCGCTTAATTCCATCCGGCACAGTATATCCATACATATCAACAACACGATCTAATATACTGTTGTCTAATGAAGCCAAAAGCTGTATTTGTGCTTTTCCTTCAAGTGCCAGATTTCTTAACCCAGCAATCGTACTTCGCTCGTCATCACCAAAATAAGCCAGAGTATTTATATTTGCATATTCTTCTGTAATATGTGCGTCAGTGGTTGCTGTTGACAACTTGCCTATCGAATATACTTCATACTGATCGCCGACAACTTTGCAATAATGTGTTTCGTCCTTATCAAAAAAGTAATAAATACCATTTACATCTTCTTTGCTTGTGTCAAAAACAAATTTATTAAGAGACGCAACCCATTCTGGACGAGCAGAGTATTTACCCCACGTACCATATGCGTTCGGAATATTGCTCGTTAATGGCTGTTCTAATTTATGGTAAACACCAGAAATCATCAAATCCAAAACTGCTTGCGTTGAGTCGGCTTGTGCCTTTAATGTTGCAGACTTACCAGTGCGATTATACACCTCTCCGACAATACCATTCGTTGTAATATTGAATTCACCACTAGATCCGTCAGACCCATGTACCAGCATATCAATTGCATTAACAGTTTGCTTGTACTGCGAAAAATCGCCTTGAGTATTACGAAGCTCAACCGCATAAGAATTCGCAGTCTGACGCACCAGACTAATAGAGCGAGACAACAAACTATCGCTAACAGTGGCTATTGCATACCAATGATTACCTTGCCACCTATATAACGTGCCTGCTTTAAATGTAATTGGTTCCTGGTCAGAAGGAGCTGTCGGATCAATAACATCTTTGGTACAATACCATAAATCTGTCGTTCCATCATAGTGACAATACTCCCCTTTAAAAACGACATTTTTATCTTTGATCCATCCTTTGCCGTCCCATTCATAGCTCGCCTCTGTATTAAAATCATACGTCTGCATTTCTGTTGTATCAAGCGCCTCAAAAGTTGGCGAGCTTAATCTAACAACCTGATTGTCAGACTCTCTTTCTTCAAGCGTTCCTGCGCGTAGTGATTCGATATTGATCTCATCAGTCCCAACCACTTCATCTGGAATTAAATTTTCAGAGTGGGCAGTGGTCGGTATATATACAGTTCCACTCGGTATTGTTTCTACTGCATCACCATATGACATACCATACGATGGCGAATATTGGCTAACGTTATAACGCTCAACGTCAAATACCATAGATTGAATATAACCACCATCTTCATCTGCTCCAGTCTCAATTGACGCTATGTAGTTTGCAAGAAGCCCATATACTTCATACACAGATGAACCATCTCCTGCTGTTTTTGCGCAGCAATACGATGAACCGTCAATATCAGCTAAATAATATGAGCCGTTGTCATTAGCATCCGATGCACTAAAAATATATTTACCAGCAGACGCATCCCATTCAGGTGGATTAGTATATCTTAATTCACCATCTGGTACTGGCACTTCGGTTTCAGATACGTACAATAATTTATGATAATAGTAATTAGCAACCTGAGTGATTTTTGCTTCATTTGTATTTGCTTTCGTTTCTACAGAAGCTATAGACTCAGTCATGCCTTCTGTTTTTTCGTCAACCTTCTGAGAAACGATTCTTGCAATAGCTTCCTCATCAGTGACGTAGTTTTCAAACATAGATGTTATCTGATTACCAACAATATACACTTCATAGCCACCACTTGGTAACAACTTATAATATTTTGTTTTATCTACTGTTCCGTCCGCGTTTACGGCATAGCAATATTGTCCGTTTGCATCATCTATAAGTTCGTCACTAAACACAAATTGCTTTTGATTGTCGTCCCAAGATGGCGCATAAGTATATTTGTGCTGTCCTTCAGGCAAACTCGGAATAGAATCTACACGAGATTGATACACAACAGCAAATTGTCCAGCTGCAACAGTTGCGATATGAGCACTGTTGTCAGTAACACTTTCCTGTATTGATGCTATAGTGCCAGTGTGGTTAGCTACGGTTGAATTAATTGATTTTACATCTACTTTTATTGATCCAATATCACCTTCTGTATCAGCAACTCTGAGATCAACCGCATCGACTTTCTGATCAATAACCGAAACGTCGCCACTTAATGAAGCAACAGTAGAACGAATACCATCAGCTGTTTGCTTTATAGATGAAATCATACGACTCTTATAATTGCCCTCGGTAGTGGCTATAGCAATCCATTGATTATCCTCACTCCAACGATATAGCGTACCGGGAATTAAAGTCTTATTGTTTCCGTTTGCATCTGTATATTCGACTTCTTGCCAACAAAACCACAAGTCTCCGATATTTGTCCCATCATAGTAAGTGGTCGCTGTAGAAACTGCATTACCTTTTATCCATTGTGCATTTGCAGCATTCCATGTGTATGTATAGCCGCGCTCGAATTGAATATTTATTGTTTCTTTTGTTTCCGTACCATCTTCGTTCTTTATGGTCTTCTCCATCGTTTCTGTGTGATCAGAAGTAGACACATAGGTATCTCCATCTTTTAAAAGACTTACCGCTTCCTCGTATGAAAGTCCATAAGAAAGAGATTCTGCACCAACCGAATATTTGTCAGAATGTACAACAAGATGCTGTATGGACGCTTCAACCTTTTGAGTTTTCTCGTCAATAACTTTAATTTTCTGAATAATTGCTGTAAGGTCAGTACCAGAACCAGTTCCCGAATCTTGAATTGTAGCGATATCCATCCTGTTTTTAGTAACAGTTTCAACCAAACCCTGGATACCTGTTTTCCCATCTACACCAAATGTCTCTAGTGGCTCTAATTTGGATTTTAGCCCGTTAATATCTGTTAAAGATGCAGTTACCTGTTCCTTGGCTTCATTTGCCGCAGCCAAAGCTTCATCTCTTGCGGAAGTTGCAGCGCTCACAGCGTTGTTTGCACTTTCTGCCGCATTATTCGCTGTTTCTTGTGCACCCTTTGCCTCATTTGATATAACAGCAATATTCTGTTTGTTTTCATTTATAAGCGCTTCTAATTCGTTCCTATCATTAATGGCGGCGTTAATTTTTCCGCCCATATCATCTACTTTTGTTTCTGCTTCTTCTATTCTTAAAACAAGATTACCAAGGCTACCCTCTGTATTCATCATAGTCCCATAAATCTTGTTGATTTTGTCATTCTGTGGTGTTACGGCTATAGTGATATACTCATAAGTAGCATAACTTCCCTTTGATACAACCTTGTATCCACAACTATTTTCTGATTTCGTTGCTACGCCCAATTCATTTGGAACGACATAATCTCCAATATTAGCAGTTCCATCTGTTCGCACACGTAATGTACCTGTAATTCCAACAAGCGCATATAACGGATCGTCACTCTTATCTGTTGCGTCTTGACCTCCAACAAATCCGCTACGCATTACCGAAACGCCATACACGTCATCGTTGTTTGTACAAAAATCAACATTATCTGTTCCACCAACTAATTTTACAAAATATCCAGACCTATCAGCCCAATCTGGGTTGTTGTCGTTCCATTTACGGAATTCCCCCAACCCATTTTCAGACGAATAAACGCGTTTGATAGATTCAAGATTGTTTAACCTATTAATATTACTTTGCACACTACCGCGCAAAGCAATAAACTCATCTTGTGTTACAATGTCAGTTCCACTGGTTGTCGAATCCTGCTCTGTTACTCCTACATCATTTTCGTTTGGAGACGTATCTACCTGCACTTCTTCAACATTTGTATAATCTAACTCTGTATTATTAATATCCATATTTTCTTCACCCATAAAGCTCACCTCATTCCGTTGATAGCTCAAGTAACGTGTCATAGCCAGTTGGGTATACTTTTATAGGTTTTATACGACTTGCAAAAACACATCCGGTCTTTGTTAGCCCGCGAAGTTGTACAAGTGCCTTACTATCACAATTAAACGCAAATGTTTCTATTTGATGTAAATCAATTAAAATATCTTGACCTTCATCACCCTCGTCAAACCCTTTTAATTCTTTAATAATTGGCAATGTGCAACTTTCAGTTCCATTATTATCTGGTTGCCAAAACATAACTTGAATTTCTTGAAGTTGACTTTTTTGATATGGAATATGAAATTTAAATTGTTGACAAGCTCCTCGAATCACTACAGACACTCCTTTCATCAGTAATAAGATATAAATGTTATTTTTTATAATAAAATAATTTCCAAAGGAATATTAGTACTAGGAACATCACCTAATGCTTTAATTATAAGTTGATTATTTCCCTGCCCCACAATACGCAACATCGCACTTGCCGCTTGCTTGCACTGATCGTCTGTCGCTGTTTGCGAAACTCCAGCTACACCGTTCCTTGTTGGTGTAATACCATTAATAGTTAATATTTGTCTATGCGCCTCTCCATCGACAATCCATCCATCAACAGTTAAATTTGCAACAACAGACACTGACACATTCGCCTTATTAAGTAGCGCTTCATTAATTACTTTGTTCTGTACTGGATTTGTAGATGTGTTCGAAAGCTCACTATCAACATTTGCATTATTTGGTGCATCCGTAATCATATATATTTGATTGGGGTCTTTTTCTGCTTCGTTAAATTGCGCTTGCGTAAGCAAATTAATATTCAAAGAATTTACACGTGTAGCAATAGGCATATTTTACACCTCTCTCCTAAGTCACTACTCACCGAATAATCCATAAAATAACGTATATTCTCCGGCTTTAAGCCATACCTTTGTAGACGAAAATCCAGCATAATACGTCAGCACATAAATATCACCACTGCTATCTGCATAAATACGAGTATGTGTTCCTGCTATACTGCTGTTTAATTTATAATCCGCGCTTGCATTAGTTTGCACTGCCATAGTCAGACCTGACTTATATACAGTAATAAAATAACCACCTAAAAAAGCAGGGGAATTTGCACATGATGCCTGACATATAACAGCGGTATCATTAGCTGTGGTTTCTTTGCGAAGTAGTGTTACAAATAGATTAACATTATTAATGTTTTGCGCAATAAAAGCGTTGCCAGTAACAATCTTTGTAGATGTCGTTGCTAATATATTCTCATCGATAGAAAAAGTTACAGAGCGTGGAATGCTGGCAATAGTAGAAGAAACATTAACTTCAATATTTGCATAATTAGTAACATCATATGTCCCATTTTCTGTAATATCCATAGTTCCGCTTGGAGTGATGCCAACAGGTGGCACATCTACAATTATATCTCCAGTCATATACTTTCCTGAAGTAGATATGGTTTGATTTGATGTATATGTACCACCAGACATCGATTGTATGCTTCCTGTAACTTTTTCACCATTTACATATGCGGTTTTTGGATATATAATGTCATTTACCGTGGCGTTCGCATCGCTTGTATCTGTTCCATTAGTAACAGGTACTACGTTAATTTGGTGAATAGGCACTTCGCCAACATATAATCCTACCATAATTACCACCTCACGATATTCACCACACTATAATTATTGTCATGTGTGTGGTTTGCGTCTGCTTTGGCTGCTAATTTCGTATCAATTTCTGTTTCTGTGTAATATATGTTGTCATGAGTATGAGACACATTCGCTTTGCCTGAAACGACATCAGACATGTCATTCAATGCAGCAGTCGTTGCGTACTCAGCATGAGTATGATTTGTCGGAGAATATTCTGCATGTGTATGTTCTAGTGGCGCTTTGCCATTTAATACAACATCAAGCCATTCGCCACCAATACCTACATGTTCTCCTATAACATTCGCAGCCTCACTGGCTGTTGTATCAACCCATTCACCATTAACATATTTTTTACGAATTTCAAGACTCTTGTCAAGGGAGTCGATTTGGATATATTGTACGTTGTCAATTATAACTTCACTTTCAAGCACTTCATAACAAACACCAGTGTCTATATCTACATATGCATAATAATACACACCAATCACCTTTGTCCTTTCCAAACATGTCTTGTTTTAATACAATTTAAATGAAAGTCATCTAAATACAACCTTCACTACATTTTCATTCACTCTTTTAATTACTCTATAGCCATTTTCAGATGCTGTTGCAACGCCGCCCTCAGATACTTGGCAATAACCGTTTACTTGACAAGTTCCATCATCTCTTACCGCAAGAACACCCATCATACCTACAATGTCCCACTCAGGTCTATCTTCACGTTGAATATACGACAAAGTTGGATTATACTCAGGATTTTCTTTATATCTTGTTCCTGTTTTTATGACAGTTTTAATTTCACCAGTCTCTTTGTCTACAATTTCTTCTTCATATTCAAACTCTTCAGTAATAAAACCTCCAAATTCATCAAGGACATATCTTCCTCTCCAATTCTCGTCGCTATTACCAACAACTGATGGCAATGCACTAATAATGCCAAGGATGTAATCGCCTGGTTCTGCGATTTTAATTTTATCGCCATCAAGAGTTACAAAATATCCTCGTCTATCTTCGTTGTTTGGATTAGCATCAAGCCACTCGAAAAACTCAGCATAGTCTGCACCACTAGTGTTCATAGAAGATAAGGCATATGGTTTGCCAGCATAAGTAACACGAAATGCATTTGACTTAGACGTTCGAGTTCCATGACCAATAATAAATGCATCGCCAGTTGTTCCACTTGAATTACCAGCAGTTCCATTCCTGTTATAATGCCCTATTACATATTGATAATCAAGAGCTTCAGTTTCCAATCCTGCTGCGTGAGAACATGATCCGGAAGCCTTTGTCCCGTTCCCTTCTGCATGAGATCGGTCTCCAGTTGATTTTGTCAAATACCCTTCAGCGTGAGAACTGTCATTGGAAGCTAATGTTCCAGTCCCCTCTGCATGAGATGCCATCCCATCAGCACGATTCCCATGACCCTCTGTGTGAGACCACATCCCCGTTGCACCACAATGAACGCTAGCGCTTACATTTCTTATATCTATGTTGGATAGCGTAGTATTTACGGTAATCTTTTTATTAGTTATATCAATAGCAGTGATTATAGAGTGTTTGTTCTTATATTTGAGAACTTCACCAACTTCATAACCCTCGACATCTTCGCTACAAGTATAAGTAGTAGCTCCAGCATTACCTGTTATTGTTAAAGTACCCAATGGATTTGCTCCAGACCCCTCTGCATGTGAAGCTTCTCCAAATGCAAATGTATTATTGCCCTCTGCGTGGGAATATAAGCCATATGCTATTGCATTTCCTGCGTTTCCAGAACTATCGCTTCCCTGCACAAAATATAATTCATCATCGTTAATCAAGTTATTTGTGACCATATAATCATAAACTTCTTGACTTTCTACTTTATTGACAACCAAATTCGTAACATTTTTTTCAGTAGGCATATCTAATCATCTCCTTTTAGGTCATATCTGCAGCCGTCCATGTTTTAATTGTGGCAGACGTAAATTTTTCATCAACGTACTTCTTGGTTACAGCATCAGTGCTATCCACTGGAGCGCCTATATTTTTTAACACAGATTCTTCAAAATAAAGTTTTTTTGTGTAGCTCGAAATATAGGTGTTATGTGCGTCATTAATTCCTATATTCATTGCATGTTCACCTGTACTACTGCTGGCAACTATATACAACTTATTTCTGGAAAGTTGCACAAATCCATCGTCAGAATCGCGCGATGATACGTAGAAGCCATCCTTGTCCATGAAAACCGTTCGACCCAAACCACTAGCTGTATCTTCTACATATATACCCATCTCACTATTATTACTGTCTATGTACGCATAGTTTCCAGTACTGGCTTTTATGAATTTATAAACGCCATTAGTCGTATATTCTCCGCCGCTGCTACTTAAAAAATTATCAGCCGACAATGTTGTAACATTACCATCATTGCCTACACTAAGAAGCTTTCCTGCATTGTCTGTGCCTTGTAACTTATCTACTTTACCAGATATGTCTGGTATGTCAGACGAATTTGCCTTTTTATCAATTTCCACCATTAAATTAGCCGAATTGCTTATAAACGTATCACCAACCGTTTTTGCATCGGCGGCTTGTCCTGACTGTGTAAGCGTGGTGTCAATCGTAAATGTCGGCTTATCTATTGGAGTAACAACACCATTATCTGCTATGCCAAGAATTTTTCCTGCATTTGCTGTACCTTGATTTAAATAGACAGATTCCGGAATTATGTTTTCGCCAACTTCTACAGTCCCATTAAAGTAGATGTTTACATATTTAAATCCAGTGTTTTCTGCATCAACGTTTGTGAATTGTAAATATTTGCCTGCAATATTTGCTCTACTATATACATAAATAATACCATCATCCGTACCGCACCCGCACATTGGCAACACACCAGACGCTAATGCGTCAAGAATTTCATCACACGTACAAGTTGAACTATATGTGGTAGTTCCTCCTTCGTCAGTGGATGACGTGATTATAAAAGCCATAGCCGTCTTCTCTATCTTTACTGTAATAGTATCTTCAGCACCACTATTGGAAATTTTCATAATAGCACAAGACTTTGAAGTGTTGTCAAATACCATAAATACACTCTCAGAGGTTGTGGCTGTCAATTTAGCAGAAGTGCATCTAAATGACAAATAAGCTTCAGTGTCATATAAAATTGCAACTACATTTTTCTTATCATTGGCAACAGCGCTAGCAATTTCTTGAGATGTCTTATCTGCCGTATATGTGGTGCTTCCATTCGTGTTAATCGTTGCTGTAATGTTAACAATCATTGTATTATCGTCTACATACAATTTGCCATCGACATCAATACCAACTTCTTTTGTCATTGCGTCAGTTTTTACAGTTGGCTTTACACCCCCAAGTGTATCAGCAGTTGCCACTGGTAGCGTATAATTATTCGCATTTTGAGCAATACCATTTAATTTGATCTTGTCAGCCGCAGACATTAAACCTTGTGAACTTGTTGTAGCAGCTGAATAAGTAGTATCATTTATAGTGCCTACAACTTGATAGTGGCTTCCATCATATACAAACTCTACTACAGAACCTGCTGTCCAATATTGTGTGGAAGGAAGTGCTTTGCTGTTCCATACAATTATCTTATTGCCAGTGGAGTTTATATTTAAACTAGGTTGAGATCTAGTATTAGCATTTGTAAATTTAACAGCAACTCTTCTGCCTGCAGATAATGAAAAATCAAAATCTGTTGTAGCTACTTTGTCAGAATTGGCTGCAGAAGTACATGTTGCATATACTGGATAGTTAGGAAGGAATTTGGAATCTATTTGCTTAATTTCATGATTTGGTATGGTCATCGTTAATTTTTTACCAGTTAAGTCAGCGTTACTATACATACCCGCCATTAAAGGACCATAGCTACCTGACCCTTCCATGAAATAAACTTCATAATTTCCTATAGTAAATGGTTCAGTATCCCCACTAATACCGCTGCTGTTAGTCATTGTATATTCTGCAGACACACCATCCAAGGTAACTGTAACAATACGATTATTGCCAAGTTTTCCACTACCAAAACCCACTTCAGGATATCCATAGGAAACATTAAGCATAGTAGCTAAAGGGCTATCTGTAGCATCTGTAGCTTTTAATGTTACATCACATAATACTTTATCAGCATTATTCTCATAACAAATTCTATTTTTAACGTAATCTTCTGCAGTTGAATCATTTTGATTCCAATCTACTTGAACATTCTTATTAGCACCACTTTCAACAGAATCTAATTTAATTTTGTCTGCGGCAGATAATAAACCACTATTTGTAGTAGTTGCTTCTATTGGAGTCTTATCATCAACATACTTTTTAGTGGCAGCGTCATTGTCTGCTGTGGGAGCAGCTATATTTTCTAATTTAGAATTTTCAAAGCTAATAAGTCTTTGATCATTATATATCTTTAGTTTGTCTAATTCAGCAGAAATATAATGATTTTTCCAACCGCCGTTGTATCTTCTCCAATGCAAACAATCAGACCAAAGATAGAATTTCCTATGATCTCCGTCTATTTCATCATCAAGCATCTGCCATACATTTGGTAAAAAAGCAGATGTCACTACATTGTGGTCTGTGCTGTCTGTGGTGACTCTATTTAGCCTAAGCCCAAGAGATGTAAAACAGCTTGCAAAATCATAGGACTGAGTGTCACTTTCAGAATATTTTCGTCCATTAGCAGCTATTTCAAATACAGAATCATCATATATGCCAGGTATTACAGTGGGAACATTGTTTAATGATAATTTCAGAGTTGTATCTAAACTATACGTTCCGCCTTTAGCGCTAATAAAATCCTTCGCCAAACTAGTATTGATATCTTCTGGAATGTTGTTTAATTTTATCTTATCCGCAGAAGACATCAACCCATTTTTGTCAGTGCTCGCCACACTGATAATAGTCTCATAATTATTTTTTGTAATAATGTCGGTTGGATTTATTTCTACAAAATTGCCATCTTCTGTATAACGAAGCGTGTCAGCGTATTTAGACGATAACTTAGAACGTGTCAATACTCCATTTTTATCTTCATAGTCAATATAAAAATTTGTTGTATCTGTACAAAAGTAACAGCACCCATTTGTTAAAACGACAGGAAGATTGGCTTCCAACCCACGGTTTATTTTAAAAACGTTCATTGTGATAGACTACCTCCTTTTTTAATATACCATTGTAAAAATTCTTGATACTTATTGTATTTTCTACTTAAACGAGTAACCTCTGTTGAGTCCTGATATAACGATGTTAAAATACGATACAAATCATCTCTTGCAACTAACTCAAAATAAAAAGAAATCATTATCTTATTGTTTTTGTTTGTATTGTATCTAAAAAACGGGGCAGAAATAAACTGCCCCATACTTTTATAACACGTACAACTTACATTTTTTCATGCTTCGGTTTGGGTTGAGGCGGAATTTCTGCATCCGGTGGTCTCTTGAATTTCTTTACCTTATCATCAGCCCCAATAATAGTACCAATCACATCATCTGGGACTGTCGGCTTCTCATTTTCTTCAATTTTTTCTGCAATGTCTTTGTCAACAGCACCCTTGACAGTTAAGTTTTTTTTCTTTAAACTTAATTTTTTTAAACCAGGTAAACGCGAAAAAATACTCATAACAAACTCTCCTTTGATTAAAAATAAAAAAATAAGGGAAGTAGAATAGTTTCTACCTCCCTTACGGTTTAAAAACTACTCAGTTATTAAAATTCGCCCCATGTGAGCTGTTCAATCAAACTTGCGATGTCATTTTTATTAGTCGTAACCTGCCCATTTTGAAGCGTGTCAGTATAAGCCTTTGCGTCTGAAAGAGCTTTGGCTACAGAGCCATCTCCAGTACCATTTAAAACACCAATAGCATCTGCGTTAGCCTTTTCTGCCGCACGTGCAGTATTGGCCTCTGCAGTAATCTTGCCCTCTAATTCTTTCTTTGCGGCAGCAAGTGCAGTAGCGGCAGTAGATTCGGCATTAGCTTGCGCGGCATCCCACTTAGCCTTATCGCCCGTTTCGATCTTTGCAAGTTCTGCGGCATTTGCATGAGAATGCTTCTTGGTAACAGCATCAGCCAAATTCTCCTCAGTCTGAGTATATGAATCTAACAGATTCTTGTTGGTATGTGTGTGCGCTTTACCCTCGGCTGCGTCCCACTTGGTACGTTCTGCAGCAGTAATATGAATATCTGTATCAGCAGTATGAGAATCAAGATCTGCTTTCTTAGCATAATCGCCAATCTTCAGGGCTGTAATCTTCCCATCAGCATAATCCTTTGCCGCCTGTAAATTAGCAGCGTCAGCCTCGGACAATTCTGCCTCTTTGCCTTTTGCGCGAGTTTCCTCAGCAGCAATAGCAGAAGCATTGTCGGCGACGCTCTTTACCAAACCAGTAGCCGGATTTTCACCTTCTGCTACCTTACCAACAGTCGTCTCTAAATTACCAACCTTAGTAGTCAAAGTAGAAGCAGCTTCGCCATGAGTACTAATGTAATCTTGAAGCTCCTTCAAGGTGTCAATAGCGGCATCGCCAACATCTGCGGCAGCAAAGAATGCATCAACATCTTCCTTTACGCCGTTAATAGCGTTCGACAACTCTGTCTTATCAGCACTCTTTAAATAGTCGTTCTTGATAGCGTCAACATCAGTGCGCAGACCACCCTCAACGCCTTCAGCGCGTGCCTGCTCAGTATCAATAGCGCTTTGCAAAGTAGTTTTGTCAGCAGCCTTTAAATAATCATCCGCAATAGCTTTAATAGAAGCCTTAACATCTGTGTCATCATAAGTGGCAGCAGCTTTTGCTTCTTCAATCATCTTAACAACCGTTTTACCTTCTGCAACTGTACCAATTTTTGCATTGATCGCGTCAACACCAGACTGAGCAGTGTCTCCAGCGGTTTGAGCGGCGGCAATAGCAGCATCTTTGGCGTTGGCATAACCCTGAGCCTCAGTTTGTGTCGCATATTTTTTAGCTTCAACCTCTGCCATAGTTACTTTAGAGTTAGCAGTATCCTGAGCGGCTGCCGCTGCCGTTGCCGCATCTGTTCCTGCTTTCTTTGCGTCATCAATAGCTTTAGTAACAGAGCCATTTTCACCAATAGCTGCCTGCAGATCATCAATCTCACTCTCTGCAGTAGTTACACGATTACCTAATGCTGTCAATGCCTCGTCACTTGCAATACCTTCTGTTTTAGTGTCAATATATGATTTTACAGTACCTTCAATCTCGCCAACTTTATCAGAAATCTTAGTGTCAACAACTGCGGGAGTGGCAAAAGTTTCACCCTTAGTTAAAGTAAGAACACGAGTGGTCGCATCATAAGACGCTGCAGTAATTGCATTTCCTGTGCCCTCAACTTTTACTTCCTTAACACCAGTATCGCGGTTTATCTGAATCCATGCCGAACCATCCCACTTCGCAAGACAATTAATATCTTCTACATAATAAAGAGCAGTAGTATGTGCCCCGGCAGTAGGAAGAGTGGCAATATTAGCAACGCTTACAAAGTCGCCAACTCTTAAACGCTCTGTGCCAACGTCAACATAAATACTTCTTTCGGCAGTATTTACAATAAACTGGCCATCGGCGATAGCCAAATTATTTAAATTTGAACCTCTTTTAAAAGAAACCACACTCATGATTTATTTCCTCCATAAATTAAAATACAAACGTATCATGATCTGCATAAATTATACTCATCAGATACATTCTCCTTTTATTCCTTTTCATTAATTATTTTGTATTGTATACTTAGAGAGTTCCCCAAGTAAGAGCTTCCTCAAGACCAGTTACTCTATCAGTAACACCACTCACTGTTTCTTTTGTAGCATAAGTAGTTGCAATAGAATCAATAATAGCCTTGTCAACAGCAGATAAAGCACCATCTGATGTCGCAGTTGCTAGGGGAATATTTACCTTTTTATCCTCTGCCACAAGGTCAATGCCGTTAATAGAAACAGACTCAATAATGTTAACCTGTGCTCCACTTTCAATGCCAGTAATCTTTGTGGCATCAGTTGCACTTAATAAACCAGGAATTGTGTCTCTATTAGTCGTAATCCATGTGCCGAGTTCTTTAACGTTGGACGCGTTGATTTCGCCACTAATTTCTACAGTACCATCTTCACTGAGCACTAACTTTCCAAGTTTAGTTGCCTCGTCACTAGTGATTAAACGGGAACCTTCAACTTTGTCAACCTTAGAGTCTATAGCCGCAGACAAACCTGTAACTTTGTCTATAGCAATAGGCTTCATAGTAAGTTTTCTGTTTTCATCAACTGCAAACTGCTCTGTATCAACACTATTAATGATATTCTTCTCTGCACCCACATCTTCAAGCGTCTTTACTCTATTAGTAAGAGCTGTTAAATCAGCTGCTTTCGCATAATCACCAATCTTAATACCATCAACGACTTCTTTGATATAAGCAATAACAGTAGTTGATGTTGCGCCTTCAGGAAGTGTGCCAACAAACGACTCCAGTGCATCAATTTTACCCTGAAGCTCTGTCTTGTCTGCTCCCTTAAGATAATCATTTTCAATATTGGTTACACGAGTTACAAGTTGCGCACTTGCAGTTGTATCAGACTGAATCCATGCCGCAATTTCCTTCAGAGTATCAAAATCTTCAGGTACAGCTTCACCAAGAACGGTTTCAATAGCTTCTGTTTTTGCAGTAGCAATATCAGTAGCCATTTTGTTCTCAATTGCAGTCTTGTCAGCAGCCTTCAGGTAATCGCCCTCGATAGTGGCAACACGACCAGAAAGAGCGGTATCATCATAGGTTGCCTCGGTCTTTGCGTCGTTGATCATTTCAACAACAGTCTTACCTTCGGTTACAGTACCAATCTTAGAATTAATACCTTCAATGGCAGTATTGTTGCTAGACTCTACAGTATCAACTCTAGTCTTTAAAGATTGAATTTCTGTAGCCAGACCCTCCACCGTTGTGGAAGAAGGCTCTACCCACGTTAATTTCCCATCGACAAGCAATGGCTGATAGGTAATTTTGGTGGTCTGACCACCATCATCGGTTCTAGTTAACTCAAGACCAGAAACACCATACAAACTTACAGTACCATCTCCAGCAACAGTAATAGTAGATTCATCACCAACAGGAGATGTACCAACTTTCTTTAAATTGCCAGCCTCATCCTGGATAGCATAAACTGTTGCAACGTTGTTAACATGGTCAACGACAGTTAAAATCTGACCAACATAAGCAACAGGGTCAGTTGCCGCATAATTCTTAGCAGCCTCAAGGCTTGCCCACACAGAACTATTATCTAAAGGGTTAGGATTGCCACGTCTAAAGTTCAGAGGAAAACCAAGACCATCAGCGGCGGTGTATTTATCTAAATTATATTTTGCCATAATTCTTTTTCCTCCTTATGCAAGTGTAATTTTATGTACTTCGCCAGCGTCAATAGCGGCAGGTTCGTATACGTATATATCGTAGTCTACTGCAGTAAAGCCACCCACACCTTCAACCTGGACTGCCGCCTCAGTCTTAACATAAGAATCTGTAACAGGCGTGTTCATGGCAGAAGTTAGAATAACTTCCTTAAGACCACCGCGAGTGGAAGCAGAAGGAATTGCAATAACAATTCTCTTTGCAGTTGCGCTGCCATTAAGAGTAAATGTCTTACTACCATTATAGGCGCCACCATTTTTCATACTACGAATAATACTAGATGTAAGAGGGGCATCAGCAGAAGACGTATTCAGGACTCCATAAAAGAAGCTTCGATAACCAGTAAGATTACCTTTTGTTGCGGACTTATTGCCAGCGGCAATTTTTCCATCAGCGTAATCCGCACCAAGTGCCGTCTTAGGAATCGCGCCTTCACCATAAGTAGCAGTTGCAGTAATAGAGTAGTTTGTATTATCTGCTACTGTGAGTTCCGCAAAACTTCCAGAAGCAGTAGTTTTCATTTCGGCGCCATCCGTTACGCTCCAAGCAGTAGCAGCTACACCAGTTGCTGGACCATATTCGTAACTACCAGCATTAAGTGTAGCAGTATATGTAGGAGTAACTTTAGTCCCTACCTCGTAAGCCTTAATTGCAGCGACAGTTAAATTAACACTAGGCTGAGTAATAGTAGGATTTTTATCCTGAGAATAGGCATCCATAAACACATCATACCAGCTCTTGTCTTTAGCTGGCACAGTAACTTTACCACCGCTTAAAGAATAACGACCAAACTGTTGCGTTAAAACAAGGTCGTTATCAAACATTACATCCTTCGCAGAAACAGAACCTCCGCCATTTACAAGATTATCAAGATGAATCTTGTCTTGCGCAGACATTAAACCAGCCGCTGTCGCAGATGCCTCACTGCCAACTGCAATTAAACTTTCTCCCTTATATAAACCAACAAATCCAGTAGCCTCATCTTCGACAAAATATAATGCATTTGCATCTTTTGGAGTCAAAGAAGTATATTTGCTAAGGTCGTTAGTAAAGAAAAACTTAACATTTGCCATTTTTTCTTCATCCCTTCATAAAAATAAATTTGTCAATAGTTATGTAGATTATAATTCATTCCACGTCATGGTAGTACCAACGCTAGATATTGCATCCTTTAGCTCTGTGTCAGTCACATAGCTATTCATGTAATATGGTGTAATTTCGGTACTCATATTTTCATTTGCAAGATTAATTCTAATAGTTTCCTTAGACAGCAGGTTATTGGAAGCATCATAAAAAGCGCTGGTGTAATACCAACCAATCATTTTATCTTCCGTAGAATTATCGCCATAATATTTCCAGGCGCCATCAGGTTGCTTCTCTGCTACTGGCAACCAAACAATAGAGTAACCGTTGCCATAAGGATCTCTGCCACTAAAATCATCTGTAAAATCAAATATCGTTTGGTCTTCGATAACCTTTTTTAAGTCTTCCATAAAATGGTCTGCACCAACAGGAGCATACACCTTAAGACCGACATAGTACTTATTTGCGTCACCAGTAGGACCAACCGCTTGTTCTTTCCACTCTGTATTGTTAGCACAACAAATACGAATTTCATTATCCATAATTCTTACTGTAGTACCAGCAGGTTTGGAAAACACGTCGTATTTTACACGCTTTACAGTAGTGTTTACTTCTTCTTTTGTCACATATGTTGCCAGCTTGTTTTCTAAACCCGTAACCTTTTCAACTGGAATTGTATCCAATACAACAAATAAACCATCGTCTCTGACTTCAAGTAAATTGCCCTCATTACCTGATACCTGAACACCAATTTTGCCATCAGCAATCTTGATAGTGCTATCAGATGGAGTCAAAACACTTGTTGAGCCGCCTGCAATTAATGCTTGAAGTTTTTGATATCCCTCGGCAGAAAGCAAACCTGAAGCAGCAGCAGAAGCCTCTGTGCCTACCGCATAAAGTTTTGAGCCTCTATACAAGCGCTGTGTATCTGTTATAAAATACAACGCTAGGTCATTGTATTCTGCTAAAGCATCATATTTTGCCTGCGTGCCAAAATAAAATAGAACGTTTTGCATTATTTTCTTTTCTCCTTTCTTAAAAGTAATATATGGAAAGACCTATCGGTCTTAACCAACACATTTATAGTTCGCGCCAAATATAATTGGAGACCTTCTCTTTACCTTCTATTTCAGCCCAATTATTTGACTTGTCTATATCAAATGACAAAATGTCATCAGTTGCTTTATCTGATAAAGTAAATGTTAAAACATCTTCTTTCATTGAAGGAATATAAATACCAGCACAATTGCTCCCAGTCTTTCCAACAATCTCTTGTTCTCCATTACTATATACGACAACAAGATTTCCACTCTCGTCGATATGAATTTTCGAAATACCAGATGCAGCCGTTGTATTAATTTTGATTTTATCACCAATTGGCTTGCCATGAGATGTAAGCTGTAAATACTTGTCTTCATTATTGAAAATTATATTATCAGCTTTAACTTCATCTAAATACTCATTCATATCATTTACAGCCTCTATCATAGCTTGCGTTTGCAGAATTCTTTGGTCAAGAGCGGTTAACGCATCATCAGCAATTATGTCGCTCCATGCCGAAATAGGCACAATAGTAATTGTGGTCGGCGAAGTTTTTCTTACATATTGGATGCTGTCTCCATCTGGATTCAACTCTAATTTAGTAAATGTAAGTTGAACTTCTATTTTTCCATGTTCTTTTGTCAAACAAGTGTCAAATGGGAGTTTATATTCTAATTTCTCTTTATATAAATCTGGTGATTGTACCAGAATTTCAGTCCTATACTCTCTACTGATAGGAAGTATATATTCCATAGTTACTACAAAATCAGACATATCCATCTCTTTGTAAATAGGGTCAACTAAAAAATGCAGAGAATCAACCAATTTACTCCTCTGCATAATTCTTTCTTTAACACTTGTAACTAACTCATTTGTATCATTAAGTAAAATAGTGTACAACAAAAAACACCTCCTTTACTTTTTAGTGCACTCGGCAGAAATAATATAATCATATTCCTGCCGAGTAATTTTGTTAGCGTTTAATAATTCTTTTAATTTTTGCTCAGTAACTTTCTTCGATTGATATAATCGAGTAAGGCTTTTTATAAATTGTCTCATAAAATTCCCTCCTCTATTAACATCAAAATAGTTTCATCCATAACTTCTTCTGGTGTTTTCATATTTAATACCTTTAGTTGTCGATATTCATATTCATCAATTTCTTCTAACTGTACAGTGTCGCAACTATCAATAGGTACTCTGTACATTCCATCAACATGCCAAATATGTTCCCCATCAGAAGAAACAATCGCCTGTGCTTCGTGTTCGAGACAGCCAATCATAATATTATGTTTTTTTTGATATTTCACAAAAACTAAGTTATCCAAAACATCTATAACTCTATCATTTTTTAAAACTTTATAGTACATTTATGCCATCTCCTTTATATACAAATCATAATTCTCGTATAAACATCGGATTGAGACATAGGCGTAATAGATTGTGGTGCGCCAGTATTATTAATTCTATAAACATATCCGCTATACCCCATAGTTGGTGAACGAGTCCAATATTGTACAGCATCTCCATCTAACGTATAACAAATGCGAGCTTGATTTGATGACTGAAAATGGCTAATAATTGTGCCTTCGCTAATATATGGCTCGCTTGTCACACCCGAATAAAGTTCAGCAATTGCGGGAATAAAGATATAGCAATCAGAGTTTGATATTGCTTCTGAATTCTCTCCAACAGAAGATTTCACTTTTACCTGCTTAATAAGTTGTTTCCATTTTGTAGAGAATGCTTCGTAAACTCTGTTATTTAAATATGTATTCAATGAATAATTTGCCCAGCCACCGCTATTGCTACTTGATGCATTAATAACCATAGGTTGCGACAGAGTATTTGAGGCAATAAGTGCGATAGATGAACGAGCACCAGAATTATCGCTCAAGTAGTAGCGCTTTAATGAACCATTTGATTCGCAGCAAGCTTCAAATCCAATTTCTTCATGCGGCCAATAAGCAATTTGCTTACAAATGGAATCCCCCAAATCTGCATACCAAATCTTACTCCAATAGATAGTGCCACGCGCATATTGTTCATACGAACCATCCTCAAGTTTGTTGCAACCGAACACGAGAGATACATTATGCGTCATTGTATGAGTGCCGGACAATTCATAATAATAAGGAGAACTTTCTGTTACGTGGGACGCGTACACATGAACACCAGTCTCTCCTTTGACATGCCTCAAAACTATCATCTCTCTATTGTCAACACTACATGGGTAATTGGAAGAGCTTCCCCATGTAAGTCTAACACCATTGCTATACAATAATTTGAAACCGCTTGTGTCTAAACCTGAAAAACATTGCGCAAGTACTGCATTATTAGAATTACCACTATCCATTTTACAGTCAATTGCTAAAACAAAATCTCTATCCTCGGAAAGCAGTTTGATGCCAGTATCAACATAGTTAGTGCCATTAAAAATTGTTTTTTCAGAAATTAGAACCTTTTCCTCAATATCAGAAAAACTAAAATCATTGCCTAATTGAATTGTCACTGGATCTTTTGCATCCACGTAGTCATTTATAGAAATAACACCAATTGTATTTAATTTGGTCAACATATAAATTTCTACAGGGCGCATATCAGCAAGCTCTTTGCCAACAAAATACCCTGTTGTATACTCACACGAATCATAAACGGCATTGATGGTCTTATCTCCATTCACGAAACCACCCTGGTCCCATCTATCAAACAGATAGTACTTATAAGCAGATTCCTCAGCAGTATATGTCGGCAATTCTCCATCATAGGTCACGATTGTTCCGTAATTTGCCTTAATTTCTTTTAATACATTATTGTTAGATACATATTTAACAGTATACATCCTAGTGGTTTCTGTATATGTTGCCAAAATAGTCATGTCGGCAAATATGTCTACAAAAGCGGTATCCCACCCAGCAAAAGTATAATTTGTACTTATAGTACTTTCAAGCGTAGGGGTAGGAATTGGATTCTCTGGTCTAGTAATCGGATCAACAGGTTTTGTTCCTTTGTCAACATATTGTACATCTAATATCTTACCATCTTGATTCATGAATGTAACAGTATATTGTGGAACAAGTGTATTATAAGAAATCTCTAATGCATGCCATGCCGTATTATAGTTTTCTAATTGTTTCTGCTTGATGACTGCACAATAGAATGCACCAGCAAGAATAGAAACTAGAGTATCATAGCCGTCATTATCAACGCCGCGCATAATTAACAGTCTTTCTAATATATTAGAATCAGCAATATTATAAGTCTTATTCCAATCTAAACCGATCAGTCGCACAGTATTTAACTTATTAGCTGAATTTACAATATCATAAGTATTAACAAATGGTGTATTCTCAACAATCAAGGTTTGAAGATTATTATAACTTTCAACCTCAAATGCTTCAATATTACTCAAATTCTTCATTGTAAGAGAAATAATTGATGGGAGATATGCTTTTTTAAGTTTTCCACCGTTAGAAAAAATTACACCAGTAGCACCAGAATGTTCTGCATGCAATTCAAGTAAATTATTACATTTGGACAAATCAATTACAGAATTTAAACCAGATACGTTTTTAACATCTAAATATTCCAGTAGTTTATTATTTCCAAGTGAAATTTTTGTCATATACGTGTTCGTATATCCTTCGACATCGCTACCAATAATTAAGCTCTGTAATCTTGATGCCTTAGAAAAGTCATTATCACCAACATAACATTTTGATAAGTCGCCAATTGCTTGAATAAAACTTGCTCCATATATTAACGTAATATCGGCAGTATCTGCTTCAATACCATATGGTATTGTATATTCCACGCCAGCTTTGGCTCTAAAGTTTGTAGGAGTTACATTACCAAATTTAACACCAATATACATATCTGAATATGGAGTTAAATATAATGTAAAATCTTGTTGTACAGTTGCACCAACAGGGTTGTTAAAACGCATCATTATCTGATCTTGAGTGGCTTTATTTCCAAAATACTTTGTTGCCATATATAATTCCTGATTGCGCTCAAACATTCTTCTCTGGTATCTCTTACGCCCGTTTAGCATCTCTACTAAAAAACGCGGGTTTGCTGTTCCAGCAATACTATTGTCTATAGATATGCCCTGATAAGTACGTAAATATTTGCGCTGTATATCAAGTCTCCAAATTTCTTCTGGGAATTGATTTTGAGCATTGTCCCATTGACTAATTAAACCATCAGCGCTCCAAGCATTTGCATTTTCTCTGTCTACAAACATTGCTTGTAATTCGGAAGAAAACAAGTCACGAACTCTGCAGAAGAAGTTGCTCCCAGCTGCTCTGAATATATATGAGGAAGTTGGGTCTCCATCTACATAGTAATCAATATCTTCTTTGCCATAAGAAATTTCAAGTTTACCAGTATTTGAAATACCTAACGCAGTATCAAAATCGTACCCCCATGTGAGGTCCCACCTATAACCTTCGTTAAATGTCGCTTGTTCGTCATCAATATATTCAGCATCAATTTCTACACCATAATTTGTTGCAAATTCAGCAGCCTCTGCTTGAGAATAATATACTTTTCCTCTATGGAGGAAACAGTTCTTGGCACGATTATCCACCATAGTATATCTCTCTGTAAACAGATAGAAATACAAAATAGAATCTAAAACAAAATACTTACTAAAGTTTGTATAAAATTCTTCATCAGTAGAAGTAACAACAAACTTATAAGCTTCACGCCATGCATCAATATTTACTTGACGCTGTTCTTCGGTAATGCCTTTCATCTCATATCTAAATTCATAAGATTCTGAGCCGAAAGATTTAAACTCGCCATCTTTGTATTTATATGGAGCATATAAGTAATCATAGGCGGTATTACCAGCTTTCCACTGGTCTACCGGACAAATCTCGCTTCCGTTCCCAGTAGGAAATTCCGCAAGAGCTACGTTGTAATCCATAATTTCGATACAGCATTCTTTTGGATCTTTTTTATCATTTACGCGGGTGTCATCTGTCTTTTTGCTATCGCCCACATTGCCCAACGCGTAGTAATGATACGCAGTATCTGTAAACTCTCTATGAGTAGAAACATCTTCATTGCGCTCACGTATGAAAACAACACAGTTATAAAATTCCATACAGTCTCTAATCTTACTATCTCTAAGTCTTGCAGTACGCTTATAAGGCTGATATTCATTAAACCGCATTGTCATCTGAGCATTGTTCTGGTTTTCAGAGCTGGCTATATTAACTTTTACGTTTAAATAGTCAGTAGGAGTAGAATTTCTTGTAAGAGTAATTGTCTTACTTGTCGTAGTACCGTCACCAAGAGTGAATAGTGCCGAATCGCCATCCATAATTAAATCCATATTACGGCCCGAATAACCATATTCATTAGAGCTTGTACCCTGGCCGCTGTGTCTAGCCCCAGTACACGTCCAGTTATCAAGAATTGGGTCTCCGTTTTTATAAATCATTGTAATATTGGTGTCAGATACTTTATTACTCTTATCGTTTGTAAACCATGGTGCGTCAACAAGAATTATTCTTAGGTTAGGACATTTTTCGGCAAGCACATATGGATCAAGCAAACCATTTTCATCATAAATTTGATTTCGATTATATCTTGCCACCATTTCATCAGCATTTCTCGCATCCGCAATAAAATTAGACAGAATGCCCCTGTCAGTTAAACTTGTCGAATATGCTTTCATTCTGTAAATGTATACATCACAATCTTCACTACCAATAGTAATTGGCTGCGGAGTTGACTGCATGAACGATGCATCAGCAGTGTAAATCATAGGTCTATTCCCAACACCATCTTCATAAGTCAGAACCATTGGAATATCTGTATTCTTGTTAATATTAAACTCAAACTCAATAATATCATCTTCGCAGTAAGGGGAATATAAATTATTATTGCTTGAATAAATTCGAGCGTCTTCAATCTTCATGTCAAGACCAATATTATTATTCATACATGAAATGAATGAAGTGGCGCGATTCTTGACGTTTGTTGTCTTAAATACTACCTTAAACTCTTTACCATTCTTTTTGGGGTCATCTGCAAATAAATTGTAATTAATGGTCGCAGTTGTTCCAGACTTTACACAAAAATACTGGTCTCCATTTTCATCAATCTGATAACCACCATTAACCCAGTCGAAATTATCAGAAACTGTCATGGATACATCACCATTAGACCACAATCTATCTGCATCATTATTAGAGCGTCCGGAAGGATTAAAATCAAACTCTAAACCAGCAGTAACAGGTTCAATATTAATGTCTAACTCTTCAACCACAACATTTAACGTCTTAATAGTTTCTCTACAAGTTATTGTTAAGACATGCGCACCAATATCAGCTGTTTTATATTGCCATGTCTGTGTGTTAGAATCTATAGTTAACGTAGATACAACTACACCATCAACAGATAGAGTAACAGTTGGTGTCTCTGTGGTTGGGTCATAAACAGTATATATAATATTCGTCGCATCATACTGTCTGACCGTAAAATTCTGTTGTACACAACCAATCACGGGCACAGTGCTTGAATCGTCATACCACAAAATATCTTTATAAATATGGTTTGACTCAATTATATTACCATTAATTTCTGCCGTCATGTATACTTCCAACAAATGAGCACCATGTTTTTGCGCAGGAAGCGTATACCCCGCAGGAATACCTGATGACGAAGTGACTACAGTGCCAATTTCTACACCATCAAGCATAAAATGAACAGTTTTAGAAATAGCGCCATATGGCGTATAAGAAAACTCCACTGCACCAAGTGGATATGTAAAATTATCATTAAATGTAGACTCTAATCGAACATCTACTTTTTGCACAGTCCATGTTTTTGTAACAAGGCTACCAGCATCATCAGTAATACTAAGAGTAACCTTTTGTGTACCAAGAGAAATGTAGTCTGTAATATCAAAAGAGTTTTCTCCGGCTACAGCTGTATTGGTGGCAACAACTCTCCCCGCAACTTTCCATGTCGCAGTACCATCCATAACTGTGTCACCAGACGAGTCAGTGCCTGTAAAATTATACTTGATTACAACACTGTCGCTCATGGTAGCGATTATTGGAGTTTTCGTGATATATTCAATCTTTAAAGAGCTACTTGCCGAAGAGCCGCCACCACCGACTATAGTAAATTTCTTTTTTGCTTCCTTGACTTCACTCTCCAAGCCCTCGTTCTCAATTTCATAAAAAACAAAAACATTTTCTCCAACATCAGGGTTTTCTACGTCATTATAAGCAACATCATATGTTTTCTTTGGAGAAGTATCAATACTGTCAACCTTAGTTTGTAATCCAGCCACTGTAGTGCTCAATGATGAAATGTTGGACGTATTAGTTTCGATAGGTGCTGTTTTTGTGTCTACCTCCGACTTTGTATAATAGCCACTTAAATCTACTTCGACATTGGATAGTTTTTCATCAATTTCAGATTTAGTGTATACATCGTTTTTAGTGTATACGTCAGCACTTTTAGCGTAGTCTTTTAATTGGTCTGAAACATCAATCGCTGCTACTGCTTCGTTAACATATACTTCTGTTGCAAGCCCTTCAATGCTTGGAATTTTATTTTCTACAACATTAACTTCATCCTTGGTAGCAAGACCACTAATATCCTGATGTTGAGTCAAATACCCAGCGTCATTTTCTAATTGACTTACTTTTGCGGGTATCTCTGTTTTTTTGGCGTAATCTGTTAACTGCTCTGTTACATCAATTTCTGAAACCTTTTCGTCTACATAATTTTTTGTAGCATAGCCAGTTAAATCAACAGTCACATTTGCTACTTTCGTATCCACTTCTGATTTTGTATAATAGTTTGATAAATTTATCTGTGTATCGCCAATTTTATCCGCGACACTTTGTGCAACATTTTCAACAATTTCTTGTACCCAATCATCGCTAACAACAACTGGCTCACAATTTGGATCTTGGCACAAAGATTTTAATATATTGAATTTATCGGTAGACTGTGATTTCCATCTGTATCCATACTCTTTCTTAGTATCATCTAATATCAAACCATCCGCATGAATTTCAAATTTTATATTACCATCAATATGTGTTGCATTTGTATCGACAAGCCACGCAAATCTGATTTTATTTTCACTATATTCTACGTTTACAGGTTTTGACGCAAAATGCTGCCCATCGCTCGTTGTAAAATGAATAGAAAGTGCCATGTCCTTTAAATCAATGCCGTCATACTTTCTGTCCATTTCAAACGGTATAAATTGGCTATTTGACTCTTGAGATATGTTAACCTGCGCATTATTTACTGAAATCCCTTTATTTGCATCGACTATTGATATATTATTATCAATATAAGCATCAAACCAAGCGTATCTACCAGTCATATCTTTTGAAAAAACTTCACTTGCGTTAATTTCCATAATATCATTTGCTAACGACATAGGCATAGGGGTCGCGGTTTGTTTTAAAACTTGTTTTTTAGATTCTTCAAATGAAAGTGCCATTGATAATTACATCCTCCTTTCATATGTGTTAAAAGTTAGTTTTTATTTCATAATCAAAGTTCATGTTTATCCCAAAGCTCTTTTGCGCGTTTTGTTTCTGGACAACGTTTCCAAACAAAAACAAGAGCATCCTTACGCTTTTCTGATGCCCATAAAATATCTAAAAAGAAATCAGGTCCAAGATAATCGAGGTATCTCTGAGTCTGAACTGGGTTAGAAAAATATACTGCGTCAGATGGGTCGTATGTTTTCCCTGTAATAACACTTGTAATCATTTTTTTATTTTCTCCTAAAAAAAATAGGATGCCGACAAACTTCTTTTTAAGTAGTTTCGCCCACATCCTATAATAATTTTAAACTACTCGTGAGTGATACATGAATAATCACTTCTTCTGGTCCTTGTTCAAGGATTGAAAATTTTGCTTTACTTCTTCAACTGGTTCTGGTTTAACTTCCGATTTAATAGCGGCAATATGCTTACGGATAGAAGAAGAAAGTTTGTCAAGTTCTAAGTTGTATTTATTCAAAGCCATTAATGTATCTTCAGCAGTAGTTAAATGACAACCATGTTTTGAAAGGATTTCAAAAATCTCTGCGTGCTCACGAGAACAAAAACGTTCTGGATCGTAAGATGACTTTGTTACTGCGCACTTTGGGCAATATTCATATTCTTTGCCACATGCAGCACAGGTGTATTGATTTCCACGTGCCATATGAATAGCCTCCTTTAATTATTTATTATAACCTCGTTAAAACAAACAGAAAGAGAGTGGTGAGACAAAACCACTCTCTTATCAATAGAGTTAAGTACTCTCTATCTATTCTGCTACCAATATTATACAATAATTATTTTGTATTGTCAATTGGCAAAATAACCAAAATTATAATCAATTGTACCAAATAAATTATTCAGGAATAACAATTGAGAATAACTTCTTTTCCTTATCACAATCTCTTTTATTCAATCAAGTTCGTTACGCTTGACCAGCGTCATTACACGCATCTTGTATTTTCATACAAGGATAGACTATATCTTCACCCGTATTAATACGGGGCACACCACTTCGATAGACTCCTACCTACTGCCATTTGGCATAGTCGTTGAACCTTCCTCTGTTCAAGGCTTGGCTGCTGATTGCCTATTGTAAAAGCACTTAGGAATTAACCATATGCCATCTAATCAATTTTTTCTACTTTCGTTACCTTCGTGCTTAGATATATTTCATTCTTACACTTTGGTTTAATTAGCTTTAAGGGTTTCCAGCAATTCAATGTGTTATATTTAGAGCAGCTTACGCTGCAATGGAGCTATGTAAGGTTAACTCCTGCATCGCTCTCATAGAGAACGGGTGAGTTGAATCCGTTGCAATGCCTAAAATTTTCAACTCAAAAATTTTTGTTCACATAAGTTCGTTAATCTTATGCGGTCTCATAAGACTCCTTATATTTTCATATAAGAGCAGGCTATATCATCATCCACATTCAGTGGAGCCACTCGTTTCGGTATACTTATACCTACTCTCCTTAAGGGAGATAGCCGTCGAACAGTACTCTTTTCAAGTATATGCTGCTGAAGACCCATTGTGATAGCACTTAGGATTTAACCATATGCCATCTAACTAATTTTTTCTACTTTCGTAACATTCACGTATAGACATATTTCATTCTTGCGTTGTAGTTTAGTTAGCTTTAGGGATTGTCAGCAATTGATGTGGTATTGGGTGTTTATCACCACTACATACAAATTACTTTATATGCGGAGCATTGTTTGTAAAAATCAAATTTTACTCCAGTCAAAATCAGGACTCAGTTTTGCGTTCGGGAAAATTAAATAAGCGTATATCAGATTAGTCTGGTCACAAACCAAATTTTTATTGCAAATAAATTCGTTAGATTTATTCTTCTGTATGTTTCCATACAGTTTAGACTATATCATAATCTTACATTTTGGTGTAAGATTCCCACCATTTCGAGGCACTTGCCCCTACGTTACTTGTTTACACCCTATCCATTTATAAGGTTTACTTTCACTAGTCGTTAGGCTTTTATTATTTCTATAAAAAAATAAATTTAGCACGGTAAGTCGCCCTCGTCTTTACGTTAGGGTTTTCTCCGTTTAAGTGGGTTTTGTTAAGCACATTACTGTGCAAGCCGACATTTGACCAGATGTTTATCGGCACCAAGAATCTCCATAATGAACTTGCAGCCCACAGGGAAATTCATTGCGGAGTTGGCTACTTCTACTGCACCATTACCAGCAGAGCCATCCGCTTCATAATCGTACATGAAGAAAATCTGATCGCCTTCCTTGTAACCATTTTCACCATTTACAATAGTAACGGTGGTTCCAGAAATAGCAATCTTCTTGTCTGCGGCGGTAGTGTCAGTTACAATTTTTGCGCCGAGCGTACCATCACCATTAAGCACATATGCCTTCGGAGTAGTACCAGCCTTCGGCGTATGGCTAAGAGTATAAGTTGTTCCAGTACCAACATCGATTGTTTGGAAGCAAGGAGCTTCAATCTTTGCAGTAGTAGAAGCAAGCTTCTTTGTTGTACCAGCCTGCGTTGCAAGCAGGTTCATCCGTTATATTTAAATATAGACGCTACTCTATATTTGAGCACAAGGCTCCTCTAACTTTCATTAGAGCGTAGACTATATCTTTACCCAATATGGGTACGAACCATTTCGAGCATCAATCACTTATGCCCTACTGCCATTTGGCATAGTCGTTGAACATTCTTTTATTCAAAGCTTTGCTGCTGATTGCCCATTATTACAAACACTTAGGCTTTAACCATATGTCATTCCATATATTTTTTCTGCTTTCGCAACATTCACACCTGAATATTTTTCAATTCTATGTTGTAGTTATATGAACTTTAGGGGTTTTCAGCAATTAAATTCGCATTTTTCATGCACATTACTGTACACGTTGACTATTTTATTAATCAAACAGAGCATTTTCTGCAGAAAATTCGGCGTTCTTCGCTCTATAGAACGTTGCACATTTTTATTCATATAAGATCGCTACTTCTTATATCGTCGATCAAAACTGCTATATATTAAAACTGCTATATATTACTATATAGATTAGACTATTTCATATTCTTATATTGCTTTATCCTTTATAAGAACCCTATCATTTCCACTCGCTTGAGTGTACTCTACTCACTTCTTTATATTGTATTTCTCAATATAAATGTTTTCGATAGTCGTTAGAGACAATTGATTATAAAATCAATCTTCCTACGAGATTGTCCAATATGGAGTTTCCTCGTTTAGATAGGTTTTTCAAAATACATTTCTGTATTAAGCCACAAATTTTATGGGAACATTCAGAGCATCTACTGCGTCAGTAGACTCAGACGAGCAACTCAGAGACGGATTGGTAATCTGATTGATAGAAAAAAGAACGTCACCTGCATTAATTCCCAGCTTTGCATTATCGCCCTGGGAGACGGCGATACCGCGTACTACGCGCAATTCATTACACAGCGAGGTCGTTAATCTCGTTATGATTTGTTGTTTCCTCGACATATTTCCAATGAAGTCTTTCTCCCGTTACAGGATGTTTTCCGGCAGATTTTTGTCTTCCATGTAAACACGAAATAATTCCGGAAGCACTCTTCAACCCACACCATTGTTGGGCTAAAACAATTGCTTCAAAAATTTCTCCAGTTTCTAAACACATAACACTACAAGTATGTGATGCATCTCCACCAAACTTTCCAAAAAATGGATGATTTTCACCACTTATTTTTTCAGAAATTTTATTCCTTGTATTTTCTGAATGATGTTTGCCGAACATAGGATTATTTTCACCCAGCATAATATCAATATGTTTTTGAATTGTTATATCAGATAAGTTTTCACCTTTCTTTGATATTCTAATTTTATTTTTTGTTTCCTCAGACCTTTTTAAGCCAATGCCACCTTTGCTAATCTTTTCTTTGTGTTCGTTTGACAGTTTTTTACCAGTTTGGCTTCTTCTAATGTTTTCTATGGCTTCCGGAGTTCTTTTCCCGCTATCTCCTCCAAATGTATGATTATATCCAAAAATAGGGTCGTAAGATTTATGTTCTTTTATATACATTTGTTCTAATTCGTTTAATTGATTTTCTACACACTCAGATAAGATATTAAATACAAAATTTTCTTCTCCATATTTATTCCACGCATTTTGTAAATGAGAGTTACAATGCTCATTATTATTTAGTTCCGTCCTATGTCTATTCCACCGTTTTTTAATGTTAACACTTTGTCCAATATATTTCTTCCCATTTGTTTTATTCACAATTTCATAAATCCCACAAATTACTTCTTTCATTGGAATATGCCTCCTTTCATAACAAATTTTCTTATATTTTCATACAAGTTTAGACTATATCATTCATCATAATTATTTTGTTTTGTATTTATACCACACTAAACTCAATAAATCAATATGTGATATTTATTATTTACAAATTGTTTACAAAATAACCTTAGATGGCTCACACTTCGGGCACTTGCCCTAACGGCATTTCAACCGATAGTCGTTGAACACATCCCTCATCAGGATTTAGCTGCTGATTTCCCAATCTTTATACTTTTTAAAGCATTGTGCATTTAGATATATCTCAACCTTCTGTTTTAGCAATAAAGCTCTAAGGGGGTTCCAGCAATTCGAGAGCATACATTATGTTGTTTCCAAACATAACGGACCAAGTGGGTACGCACCACATTAATCGATAACAAAATTATTAAGATCAAAAGCCATAATATTTTCCTCCTTAAGAAAATAAAATAAAATATTTTTTATTAATAAAGAGGACATCCCCCTTTATTTTCAATAACGAGAAAGTTTTACGTGATTCCACAGCACAAATTATTTTTCAATTGGACGAGTCCAATCAAAATTTTTTTTAGGTATTTTTGAAGTGTCTACCATACCACTATAGCTACCTTGTAACAATGCATCAGATTGTACTATTATACTTAATCTTGATACGTCGTCCATAAACTCAAACAAACCCATATTTTTAACATAGTCTAAAGTATATCCCATTCTGCATTTTACTGCCGACACTAAAGGTCTCAAAAAAGATTTATACTCTTGACTTTGTTGATACTTTAATCTTTGTCTATCCTCATCAATCATAAATTTTTTGGTGAATTCATTTGCTGCCTTTTCAACTTTTTTAGTTAAATTATGAGCAGAACATAAATAAGAGCTTATTTTACCATATGCTAATTCATCAATAACCGCACCAGTGTCTGGATTACGTAATACCACAGTATCGTTTTGACAATTTTCATATGGACGCATTGTTTGAAAATCAAATTCGCCAAACAATATATATGTTTTTTCTTTAGACAAAGTTGGCGCTAACATCATAAATAATTGAAAATCAGTAATTTGTGTCCAATCAAGCCCCATATCCCAAAGCTGAGATTTCATTTCAGACGGGATGGCTGTAATAGTTTGTAACATAGAATAATATTGTCTTTCACCATATTTAACAAGTTCACCAATCGTTGGAATTGTTATTGTGATATACTTATTTACAACGTATGGCTCTCCAAAATATAATGAAAGTTCATCGGCTATTAGTAAATTCTTGTCTTCCAACTAAATTACCCCCTTAAGGGACTTCTATTTACCACACTATCACTTCTATCAACTATAGATTGTTTTTCATACAAATTTGTTTTAAATGGCTTAATGGAGTTCGGAGTTATCATTTCAAACTGCAATGTTCTCGTACAATAATCCGTATCTGTTACACCTTCACGATTATATATCAAATTTAATTGTGTTCCCAAAATATTTGACAAATGAAAAACGTCACGTACTAAATATGCTAACAAATCATGTCTGTCAGCTCCATATTTGGTTTTAATCAAATCTTTATGTACAAAAATCACAACCCTGAGAATTTGTGACTTCATTGCACGATTTGTTTGTGATATTTCAGTATCATCAAGCATATAAGTTATAAAACTTTTTGATTCATCCTGCGTACCAGGAACACGAATAAATGGATATATATTTTGATACATAGCTTCTTCAGGGCAAGTTGGATCAATATTAGGATTATCTAAAATTTCAATAATATCAGGGTCATTGAAAAGTAATTCACCAATAGTACGTTTTTTACGTATAATATCGTCGTCAATATTTTGAATATCTCTAATCATCCAACCACCTCAATTTTAATTTCACCAGCGCTTCCATCAGAACCAGTCGCTTTAATAATAAGCACTTTACCTATAAGATTGTAATTTCGTGCTATTTTAAGCTTCATCTGGTTATCAGCATATTTAATGGTATAGTTTGTGTCTTCACTGACATCACCATTTTCGTCACTGATTGCCCACTTTGAAACTGTTGTTGTTTCGTTACGAAATACTGGTGTAAATGTTTTATAATTGCCGCCCACTTTTATTTCCGGCTTGGTTCCAGAGTATGTGATGATGATAGCTGGATGTTTAATATCAACTTGTTGGTCTGGAGTTATTGGTTCTATTTGACTAGAATAATAATTACAAATGCCAAGTTCCGCATTATCATGGGTTACGTCGAAGGTTTCCTGTGTAAATTTAAATGTTGTAAGACCATGCGGTTGTGTATCTTCTCTGTTTTATTACTCAATTAACTCGCTATGTTAGTTGAGATATTATTTATATTATTATTGCAATATTTTGAAAGATAAATGTCATGTTTCCGTTTTAAATATAAATTAGCATCTTTATAAATATAATCAAAAAATACTTTACATAAATGTTTTTTAGTAATCATCAGTGTCCTTGTAGGTTTTTCTTCACCATTAGAAATGTACATATGAGATTCGATTCCTAAATTTTCTAATAATATTTTTTGTACATAACTACAAAAAAATTCAGTACTAATAATCGACATATTATATTTATAATCACTTTTTGAAATATGTCCATCTCCATCAAAAAAACCACGAATGAAATGTGGATATAAACTTTTGTCTAACCATTCTGGAAATTCTAATATCAAGCTCTTTGCTCCTACCAATCCAAACGATTCTAGTACATTAGAAGTGTGCGGACTAGTAAAACACAACTGATAACAATCTTTCCATTTTTGGTTTCTTGCACTATTATTTACAAAACGTAATGGTTTATTATTATCAATTAAGATATTTATAGATTCCAAAATATGTTTATCTTCTTCTTGGAGAGTTATAGATATAGTATTTTTTTTAACATTGTGATATCCGTCAGAATACAATAAGCCCAAAATATATGCTTTATCTTGATTGTCTATTGCATCAAAATAATGTTCATTAAAGGTATATTTTGTATGTCTTAATTGAATACCCCAAATATGTAACCATCGTCTCATACTTTCATCTGACATACCATACATTTCTCCAAGTTCATATGATGTCTTCCCATCGTAATACAACTGTTTTATTTTTTCAATTTCATCGTTAGAAAACCTACAGGGCTTATCTTTGCGAGATATATTATGTTTTTTTAAAATTTCTTTAATAGTATCTCTACAAACGTTATATTTTTCTGCTATTTTTGGTTGCGTCCAACCTTGCTTATATAAATAAACAACATTACTATATTCGCTTTCTGAAATTTTTGCATTTCCCATAACAGTTTCCTTCTAAAAAAAATTACATTATAAAAAACACTGGTAACTGTGTGCTATGAACACAACAAAACGGTGGCCAAACCGCTGTCCCAGTGGTTTTACCAAAATAATATAAATAATTTTTCTTGTACTTTCATACAAGCATAGACTATATCATTCACCATAATCATTTTGTACTGTAATGACGTTAGGTGTCCTTCACTTCGGGGCGCTTGCCCCTACGGGTGTTTCAACCCATAGCCGTTGAGGGTGAACCTCGTCAGTTCTTCCCTGCTGATTGCCTAATCTATTTACTTTTCATACCATCATATAAAACATATCTCATTCCTATATTGTGGCAAAATAGCTCTAAAGGGTTTCCAGCATATTCGAAGGAATACACTATACCGTTTCCAAATATAGCGGACTGTCTTAATGCTATTCACATTAAGCAATCTTAGACACTTGATACACAATCGGTGGATATCTTTTTGGATCAGAAATTATCAATCTCTGGTTATATCCAATTTTTACGGTATCTGAATTTGTTGGGACGATAGCGGCGCTAACATTATCTACAAAAGTCAATCTGTCGCCATCCCACGCCTATAATACCCTTGCTTTCGCAATATTTTAAAGGGAGTAGACTATACCTTCGGCTAATACCGTCAGCATGGTAGTCGTTGGGCGTTATTCTCATAGAGAAGCTTCGCTGCGTTTGATTGCCCAATCCTTGTCGATTTTACCATACCAATTCCGTTACTAATTGCCATTATTATGTCGCCACAATAATTTGGTTGACAAGGCTCTAAGGGGGTTCCCGCATTTTGCTGATTTATAGTGAACCATTTATTCAAAAAATCCACTGTTGTAACTTTGCTGAATTCTCTGTACTCCAAGCACAGAATAAATTCTACCGTCAGATATCCATTTAAAAGTATAGTTTGTCTCAAGAACTTGGTATTGTCTAAACATCGGTCTGTCATCTTCGTGTACTAATAACCACCAAGTCCATTCACCATCTTCATTTTCCATATATACATAACTCCCGATACCAATGTCTGAATGCCTTTTTTCTTCGCCATGACGAAATTGCATCCAGTACGCTGGTTCATCAGAAGTTATATTAGCATATGTCTTCACACTAAATTTACAATCAATTAACTCATTTTCTTCGGTAACTTTTGGCAAGCCACTATCAACTCTAACCACATACACTTTTCGCGCATTCGGATCTCTATCCCATGTTTGTTCTACAACCATATTGGACTGTTTTCGTAACATATCACCAGTGCTTCTACCACGAACAGCCATACGGTTTTTATATGACTCAAACATTGGAATCACCACCCTTCAGCCTGTCTACTAAATTTATAGCATCAAGAATACATTTACGAAATTGAGCTGGCTCTCTACGAGCTGTTTCAAGATTGCTTACAATTGTAAGTACCTCTGGCTGGAAATGAAATAATTGGTTGCTCCCCATAATTTCATTAATGCAAGTTTGAATTGTTGCATCTAAAAAAGGACTATCGTCTTCTTTTAAATAAAGGCAATTCAAAATCATACCATAAAAGTGGCGTTTTTGTTTTTCAATTTGATTCAATGGGATGTTTTCATAATTTTCTTTCATATTAGCACCCCTTAATCAAAATAGTCGCTATTTGCATAAGTGTAATCTCGTGAAAGCTGTTGTGCCTCCAAGCGCCATTTATCATCAAGAGCTTGAAGTTCTTTAAGATGTGCTGCTTGTGAAAAGTATGTCGTTTCCTTGCCGGAGAATACTTGTAAAGTCAACGTAACACTGTTCAACTGCTGGCTTACCCATTCACGGCACATAAGAATCGCGAGTATCTCTAACTCTAAATCAGACATATCAAAATTAAATTGCCTCAACTCATCATCTCTATCCGACATGTCGTGCTCACATTTTCGATATTTAGCAATTGCGCTCAACATCCATCCGTAAAGCGTATCACCAATATCATCATCTGAAAGCATAGCGAGCGTTGGGTCTTCAATTTTGCTTAAACATCTATTGTATAATGTCTCATAAGAGGTCATTTATAACACACCTCCTACAATCAAATCATCATTTTGAGTTCCGTACCAAGAATTTCATCAATTGCTTTGATAGTTCTTAAATCATATAAAGTCCCATCTTGAATCATTGCATATGCCATATTTTGGACAGTAGACTTCATGCTGTTTGGAAGTTTCTTCAACTGAGCCACAAAGTTTCTATGCGGCAGTTTAAACATTTCCTTTAAGTCAATTTGTCTTGTTTGCTCATAAAGGTCTCCGAGGTCATCCTTCCATTCCTCGCAAATATCTTCGTCCTCAATAATAATCATCGGATCAAACAGATATCTAGAATGAAGAGCCCTCCAAGAAACAAGGTCTTGATATTCTACTTCACGAATATCACCTTCATTTGCCCAACTATATGGCATATGAGTTTTAGGTCCAATTAATCTAAGTTCGCCAAAACGAACGCTTCTACAAAGAATAAGTTCATTTGGGTCATGCTTGGGCTTATTGACCTTTCTTGATACGCGCTCTGCAGTTTCATCTGCAGTTACACTTTCGACATTTTCCTCAATATCATCTGTTATTTTTTTTGTATTTGCCATAAATTTTTTCTCCTTTTTTTCCATATGTTAATAGAACTAATTATTAATTATACAATTTCCCATACACCAAATACTGTATTAAGAATTATATTGATACCCATCTTATATAAAACTTCATATTCATACGACATATCTCTATTGGTATCCTTATCAGTTACCTGAGAAATCTGGGTTTCACCATAATTTACCACTTTGATAAACTTATTTGCTACACTTGTAGGAATAACATAAAGTCTATCAGTGTCAAGCATATAATCAACAGAAGCACTATTGATACCAGCGCCTCTCTTCAGACCCTGACCAATTTCTGCGACAGCAAATCCCTCCCAATTGCCAAGGATGCCGCCATTTCGATAGTACTCTTCCTTAATAGATTCAGGAGCCCAATTTACATCCGCCATAGCAGTAAGAGAAGAAAGTGCGGAACGAGCACCAAAAATTGTAACCTCAGAGCCAGTTGCCATAGAGATATCCTGACAAAGCTTTACAAGAGTAGACTTGTTTGCCGCTTCAAGAGCACCAGACTTAACCCAGTTTGCACCAAGGTTGTCTTTTGCACCCCTAAGAGCAGCATAAAGAGCGTCGTAAAGGTAACGATTGATTGCATCTGCTACCTTCATAACAAAAGCAGCCCAATCTTCGGCGCCAGTCATAACTCTTTCAAAATCTGCGTAAATTTTCAGTCCGTACCACTCTCCCGCTACAGAGAAGTGACGTCCTGCTCCTAAACGCTGTCTAATCCTTTATTTTTTAGCATATATTATTTTCCAAATTCAATGTTTCTTCGTTTACAAATTCCCAATGATAACCGCCGCAAGTTTTTCGTTCGCCTTTGCAACATTTTAAAATGCCACTGCTATCTAAAAATAGTTTTTTTGCCGCATCAGTAGCATCTTCGAAGATTTTATCTAACTCTGCGCAGTAAACTTTGTTACGGTTTCTTCTGCTTGATGGTCTTCCTGTTGCTGCCTGTCTCATTTTTTCAATAGCACTTGCAGTATGACGTCTTCCAAACATAGGATGATTTTCCCCATATGTATAATTGTGGTTTTCACTAATTTTAAGTCGAGTTTCATCAGATACTTTATGTCCTTTTAATTTTGCACTAACATTTTTCCCATGAATCTTTGAAAAAGCCTGTTTCGCTTCCTCATATTCTTCTGGGGACAATTCGTATCTATCTTGATTTTCGTCTTTTACAAAAGCCATCATATGCCAGGCATAAATAAGTTTATCGTTATTGGGATTTTCAATTGCAAGAAGTTTATGTGCAATAAAATGTTCGTGAGCATAAAGATCAATAAGATTATTTTCATCATCGTTTCCATTTAAACACTTTGGAATTATATGATGCCTTTCGTGATATTGATATCCACAATTAAACCTTCCTCTTGTTTCTAAAATATTATTAATAAATTTAGTATAAGTTGCCATATGCCCACCTACAATTATTTTGGGATGTATTATTTTTAATTTGGAAAATAAATTTATAGGGACGCTACTCCCCACCGAGGCTTACGCCTCCCCAATCTTTCGATTCGGGAAAAGACTATATCTTCGTCCCAAATGGGACGCACACCATTTCGAACTGTCAATCACTTACAATTCTACGAGCTTACACTCTAGTCGTTGAACTTTGCCTTTCGGCCTTAGCTGCTGATTGTCCATTTATAAATACTTAGGGGTTAGCCTTATACAATCTAATCAATTTTTTCTGCTTTCGCCACATTCACGCCTATATCATTTAAGATATTACATTGTAGTTTGATTAGCTTTAGGATTTTCCAGCAATTAAATGTGTATTTTAACATACAAATTACTTTGTACGAACACTATTAGAAAACAATGTTATGGTGATTTCCTGAAACCTTACTTACGCTCAGAATAGAATCATCATCTACGTAAAAATCATTCTCATCACCTAATGCGAGATTCTTGGTTTCAACAAACTGCATAAAGAAAGGATTCTCCATCCAGCCAGTAACAATCATCTCTTCGATGGTTTCCTCAATAAGAGTAAACACTAAATCTTTGTTTGCACGAATAGCACGTCTAACAGCCTGCGGTCTGTCAGTAGGCTCAACACCCAGTGCGGCTCTAAACTTCTCAACAATTTTCTGGTTTGCTTCCTTAGCAGAATACTCCTTTACTTCACCACGAACAGTGTCAAGCAGCAGTTCACCGAAGCCAACAAACTTTTCATTATCATTATCAAATGCATTCTGAACAGTTGTATTAAACATCATTAAATTTTTCATAATTCATTTCCTCCCTTCGTCAAATTACGCAGCTGTATAACCAGTAGCTTCAGCCCAAGAGACAGTCTGACCAACTGTGGGAGCAGTACCGCCAAAAGCATCAACAGACACAGTAAATACATCATGCTTCTTCATAGGATACATTCTGACTCTGTCGCCCTTTGCATTATAATAATTGTATGCCTCCTGATAAATCTTCAGAAAATCGTTAGGCATAGTTTCCGGGTTATGCACAAAATATGCATCGCAATCCTTAGTGAGTTCATATCTGACCATGGTCTGATTAGAATTATGAACAATTTCAATCACCTTTGCCTCAAAATCGCCAGCGAACGCACCAACAGTGTAGTATTCGCCTTCCTTGTAGTCGCCAACAGCGACAAGCTCGCCATTATCTCTGTCCTTATCCATCTCTCCAGAGAGAATATGGCCATCACCATAAACAGCAGAAACTCTTGAAATTTCTGCGACCCAGTGCTTATTCATAAGATCCTGTGCCATAATTTTTGTCCTCCTAATTTAAATGTTGTTATTTTGTAATATTTAAAAAGCATATAACACATGCTCTCTTTTTAATTATTTTGTACTGTTATTACTTGGAAAAAAGATTTCCATATGGAGACTTAGGTTCCTTGTCATTGTTTTTACAATTAAATTCAAGAACCTTTGGCTTTTTAGCATTATCACTTTTAATGCTAAACTCACCAGTTTTGATTACATAATCAGCAAAAACTGCCTTTACCTTACTTTCGACTTCATCAACACTATATTTTCCAGCATCGGCAATAACTGCCTTAAATGCATCCTCGTCAGCAAGAGCGGCATACTCATCTCTTGCGAAAATAGCGTCCTTTTGTGCTTTTACCTGAGCTGCATCATAGTTATCTTTAAATGCCTGGAGTTCATTGTATTTAGTCTCAAGGGCAGCATAGTCTTCTCTCATTTTTTCAATAGCAAGCTTTTCCGATTCCGTAAGAATCATTTTAAACACTTCCTGTCTATCACCACTGAGAGAAACATTGTCTCCATCAACAGCATATGACTGCTTATAAAGTTTATTGCCATCCCAATTTTCGAAGACAAAGTAGTTATCAAATACATTTGTGATCCAATACCACTCATCATCTTCCTGTTCATATGCATTAAGCAATGTATATAATGCACCACGGATATCTTCGTGTGAAATCTCAAAAGAAACTGTCATATTGCCATCTTCGCCAACAGAGTAAGTCTTCTTATGCGCAAATTCCGATGAAGACACCTCGCCATCGTCATTTTCAGAAGTAGAAACATTTTCCGTCTCCTCGTTAACACTTGAATCATCGCCCGTTGATATATTATCTTCGAAAGCATCTTTGAATTTTACCTCAAGTTCTTCGTCAGACAATCCTTCAATTTCAAAAGTAATATCTCCAGCAGTTACATTATATTGTTGTAGAAGTTCTTCAAATTTTCCCATCTTATCACATCCTTTCTCTTTAGAATTATTATTGAAATTAGATAAAGTTGTATTAAGTTTATCTAATATCTCAATCATTTTATCTTGATAATTAGTTGCAAACATACTGTTATGTTTTGCACTAAAATCATCAATAGTTATCTTACTGCCAGCCATACCTTCCTGTATTTCTGTAGTTCCATCTTGTTGATAACCAAGTATAGTTACACCTGTAAAATGAAATTTATCAATAGAAAGATAATCTTCTGCAACATTATAGCTCATTTCCTCAACAGCAATTTCAACCGAACACTTACATGTTCTGTGTCTCTCAAGAATTTCTGCCGCCTTGGAATAATCTGAAAAAATTGTACCTTCAACCATCAAATAATTTTTCTTGGCATTATCATCAAATTCAAGATAAGGGGTTGCTATCTGAGAAATGACTCCTATTGGCTGTTCTATGTAATGAATATCTGCTTCACCATTATCGTCTTCGACAATCTCCATATCGTGTGCACGAAATTCATACTCTCCAGTATCAGTTTTATAAATTGCACCAAGAATTGGTCTTCCTTTGAATGAATCTTTATACAGCTCCATTGTTTCGTCTGTGATACCAGATTGGTTGCGATTTTTTCCAGTATGACAAGATTTTAACTTAACAGTCATCAGACCGTCGGTGTTATTTGTAGCCTCAAATGTTCCAAAAGATTGTACAATTAAAGGAGCACCTTGTTCTATAGAGCTAAATTTTTCAAAATGATTTGTTTTACAAAAAGTATACAAATCATCTATTGTATAAAACCTTCTCATTTTACTCATCCTCCTTTCATGTAAATTTTATATGTAAATCCTCAAAAAAGGATGTTACAGTAAAATGTTAATTATCAATAGCATATTTCCATTATTTTGTATTGTTACAAACTAAGTTTATTGTCATATACAATCTTTTTTTCATCTACCGTATCAAAATTGAAATTCTCAGGTACATCATTTAAAAATGTATATACATTTCCAATTTGAGAAATAAGTTTAAAGCCTTCAGAAAGAAGTTTGTTTGCTGTTTTTTCATCTGTAGTCTTTATAAACTTCTTAGTCATCGGAGTGCCCTCCATATAATTTATTTTATATTCTTTTATTTGTGATTAGTGTCTTTATCTCGACTTGCTTCTCCCTCATCAGTCAATTCCGTTTCATCTTTCATTGGTGCTCCTTCGCCATCTGAAGGATTACCACTTTGAACTGCAGAAGATACAAGTGGATTGTTCCATCTATTAATTGACAATCCGAGCAACTGTCTCTCAAGAAAATCATAACCATATTGCGCTTGCGGATTCACATTCATCATAGACGCTAATTTAGTTTTCAACGGAAGTCCAAAACCTGCTAATTTGGTATACTTTTCAATTTCATCATTCATAAAATATGAAGAAATATCAGAATACTCTACATTTACAATTTCATTATTATGATTGTACTTTAAATAAAATTTTAACCAAGCATTTAACTGTGCTGTTGGTGCCATTGCATCTTCACATTCTACTTTCATTGCCAATTTGAAAGCAGTACTATTGGTTATCTTATTAGAGTTCATAATAATAGAACCGTTACTTTCAATAACATTTGAGTATGCCTTACTAAGTACGTTACTATCACTTGCGTCATTATCCTTAAATTCAATAGTATCTAAATCTAAAGGAGAAAGTGCATATGCTACGTTATCTGGTAACGCAGCATCTATCTTCTTCATAAATGCTAGTGCCAAATCCAAATCTACTGAAAAATCATCTGGAGATTTTGTACCACTGATTGTATCAAGCTTCCCCCAGACCATTTTATAATTTTGCAAAGAATCAATCTCGTCCTGAGCAGCTTGTAAGTCTGTTAAAGAGATAATTTGTTCAAGCAACCCAGACAACGGAGGAATCGCATAATCTAAATTATCAGTATCTACCTTTAAACAAATAGTCCTTTCAATAGGAAGTTGTTTCCATTTAATATTGTCATTTTGATATTCTTTATATAATTTATCAAATTCTTTGTCATAATATTCTAATTGCTCAGTATGACTATTAAAATAAGTCACATCAAACAAAAACCCAAGAACTCCATTGTCATAAGACGCACATGATATTTTACAATAGTCTGGATCTAGTACATGAATATAAAAAGACCCGTCAGATTCAGGATTTCCGTAAATATATCCAAAAACAACACCATTTTTCCATAAACTAAGCATCAGTTTGTATATTTGAGTTTCCATGTGCATGTTCGTTACAATATTAACAACTCTTTCATATTCTTTAAGAATAGCTTCGTCGTCATTATTTTCAATCATATTTACTACTGGATATGCCGTCCATGTTTTACAATTAATTTGGTGTGCCTTATAATTGATCATTCTTCTGTATACATGTGATACAGTATACAAATAATTACTTAATTTTCGTAAATTTTTATTATTTGCGTCTGTGGCGGGATTGCGTAAATATGTCCTAAGAGATTCTCTGCTATATGTGCTTGTATTCCTGCTGGGTGGTTTTTCTGGATCAAAAAACTGCAAAGCGTTTTTTAATTCTGCGGCAAATGCAGCTCTTTTATCTTTTTCTTCTTCTTCAAGTGAATGAATTTGTTTATTTGTATCCATATTTTGCATTCACCGTCCTTTCTATCCAAATATTTTTTCAGTATGTTTTCCTGCAGAAACTGCCAATTTTGAAAGCAGCTCCTGGGGATTATTTTTTTTTCTTGTTACTAAACTTTCACGACGTAATTGTTGCAATACCCATGCTCCCATTGCTGCAACATAGGCGCGGTCGTCGTTTAATTTATTTGC